TTCAGCCTCAAGTGCTTCTTTAGCTTTTTCAGCCTCATCATTTGATCCATATGGAGTGAACTCAATTGATCCTTTTGGGAATAGGACTAAATCTTTTCCTTCTGTGAATTCAACGACTGTCGTCTTCCCTTTTGGGATAGATGTCGGTACTGTATTGATCTTTAAGATCACAGTATGTTCTAGTAAGTTTTTCGCATTATATTTTGGTACAATCACTTTGTTCTCCTTGTGTTTTGAGATATAATTACTTATATTTAATTGCATTGCAAAGCACAAGAGTAGGAAAATCCTACTCATTGTCACCATTAATCCTTACGGATTAATGATAGTGATTTTTGTGATTAGTGTTGGAACTGGAGCAACCATTCCGGCTTGTAGAGCAACACCTTTTTGGTTACGAAGTGGATTGTGATCAATCCCACCGTCTGTCATATTCGTTACGAATAATGGAAGATAAGGTGCATAAACAACAGATGTGTCAAACATACTTGTTCCCTTAGAGATAAGGATAATCTCGTTTGCAGGAATAACACTTGTACGAATAACTGGTTTACCATCAAGTGTACCATAGAAATGTGTCCCAAGAACAGCATTTAAATCACCAGCAGTTTTGAATCCTGGCATTGTGCGCATGATTGAACAAGCTTTGTGACCAGCAACCATTGCAGTAGCTCCACCAGAACGACCAGCATTAGCTAACATTACAGACTCAGACTCAGCAAGTGCGTCGAAGAAAGTTAGTTTGTGCTCAGTGTATGAGTAAGAAGCATCAGCTGGAACCGCTTTATCCCAGTTTGTATTTCCAGTAGCAGCAAGATAAGCTTGCATAACAACACCAGAAGCAACTTCAGTTGTAAGTTCTTGAGTAAGATCTTTTGCCATAGTTTCTTCAACATTGATTCCAAATCTTTTACCAAGACTGAAAGACTTGAATAAACCGATATCAGAACGAAGTGCGAATGTACGAGCACGAACACCAATTGAATCGAATTCAGAACGGATTGTAGGAATCTCATTCATTACTTCGAAGTTAGTAGCATAAGATACAAGAACCTTAACACCATCAGCAGGAGCATCTACAAAGTTAATTGTAACAGCACCAGTAACATAATCAACTGTACCTTGACCACCAAGACCAATTAAGTTACCTTGACCATCGTCGATAAGCTTAACAGCTCCACCGTCATCAAGAGTTACTTCAACATTACGAGCACGAACTGGGGCATAGTTTACTGTGAAACTTGCAGCCTTTTCAGTACCATCACCAACAACACCACTTTCTTCACCGTAAACTTCTTCACCAGAAAATGCTTGAGGTCTTTTAACACGACCGTTTGCAACATTAGTAAGAGTATCACCTTTTGAGATGTTACCACGAGTTGTTGAAGCTACTACATTTTTGAAGTAGATTGTACCTTGCTCTTCTTGTAGAGGTTGGATTGATGCAAATAATGCAATAGGACTTTGAGCAGATGATGCAGTAATTACATCAAGAGCGATATTTGGAAGAACACCAAGATCACCTTTTGAACCATTTGCTTCAGTGAATGCTTGAAAATCTTCATAATTTTCTAGTTGTTGACCAAGTGCGAATAAATCTTCGTTAGTTACTCCACGAGTACCAGCCACATTTGATTTAGCTTCGAAAAATTCCATGTGATCACGGTATGCTTCGAAATATTGTTCTACCTTGTCGTTCATTTTAGTATGAGTCATTTTAACTCTCCTTGTTTTATTTTTTTGTTTTAAGTCGTAGAATCTAAGGCATTCTTTGCTACCCAAAATCGTTCTTACCTGTTATAGTTAATTTTATTTAAGCCTCAAACCTTGCCTTTTTTAAGAGATAAGGCTTTCCAGGCGAGAAGTAGCTTCTCTTTGTCGCTTTTTAGGCTCATATTGGGGAACTTCTTCCTTAATAGGCTTATTTTTTCGTTGCATTTTAACTTGTTTCTTCAGAGCAGACTCTCTTTCAGCCTTTCCTTTGAAGTTTTCAAAGATCGTAGCAACGATCTTTTTGTCTAATCTATACACACTAGACTCACAAGCGATTTGAGCTTCAAGTTTAGCTTTTTCAGCTGATGCAACTTTAGCAACCATCTTAGAAACTTTCGCCTCGTGGACGGATACCGTATTTTCAGCAGTTGCTAGACTTTCTTGTAGTTCTTTAATAGTAGCTTTATTTTCAATAAGAGCTTCTTTCGCAAAACCATTGTTTTCTGATATAGTTTCTTTAAGGCTTTCGACCTCAGCTGATAATTCCTCAACTAATTCCTCTTGTCCCTCACTCATGTCAGATATTTCAGAACGAGCATTCTCAACTTCTTCTAACAATCGCTTATTTTCTTCAGTCAGAGTTACAAGTTTTTCAGTAATCGCCTTTGGAGTCACGGAAACTTCTTTCTCAATTACAACTTCTTTCTCAACTTCAACGATTTCAGTCTTCATAGGCTGTTCGGAAAGAACGATAGTAGCTTCACGGAGACGAGCATTTTGACCTTTTAATTCTAAGACAGTTGACTCAGCCTCAACTAATGCGAAATTCGTAGACTCTCTAAAAATTAGTGAAGCCATAACTTCGGCCAAGTTGTCATCAAATGACTCAATCTTTTCTTCATCAGTTTTTGTAGAACTAATTACTGCTATCACATTTTGAATATTATTACAAACAACGATGATAGATTCATCTAAAAGTTCTTCAGCTAAAATCTTTTCAACGATTGCAGACATGCTTTTCACATCTGCAATAGACATTTTGTTGTCTTTATCTAAGAATTCGATTAGTGCTTCATAGTGGGCTTCAAATTCAACAGAATAACGAACCAACTTTGTTAAAATTTCAACATAGCTTAGGAAAGTTGCGAGTAGCTTTTTGTTCACATCAACAACTTCTTCTTTGTCCGCTTCAGTATTCGTAGATACTGGAGCTTGTTCTTCACTGAGAATCTTGTTCTCAGCTACAACATTTTTAAGCATGTTGATGATGTCTGCTTTACTGAGATCTTCGATATCTTCAAAAAGGTCAGGAGCACCGTCCAAATCTTCATTGATAGAACCCATGTCTTCATGTAGTTGGCAAATTCCTTCAGAACATTTAATTTCAGATTTATCTTCCATTAACATGGCCATGTCTTCAGAGATACTTTCAACCAACTTCGGATTAGTTTGTAAAAATCCAGGCTGGATTACAAAGTCAATCGACTCAAGTTCAAAGTTCTTAGTGTCAAGAATCTTATATTCTTTACCACCCTTTCGTTTTGTCTCATTAGTGAAACCACCGAATGCACGAGTAGAAACATACATTTCTGACCCTGAACGAAGAATTGTATTTAGAATACGACCTGATGGTGTATCCATAATTTCGTATGTAGCGATTCCGTCACCAGTCTTTGGGTCAAGAGTGATATCAACTACTTTGTGTGACACTTTACCACTTTCTAGAAGTTCGTCAAGTGAATAGTCCTTCGGATGACCAATACAACCAAACATAAGACCACGAGAAATAGCCTCTTTTGTGTTGTTTACTTTCAGTGCATTTTCCCAAAGTTCTTTTGGATAGAAACGACCGTTTCTTGAATATCCGTCACTGAAAAATGATGGACCTTTGACTACTGCCAAAACTCCTTCTTTTAAACCGCCTTTCGCCTCTTGTATAACGAGTCCGCTAGATGGTATATTTTCAAATAATTCTTCCATATAAAACTCTCCTTAATTATTATTATTTAACGAACAATTTATCTATTGCTTCGTAGATTTCATTTCCTGGTGTACAATGGTTTGTAGCTTCAGCCAGTGAAACTTGTTCTACAAAGTCGATAGTATCGGAGTCATTACTGAACCCCTCTAATTCTCGCTTTGAATAAACATACATTTTAGGATCTTGAAAGAATTGGATGATGTCATTCAACAGCATATAATCTTCAACTGTAATTTCACCAGTACCATATGCCATTACTAATTTAGAGCGAAGTACATTAGCATCAACATGGAACATCTTTACAATGTCAATAAATTGTGACATTGCTTCTGGATCTGGTTCGTAAAAACCAAGTTCAAGGTTCAAGTGTGTTTCTATAGAGCTCAAACTTAAAAGTGCGTCATTTACTTGTGCCATAGTCAAAGTTTTTACCGCACTGTCTGAAACAATAGGATCTGACTCACGAGAATAGTAATATTGATACCCTACTGTCTCACGAAGTGCATTGAATCTGCCAAGAGCACGGTGAAACCGCTTCCCAGCAGTAGATGTATGCCATTTTGCAAGCCCCTTTTTAATAGAAGCCTTGTTATTTCGCCATTGGTCTTTTGATGTGCGCACTTTTTTAAGGTCTTTAACCTTTCCAACAAGTAGAAATCTTTTACGGACTTCTACTTCGTCAAGGCGAAGAATCTTATATTGCATTTCATCTGTTTTATTTTTGAATTTCATTAAAAATCATCTCCATCTTCATCAGGTTCTTTATATGTAAATAGGTTGAACCCAGCTACATTTTCAAATTGTTTGTTAATGAATGCAACATATTCTTTATAGTTTACATCAACATGTTCATTGTCATCAAAATCTTCAACGAAAGATTTGAAGTTGTCAATCATACTCACAGTAAGGTCAATGTATTCTAATTTCTCAAGGTCATCTGTGTTCAATACATTTAAGAATGTGACACGGATATCCTCTTTAAGATAGTTACTAAACCCATTATTTGTAAGATGGACAATCATCATTCGCTGAAGACCCTCTTTAATTGCAAATTGGATAGATTTCAACTTCTTAGTATAACGGATATGGTCTTTGATCACATCTGACTTCATGCCCTCTTCATCCATAATAGATGCCGGAATACCGATAGTCGTGAGGATCATTTTTCTAAGATCTGTAATCTTATCATTCATCTCGTCATAGTTGTTATCAGAGTTGAAGTCTTCGGCTTGTAAATCACCCTTATCGCCGAAGTTCGGGATAACCTTAACTTCACCCACCTTAGAAGAAACTTGCTTAATAATAGCATCTTCGGTGCGGTCAGACTGTTTGATTGTTAGTGATTTATTGATCATCTTTTCGAATGTTTGGGCGATCTTCTGTGCTTCAGCTGGTTTTGTTGTACTCGGAACATTTACCGAAACAAGCTTCGTGCTCAATGCATCATTGATAAACCCAATAGGCATAAGAGCCTCAAGGAATTTCAATTCTTTTATTAATCCATAAACTGGGTATAGAAGACTCTTCCCCATTCTAAGGTATGTAATCTTATCACTAATTCCGTCAATCTTAATTTTAAGTCGACTCGAAGGAAGTGAAAAATAGATCATTGATGTCGGTTGAACCGTTTCAATTGATTTATCACCAAGCTTTAAAATGTAACTCACATCTGAGTCACGGAATACTGGAAGTGCAGTAGTGATATCAACATCATCGTGGATATTGAAGATTCCTTTTGTAGAGTTTTCACTACTTTCACCGTTCACATCTAAACGAATGAAATATTCTCCATAATATAGTAGATCTGCCGCAAGGTCAATCACAAGTTTTTGTATATTGAACTCTTCAAGGAAATCACCAACTAATTGTGTGGCAGTCTTATCAACTGTCTTATCAGAAGCTAAGATGTCAATCTTAAAAGTTCTATTATCATTACCAGTAGGATTCAGAGCATCATCAAGAATTCTATCTACGATCATTTGTGAGAAGTAGAACTCTTTAATAGAATCGATATCTGCAATGATACCCTCTTTCGTGTTACTGATGTCAAAAAACTTCGTTAAAAGATGTTGGTTAATAGTGCTTTCTTTTGCCCCAGCCATTTGTTGCTGAGCCATGATTGCTGGATCCATTGACATAGTCCAGTTAAACATTTTATTGGTCAACTGCTTAAAATTTTTGTTTAATCCATCGAACATGAACTCTCCTTTATTGTCTTATCACCTTTATTTAAGTGTCAACTAAGTGACACTTACATATCGACGAATGTCGCTTCTGTTCCTTTTCCGAATACCTTTGAGGCGAAATCATCATCCGCTTCATCATCTATGAGGGCACTCAGCTCATCTATGAATTTAGAATCCGCATACGGTATATAATCCATTTTAGTCTGACATATATAAATCGCATTACAAACTGCATCCGCGATATCCTTAGAACCAACCGTTCCGTCTGGGAAGAAGTCAGGGTGATCCACTTTTTTTTCAGTCTCTTTAAGAAAAACAAGTTCCTGATATAAGATCTTATTGTAAGGCATAAAAAGTCTATTCTCTAGAATACCATTTCTAAGACCATAGTATGCATCTTTCTTTCTATCGACTGAATTCATAATTGTCTCAATACCTTGTTTAGCAAGTAGCTGGAGTGTATCTGTAGACTGGAAGCTATCCGAAACCACATATGTAATCCCAACACCCATATTCATGAGGTCTGTAATGAACTCACGGATTTGATAAAGTTGCAACTGCTTACCTTTTGGCGGTCTTATACCAACCGCAAAGTCAACCCAACATGTCATTTCCTGTAAATCACCAGCTCCAACCGCATCGTGTACATGAGCCATAGCCAACCCATATCTATCCCCAGCATAAGCAATATCTAGACCAATGACCTTTTGAGATCCTGGTTTGAATGAGTCAATTAAGTCTTTATTAAAGAAATCTATAAGTTTAGAGTCCTCATCGAGAATAATTTCATCAAGCTCGCATATACGAGATAGTTGAAGGCTTTTCTTAACCTTATCTTTGAAGGGAATAAATGTCCTAACATCAGAAACCGATAAACCGAGAACATCTCGAATACCAGCATACATTTCGTTTTCAAACTCTCCAAGGTGCTCAATCGGCACTTCAAAAATCTTCGTGGGATCGAGCATTTCCGCTCTTACCTGATCAGTATCATTTTCTATGAAGAAAGGGTCAGACTGAAAGTCACCAACGAATATTTTGAAATATTCACCACAGTAATCAATCTTGTGTTCTAGAACAGCAAAACGAGGTGCGGCAAGTACAAGGATATCATTTTTATTAAACGACGAGTCATCCTTTTCTTCCGCATTGTCCATCATAGTTTGAATAAGTGAACTTTCCGTCGTAGCTGATGAAATCATCGTGTAGTGTGCTGGCCAATTATTTCCTTTGATAAGAAAACGGGAGTTAATTCTATTGTACATCTCCGTTACAATGTTTTTCGAACCACCCTTATTGATTTCCTGGTTAATCTCATCCGAACTCGCTGCATAGACATTCTTACCAACTAATGAAACCTTTCTAGACACCATGTTAATATCAATGTTATTTATAAATAAAGAAGCTTTTGTTTTCGTGTTATTGAACTTCGATCTAAAGAATGGTGATTGTCTAATAAGAGACATAATCGGGTCATAGTTGACTTGTTCCACATTCTCTAATGTACTGTTGGTCAAAGTGAAATACATCTTCGCAGATTTTGGGAGTTTAAACTTGAGTTGAGGTTCATCTAGACATAATAAACGAGCCAAGTCATATAAGAAAATAATACTCGAAACTGTAGATTTACCGATACCAGTTGCACCAGATAGTACAATAACCTTGTATTTATTCGTTTCATAGAATGGTGTAGGGTAGACATCGACGAGAATTTCCCTCCAATATGGGAAAACTGCCTCGCCGAAATTAAGTGAGTCACCAAGGAAGTAAGGGTCAGAAATAAACTCCTCGATAGTAGGCGGAGTTTCTGTATAACCGTTTGTTCGTGCATACAGATCATAAAGATGTTTTAAATCATAATCTGTAAGTTCTGTCATATTTTCATTAAGTTCCATTATGACCTCTTTTTATTTTGCTCTAAATGCTCTAGTTTTTGCTGCTGCTTTTGCTGCTTGTTTACCAGCCGCAGATTGAGCTCTTTTCTTACCAGCTTTTGAAGCTGCACGAGATTTAGCTTTGTCGACAGTTGAACATTTGAACTTGATTTTCTTCCCAGGAATTAATTCTGGAGTCTTATTCCCAGTACAATGAGCTTTCTTTTTCATTTTAGCCATTTTTGCTGCTAACTTCTTAGCACTAACATCTTTATTCGCTTGAACTTCGTCCAAGTTGTCTTTTGACCCAGTTTTAAGCTTGAATTTTGTTGAAGCACCTTGAGTAACTACTGGGGCATCATTAGTTGAACCATCAGCCTCTTTTTTGAATGGCTTCGCTTTCTTTTTACCAAAGTTCGCGATACCGCCACCCTCTTCAACTTCTTCTTCATCGTCTTTGTCACAAGCTTCTAACATTACATAGTCACCAGATCTAAGGTCAATTTCAACCTCGTTGTCGTGTTGATCAATACCATATACATAATCACCATCAAGTGAATCAATGTCAATTGAAACTTCAATTCCACGATCATCAACCATGTGAACATAACCGTTCTTTTTGTTTACTGCTTTCATTCTTTTAACGATTTGATTCACAATAGCACTTTCATCAAATGAAACTGGAGTTTTAATCTTAGCAAGTTTCTTAGCAATTTTAGATTGTAAGCGACCAACCTCATCTAACATTTTCCAGTTTTCGTCTTCTAGAGCATGAGTCTCTACACCAAGCAAGTGTCTATATTCTTGAGCAAGAATTGCAGACAATGATGCCTCTGTTAGTTCCGTTGGTTTTACTGTTTCCGATTCAGATAGTTTGAATTTCATTTATTTTTCCTGTAGTTTTGATTTTTGGTTTGCTGCTGCAGTGATTAAGAACTCCGGATTTGTTAGCATTTGCTCTAACATACCTTTCATCTTATCACCTTGACCAACAGTGTCGTCTCGCATAGACTCTTTTGAGTGCATACTTAATAGTTGAGCCTCTAGAGCACTAAAGTCAACAGTTCTTCTAATTTCCGCGAGCATTTTGAATGCATCCGTTCTCATTAGTCGTGTGTTCGTGTAAAGTGCCATCAATTCGTGCTTGTTCATCTTTTCAAGTGTCTTGTCATCGTATAACCTATCTTCAATCCGACTTAAAAATGTTTCCATTTTTGAAAGTTTCACGGATGTCTGTTTAGCTATATTGGCAAGACTTAAATCGATAACCATGTCAGTCGTTGACACTTCCCCGATAACTTCCTTTTGAGGAAGTGTTTGTCCTCGCACCAATTCTTCAGTTTGTTGTCCTAGATTTTCAGTCATATCTGAAATATTAGAAAACTCCCTTGAATGGTTACCAGTAATCTCGTCTATTTCGGCAAAGGCTTCTTCTAATTCAACTTCGATTAAATCAGTTGGTATTTGCTTGTTCATTGTACACCTCTTTAGAAGTATTTAATAAGGTTTTGATGGGGAGTGTAGAGCGAGGGAGAATCCTCAACTCTTTATTGTAAGATTGTCTAGGTCCGTAGACCATAGCTCTTTTTCAGATACATTCTTAAAGAAGTCTAAGGTGACTTTCAATCCATTAATCTGTTCGCGAAGTTCATTCATCTTTTCAGTTGTAAGTGAATAGATGCTCATGTTGAGTAGGTAATCAAACGAATCTTCTCTTTTAACGAGACCATCCATCTTTTCAAGATCGACTACAATTTGTTTTTTAGTACGATTTGACACAATAAGAGTACCTGAAACAATTCCCTTAATAAAAAGGTATTTGGATGCATTCTCTTTGATTTGTTTAGTCAACCGCTCAATTTCTTTTTCTTTTCTAAGTGTGTAGTGTTTTTCACGGACAACCGCATAAGCATAAAACAACTCTTCAAGGTTTTTGAATTCAACGATGTCATTTTCAAGACCGATACAGTTGTATTTCTCTGTAAATGGTAATCGTAACCCAAGTGTTTCCATAGTCTTTTCTTCAGTCATGTCAAAGAACTTACGAGGCACTTTTACAATGAAGTTGAACTTCTCATCACGAGATTTATCTTCGTATGAGGTAATCACCTTTGACTCTACAAGGTCAGCTAGAATTTGCACATAAGTAGCTAAATCAATTCCGACTGGAAGTTCTGTGACCGTCAATGTATATGAATTCCGCTTTGTGTATTTCCCATAGATGAACCATTTTCCGTGAACCTTTGGATCAGCCTTAACATAGCCGTCCCAGTTACTCCACCCTGGATCAGGAACTTTCACTTTCCCATTCTTGATGTAGTCCTTAGTCATTTTAAGGATTTTTGCTGTTGGTCTAGATAAGATTTGCTGAGTGAACCCAGTTGTAATCGCATCTATAGAACCATTGATCAGAATGTTCGGTAGAATAGGAACTAGATATTTAGGCTCAATTTGCATACCCTCGAATTCCTGGTGAACTAAAGTAGCATCATCAACTTTCATGAATATCTTATTTGTGTAATCCTCAAGGGCAGTGAATACATATCTAGCAGCAGAACTTTCATTCTTGAACCGCTTCCCAAAGTTTCCCTCGTCCCGTAGAAGAGGCATATTGTTTGTCCCAGGGTATCGCTTTGGAAACTTCATTAAGACTTCCTGAAGTGAGTCCTCGGCATGGAGATACTCTGTAAACTCTGACACGGTTGATGCCAGTCGTGAAACCTTAACACCATTTGTAAGATTCTTCTGTAAAATAGCCCAAAGAGCCTTTCTTCCAGAGTTTTTCAGACCATCATTATACGATGCGAGTTTACGAATTGAATCATAGCTTGCTGCATCTACATAGTCAGTGGCAAAAAATGTACTTATTTTCATTTAATCTCCTAAAATCATGACCACCAAAGGGCAAGTTTATTCGCCTCTTCTGCTCTCATTTCAAATTGTATTTCTTCTAAATCTTGCTGAAACTCAGCTTGTTGTTTGGAAATACAGTTTCGTTCATCGTTCGCGAGTTCATCTAAATTGTTGAACTCGATGTTAGCATCCATAGTATCCAATATTTCATCTAATAAGCTCATGGTGTAATCTTCACTCCGGGAATTTTACGAATAGCATACATCATTTCAGTTGACACACCTTGTTTATCAATATCCATTTGCTCAGTTTCGTTGTAAATGTTACTAAGCTTGTTTTCAAAATACTCTTCTCTTTCCATAAAGAATTCGTAAGCTTCTTCAAGAGACTTATCTTTTACACGACTAGCAACGAACTCAAGTTCCCTTGCTGTAACCTTGTCACCATACTTCTCATATTTAGTTAGTATCGCAACTGTTGCCTCATAATCTTCAAATTTCATTTTAAGCCTTTGTTTAAATATACTATATTATACCGTACATTAGCTTAAAACCAACTTAATTATGCTTTGACAATATCAAAAGAGTTCTCTCTTAGGAAAACCTTTCTATCTTCAGGTCGTTTTGAACTCAACCAAGCATCAATAGTCTCTTGAGCATCATCATCATACTCAAAGAACTCAACCATCTTCTCAAATCCATCAGTTTTCACAACTTGCTTCAGTTCAGGAACAGTCCATGACCCAAGCCCTTTGTAATACTTCACATCTTTGAATTTGTCAAGCTTTGATTTCTCAGATAACTTATAAACCCATTTTTCAAGACCACCATTCTTTCGTGCTGCCATAATAGGTGTTGATAACATTCCAACCATCCCATTATGTAGCTTCTCAGGCAAGTATCTATGAAAGAACCCAACAAGTAAGCCCCTGATTGCAAACCCATCAAGATCCTGGTCAGTTCCGAATATTGGATATTCATATCCCTCGCTCTTTATGATCTGATAAAGTTCACTCAGCTCAGGATTGTTGGTAAACTTACTTTGTGTTGCCGTGTAAGCATTAAGTGGTTTTCCCTTCAATTCATAGTAACCAATTTCATCACGACCAAGAACAGGAATTAAACCACCCGAAGCTGAAGCACCCTCACATATAATGAGATACTTTTTCTTACCAATAGCTGGTGTGTATTTTTCACTAACAATCTTCTTTTTAGGTTTTTCAAGCCCTTTCAAATCCTTTCGTCGTTGAAGTTCTTCTTTGACCTTATAGACTTCAATAATGGGATCTATAAGAGCCTTGTTTTTATAAAGCTTATCGACCCACACAGTAAAATCAATTTTCCCAAGGAATTCAGTAATCTTACCTTGTGGTGAAGTGAATTGTTCTTTCATCTGACCGTCAAACTTTGCAGCCTTGAAGCCCCTAAAGAAAACAAGCATTGTCATTTTGTTTTTCACATCACCGTGTTTGATACCCTTGAACCGCTTGTCTATTTTAGCAGTAAGAGGTGTTGAAACCCTTTCAAGGAAATAGTCAATATTAGATCCGTGCTTAGTATTCGCAAGACCATTTGTGTATGCGAAGAACTTGAAGTCATCCGTGTCATTCGGGAAGAATGCTACAGTGTAATTGTCACCATCAAATGAACAAGCATCATCACTGAACATATTCACGAATTCTTTTGGCTTCACTGAAATCAGTTTTCCATTAAAAGTGATTTTTATGTTCGGATATGTGAATGCTACATTCACGAGTCGTTGCTCAATCAGGTTCTTATAAACCTGAGTAATCTCAGTCAGTCCAAATCTTTCTAAGTCTGGTTCAAACTCAACTTTTGTTCCTGAGCGGTTAGTTTTTGTCGGGCCAGTGATTTTAGTTTCAAGTAAATTGTTTTTGAATTCAACCACCATCTTATTCTTACCATCTGATGTTGTACCAGTGAACTTTTTACTGAATACAGCGGTTGCATATGAACCGATTCCGTTCATTCCAAGTTGTCCCTGGTTATCATCGTCGTTGAAGTTAGATCCAGCACGAGGGCGACCCCATGCAATCTCAGGCATGTAGGCACTTGCACCCTTATCCTTTTCAACAGGAATTCCGTAACCATTGTCTGTTACAGTTACCTTTTTGTTGGTAACTTTAATATCAATCTTGTCACCTGATTTACCACCTGACTTCACATACACATCTAGTGTATTATCAATAATCTCATTGACAATTTTAAAGAATGCTGGTACGAAGTAATAATCTTTCCAAACGAACTTACCATTCTCAAGTAAAAAACCCTCAGTCTTCACAGCCTGAATCGCACCAATGATGTTTTGTGGTCTCAGTAGTAACCATTCTCTATCTGTTTTTTCTTCAACTTTACGATTTTTCATTTTCACCCTCTTTGAAATAGTCCTCAAGACCAATTTTTATGTCAGAGATTCCGATATGTGGAGCCCACTCACGGAACACCCAAACAGCCTTTGTTCTGGACTCAGTCCAAGCTTCTGTTAATACCGCCTTAAAATCAACACCAAATTCTTCAGCAACACCCTTGTCATTTAAGAATTTAGCGATATCATAAGTGTGATTTTGTGCTTCAAACATACTATGCTCTTTTATCCAGAATTCTAGAAAGGTCTGCTGATTCTAAAGTTGAACCAGTTTTGTTTAATTCATTCAGGTGCTTCACTGCTGCTTTATTTACTGACTTTTGAAGTGACAGTTCACATTCAAGACGGCTCACTCTTTCAAACATTTGATCGGAGTCACGAGAGCCAACTTCTAGTGCTGACTCCAAGTTACGGATAGTATTTTGATACTTCTCAATCTGTGCTTCAAAGTTCTCAGCCTCCTGTACCATTTTACAACGGTCTTTTTGCATAGTGTCAATCACTTCGCGACCAATATACAGTTGTTTAGCCATCATATTGTAACCAGATGACTCTAACTGAGCATTACAGATTCTAATTTCACTTTGTAGTGCTTCTACCCGTTTGTCTTTAGCATCTAGTAATGACTGGATTTGATCAAGTTGATCTTGTGAGATTTTTACATATTTCATGTTAGTCCTTCGTTAGTTATGTTATATTATACCGTACATTCTCTTAAAACAAGCTTAAATTCTACTTTAATAAGCGAACAAGTGTACTATGGTCTCCACTTAGGAAATAAATCCCACCTCTCTTCTTGTAACCAAGCTTAGAACAGAATGATTTGAAATCTCCGTACCCGACCCTAGAGTCAATTTCCTTGATTTCATTCGCTGAAAACCTTTCTTTAAGTTTTATGTCTTTAGTCTTGACCGCTGACATATACTTGAAATATTCTATTTGCCCTTTGTTCACAATGTCTTCTGACACAATATAGCTGATAAAAGATCTAACCTCTTGTGTGTTCTTAGTCAGGAATATTTTTAGTCGCTTCATTTCCTGAATGAATTTGAATTTACTCGCGATTTCAAGTTCCGTGATTAACCTCACTTGCTCTTGTGAAGCAGTTGGCTTCAGGTGCTCCTGAATTGTACTCATGAGCTTAATTGTCTTGTCTTTTTGTGTCACAAGATAGTTTCGCTCTTTATATTCTTCAAGAATCTCTTTCTCATATTCAATCGGGTCTAAACTGCTCAAAGAAGCAAGTAATGCTTCTTTTTCAGCTTCCTTGATATTCTTTTTTATACCGTTAATGTCAAATTTGGCTATTGCCTCAGCTTGCATATTCGGTTCACTCTTAATTTGGTGAGATAGAAGAATCTCAAATGAATGCTTGTGGTTGTTTTCCAAAATATTGTAAACCACCTCAACTTCATTGACAAATTTACCAGTGTCAGATAATTCAAAGTCACCAACATCATTTATAGAGATCAATAACGAGTTCTTATTCTTAGTATAATACTTTTGAATGTTTTTACTGATCTCATTATTCAGTTGCTCTGCATCAGTAGCTAAAAACCGCTTTCGCTCCTTCAAAAAGAAGTGAATGTTCTCAGCCTTTCGTGATCGCCTAGTCATCTGTAAAGATGAAACGACATCGGTTGTATTTGATTCATCTATATGAAAATGGTCACTACATTTATTCAAAATGGAAACACCAACTGTCAATGTCGGAGTATAAATGAACACATCCCAAGCATCGTGGCGAATTCTTTTAAACTGGTCATAAATAACCTCTTTATCAGAGTCATTAGAGTCAGCACTTAAAACCATCGTCTTCAAACCAGCAGCAATGCAGATATGCTCAATTGTTTGTGCCATAATCTTTGATGTACAGCTAACAGTTACCTTTTTCCGTTGCTTTTTAGCTTGAACCCCTCGTTGCACGAGAGTTTGTATGATTGAATTCACATCAGGGTATTCAAGTAGATCTATATCTTCCCTGAATTCATTTATCAGACTAAAAATAGGCTTCGCAGTTTGGAAGTTTTCCTCGGCACCATATAAGAATGCATCAGCAATCACAACCGCCTTTGTTTTCAGCCCATATTGAAGCTTCACTTTGTTCAGGTTACTGTAATCACCGAGTGTGTTTCTTGAGTGAATTAAAATTGACATAAATTCGTCCATGATTACAGTTTCAAAATCACGGAGACTGAATCGCCAAAGTGAATCAAACTGAACAATCATAGAGTCACCAATCTTATAAACACCATCGGAGTATAACTTCAGCTTATAACGATCTTTGAAATCCTTAGCAACTGATATACGATTTGTAATCAATAGCACAGGTTTGTTCCGCTCAAGTGAATCAGCTATGATATATTCAAGAACATTTGACTTTCCTGTACCCATGGGTGACTTGATTTTCAGTAATCCGTCCGCCTCTTGCCATTCACTGACCATTTTCTTTACATCTGTTGTTACTGATAGATACCGCTGGTTCACATTAAGAACCATATTTGAAGAACCAACACCTCGTAGAGTTTCTTCTCGCTTCTTGGCATTATATTCATCAATGAAATCTTGCACTGGTTGGCGAGATTTCACATCATCAAAACAGCTAAACGATCTGTAATTATTGAAGTGGTGCATCGTAAATGGATTATTGAGGTATAAAAACCAACCACCCTTTGTACTTTCTTGAGGGTGCTCAAAGTTAAGTATGCCGTCATCTGTCTGAGCAGTTAATTGATATCCGAGATTCTTAAAATGATCAAGACAGATGTCAATAGTTCGCTGGTGTGCATGGGTTCCAGAAGAGTCAATATGAGTTTTTGGTGCATCGACTAATTCATAATGAGGTATATATTTTCCCTCATGGAACACCAGTTCTTTTCCGGTCAGTGTCGGTGCTTGAAATGCTGCATCGTTTGCCGCACTCAGATCCACTTTACAATATCGGTGAAGTTCTGATTTCAGCTCTTGTAAAATAGCGGTCACTGAAACTCTGTTGTTAGTTCCCGTCGCAAGCATAACACCTTTCATATTGAAGTTGTCTATGTCGTTATTTGATCTAGAAGTACCAAGCACGAAGTAAAGATCCATCTCTTTAAGTTTATGGATCACTTTCTTTCTTGAGTATAAACTTCCGATCTCATCAAAGTCCAACACGACTAAAGATAAACTTGCCTCTTTATAATTAAATAGGTCTTTTTTAGTTCTTCTTAATCTAGTGTTTTCAGGTATGTCATAACATCTATTCAGTATGAAGTTCTCTCGCATGATATCAATAGATTCGCGGAAGCTACAACTTACAGTTTCGAACTCGAATGTCTTGTCACCAAACGGTGAGTTTGGTATTTTTGATTTCGTGAAATCAGAAGTGAAGACAGTAAGGTTAATCAATTTTTCCATTATTCGTCCTATAATATTTCTACGAAAAATAAGTTTATATAAAATAAAAATTACTATTATATACATGCAAAAAAGTTTTTAAAACTTCTCGTTGTAAATAAAAAAGTGTTTATGAAATTCAGGTACTCACGACCAAACTCCTATAAATAGAGGTTTGGTGAAAAAGTACATAAATGTTCCACCACATGAAGTTCCAGTGGTGGTTAGAAGAGGTCTGGATTATATTTCTTAAACATTTCCATTGACACCCTCAAACCTTCTGAATCAGGCTCTCTTTTATTAGTCAATGACACTTCAGACGGTTGTCTTTTTGGTTCAGGCATTGGGTGTGCCTCGACGAAGTTTTTAACTAGAAGTGGCTTCAAGTCAATGCCGTAAATCGCTTGAACATCGGCTGGTCCGAATGTTTTCGTATAAAGCTCATCATCAAATTCCGTACTCACTATGAAATTGTCATTGTCGTCAAATTCAATATCGGCTAATGTATCACCATCAAGCTTAAGTAAGAACCCCTTTTGACTTTTTAAACGGTCTGGAAGTTCTTTGTCCCAATCATTACCATTATGAATTTGTATTGCAAACTCGAAGTTCTGATCTATGAGTGTACAAGCTAAATTGTACACTGCGTCTGAAATAGTTTCTTTCATTATCTGCGTCCTTTTTTCTTGCGATGTTTTGAACTCGGATTTTCTGCACGAGCAATTTGCATGATATCATACATTGGTGTGCTTGTGTTTTTAGCTTGTGCTTGCATATCAACTCTAAGGTTGATTAGATCTCTGTCAGTCAAAATTATAGTTTCGCCGTTTTCGAGGTTGAACTCATGTTCACCTCCGCCAAGATATTTTATCATTTTTCGCCTTTGTTTAAATATACTATATTATACTGTAATGTAGCTTAAGCCTTGCTTAATATATTACGATCTATATCATACCCAAGGTCTTCGAGTTGCCAAAAAAGCTCTTCATCGATTTCTTCAGTTAATTCATCATGCTCGTCATTAGTCATTTGCCAATCTTGTCTCCAAGCACAACCACTTTCAGGATGCATGTAGAACCAAAGTTTAACACGAGGCTTAGGATTGAACTTCATCATATCATCAGCAAGTTCAGTTCCGGTTTGAGACTCACAAATGCCTTGTAAACGAAATTCACAATAGTCGCAAAGCTTACTTTCTTTTTTAGTAAATTTTGTTTCATGTTCAATATTGTAGATTTTTTCTGCAACTTTTTTCATCAGTGCTTCAAGATGCTCTCTTTTGAAAACATAAGGTTTTTCCTCGCCATGTTCAAGATACACAAATGCAGTCTGAACCGTGTGAACATCAGGATACTTCAGGAAACACCACACAGCATACATAACTAATTGTAATGGAGCCGGAAATGCTGAAACCTTACCGGACTTCCAATCAAGTAAGTGCATCACACCATCTGAGCTGTTTACATGGTCAATTTTACCACGGAACAAAGCTTTCTTATTCCAGTATGAAGTTGCTCTCCATTCACCGTCTTCTATGACGACACCAAACTCTACTTCAGCCCCGAAGAACTTCTGTTCAGGATTATTTAGATAGTGGTAACCAAGTTCTGAAAAAACAAAGTCATGGAATATCGCATTGTAGCCTTGTACTTGCTCCTTAGTGGAGTGTTTGAAGTTATATGACACCTTTTGTGCCACCATCTCGTTCTTTGCTAATTCCTCCAGCATAAGGTGGATGTATGATCCCTTTTCAAGAGTTGCATTCATTTTGAACGGAGTTCTTAGTTTATCGATGTATTGATACTTGAATTTCAAAGGACAAGTTTCGAATAGGTTGATTTTACTGAAGCTGTACGGTGTAAATTTCATTATACTAATTCCTTCCACATTTTATAAAGTAGGTTGAACTCATTTCTTTGGCAGTTCACTCTGATCTCACCGTCTATATATGTAAAACGAAACACTCTGTGGGACTGGCGGTAAAATGCATATTTTGTACTAACACCATTATATGTGATATCTAGTTTGTAAGTGATGTTGTTGTGTTGTAAATATCTCGCATTGTTGAAATCACCGTTGGATGCATTCATCCATTCAGTAATAATGTCAAGTGACATTTGCCTTGGACCACGAGTGTTAAGAGTAATAAATCTTTTGATTTTAAATTTTAAGTTTCCGATTGTCATATTAAGCCTTTTTAATTATACTATATTATAACATAATATTACTTAGACCTTGCTTAAATTTATTGTAAATTCCGGAATTTGTTTAATTGTTCCGGAATTTATTTAATTTTATGAGGATTTGAGGGATTTTGAGTGAAGTTTTTCAACTTCATCTAAGCGGTCGTGTATTTCTCTGAGTTTAGATATACATCGCATCTTGATAGAGAGGTTCTTACCATTCTTGAACAAAACATCAATGAAATCTAGATCATCTGATGTTAGTTCGTTCAAGCGGTTACGAAGATTACTGAGATTCTTTTTCATTAGTATATTTCCCATGCTATAGATTTTTGTAGAGCATGAGTCTTAACTTCTGCATCCCAATCGCCTTTGGTTATGAACTTTCTTATATTTTGTCTATCCATCGAACTCGCATACTTTTGAGCATACTTGCGAGCCTTTGTAGCCCAAAAACCGTACTGGTTCCAAAAATCCTCAGGGAGAGGCTTTCCGTATGCAAAGAGTTTTTCACGGTCATGAGACAGAGTTTTCATTCCAGACTGTCCGATTTGCTTTCTGACATTTGCATAAACATTATAATATTTAGCTGAGTCATAAACTATATCAGTTCTGGTTTTGTATTCAAGAACTTTGACTGAGTCTTCGTCCTTGTAAAGCTTACTATGAAGAATTTTGATTTTATCCTTCAAAACATGTTTTCGTTTGTCTTTCCACAGTCCTTGCATGATACATCCAAGGTGGTATGAATTTCCTAGAGGATCACCACCTTAAAAAGTGTCATAATCCTGGAATAAACGAATTGAACTTCCAGATGCATAGTTGGTAAATGTGTTTTCATTTCTCATAAGTGCTCCTTTGTTAATTTGTTTTAGATGTCACCCCAATCAGTGACTAGCAATCTGCACCGCAAATGATTTTTTTCATTTGAACTCCTTGTATTGATGTATTTAACTACTTGCGCATGATTAATTCACGAATAAGTAGGCTTGCTGATTTTACATCATACATGTTTTCATACTCTTCTTTGATGAGTGAAATTACATAGCTCATATCTCTCATAGTAAGCTTTTCATTTTTCTCATCAGTGGCACGATCAACACTCCGTTTAACAACTGTTTTCAGTTCTTCAAGACTCAGTTGCTTTGGAAGATATTTCTCATACACTTGCAATTCATGATTCAGAACAGCAAGTTCATCATCAGTCCCGTTTGCAATTTTGAGTTGATAAGTTTCAATCACACCCTTGATGAACTTTTTGATTACACTAATAGTTTCATCTTCCGTGCTTGCACCATTTCTAGCATTTTTACCAACCATCTCAATTTCAGCAATTAGTGTAGTCAGATATTTGCCAGCTGGCAAACCTTTTTTACGAGCCGACAGTTGGTCGGCTTTCAATTTGTCAATTAACATTATGACCCCTGAAGTCTAGATAATCATTGATATAGAATCAATTATATCTTTATTTTCTCTCAGTTTTTCAAGCACTTCTTCTTCAAGTTGAGCTTCCTGAGGATTTTGCTTAGCTTCTTTTTTCAGTTGTGAAATAGCCGAGTCAATCTCTTTTACAAGAACTCCTTTCTCTTTCGCTTCCGTCTTGATGACTTTGATGTCATCCTGAATAGCCTTAACTTCCATTTGACAAGCAATCACTTGTTTCGCATAATCATATAAATCCATCTCTTCCGAGGCTGTACCGTCTGTTGTTGTTTCAATTTCTTCAAATATATCTATACCCATTGTATTTCCTTGTTTTGGTTTGGACTAGACTTCAAAAATGTCTAGTAAGTTATCGATCTCTAATTTATCGCCCTCGTATGGTGTGTCAGTTCTGTAGTTCCAAAAAATAACCTTTGAAATCTCTACCTGTCGATTGTCTCGTTCACGGTACGATGTAACTGGGTAGTTCAGGTTGAAAACGATTTTCAGGTTTTCATCATCGGGGATAAAGCTTGTTATAGCCTTGACATTCACTATGTCAGTGTTATCTGAGTTTTCACTCACTAAGAAATTCATTTTGATGTAAGTCATCTCAATGATAGTTTCAAATGCTGTTGTCGCTTCCGATTCAGTGTCATATTGAAAATAATGATAGTCAGGGGTTTTTCTCCCTACCAACTGAATCGCATTCATGAAGTTGAATACAATACGAGATCGTTCTCTATCCAACGAAATCGTTGAAACATTTTCTAGAAGAACAATTTTATCTTCTGAACTTAATTTTAGTGCTTTCATACTTTTTACCTTTTTACATTATACAGTGAACATATAGACTCATTGTGTCTACAATCGCCGCCATCATTGTTGCACCAGCAACATCATCATACCGTCCGCTTTTTATCACTTGCGCAAGCTTTACGAAAAACCCCAAAGTCAAGTAAACAGAAATAAATAGCAACATAATCCCAGAAACCTGGAACAACATAGCGAATACCAATTGTGGTATAAAATCAAACATCAATTCTCCTTATTTTAATTTTTTAACCTTTCCTGTCAGCACTTGCCAACACTTTGAGATAAATGGGATGCCTGTCGACTCAGTTTTCACCCAGCCGTGGTCGTCCATTGAGTAAATTTTAACCCTTTTGAAGTTCGTGGTGTACATAGATCCAAACAGCATGAATGCCGAATTTTTTCCATTCTTATTGTACATGATAGAACCCATAGTTATTCCTAGTTCGTTTTCGAACTGTCTAATTTGTGTTTTGGTTGGAGAGTCGGTGTTCATTTATAGCCTTTGTTTAAATATACTATATTATACCGTAATGTTACTTAGAAGAAGCTTAAAATATACCTATTTTTACCTAAAGTTAGATAAAAGGTATATTTTAAGGAAGAGTGTGACCGAAGTCACATTTAGCTGTATTCAGATACCAATCGTTTCCAATCGTTAAATCCACCAGACTTAACTGCGATCCCAGCGGTTACTGCTCTCATTGTTAAGTCACCACCACTTTCGATAAGTGAATCAAGGACTTCAAGTTTGTCTTCCATCGAAATAGACGGCTCAACAAACGGGAGGATTGATCTAATTCGTCTGATAACATCAGTTTGAGTTAGATAAATATCCATGAATAGTGATCTTGAACGGATCGCTGAATCAATTTTCTCAGGTTTTAAGTTTGAGATGAAAATTACACGACTTGTGAATTTGAACCCACTCGGAAGCTTGATTTTTGTTCCAACATCCTCAGGACTGTTTGCTAATGCGTCATAAAGTTTAGCATAATATGCTTCTCTTTCTTCATCATCCATGATTTCAACATTTGTTGTAGCACGAGATGTCCAAGCAATTGATCTTTCTTTGTAAGTATCAAGGGCAGATTTAAGTATATTCACCGCATCAGCATCCTTCCAAACTGAATCTGAATCATCATAAACGATAGTCATATCGTCTCTGTTCATGAACAAGTCAAGGTATAAACCAAATGGACTCAGTTTCGCACCCTTACGATGTCTCCACTTAGCATTTGGACCCTCATTAGTACCAAGAAGTTCTTTCATTTGTTTTTCAACATGGAAAGTCTTACCAATACCAGCCATACCAGCCACGATCAATGAATTCTGAAGACCCATTGCAACGACTTTAGTAAGCTTTTCAATGTCATCAAATACAATATCAGGATCAGCGAACTTTCTTTCAGCAAGAAGTTTTTCAGCTTTTTTCATAGTAGATGAAGTTGAGTTTGTTTCAGAAACACCTTTCTGAACCTTGAAACCTTTGTATTCATCTTCGTCCCAAACACCAGCATCTTTAAGCTTGTTAATGAACCCAGTATATGTGTCAACTTCAATGTCATAAGATACATCTTTTGATGCAGCGAATGCAATCATTTTACGAGGAGGACGATTTGAATCTTTGATTGTCTCAGAAAGAACTTCTAAGCTTTCATCAAGGCTTTCAGAAATCGCACCAGTTAAAAGAATTGTTTTAAGTTCGGCAACAACATCAACGATGTTCATCCAATCATAAAGTGTAACAGACATTGTCGGTTTTTCCCAACTTCCGCCCATTCCTGGTTCCCAAAGGTCAACTTGTTGAATTTGAAAATTTGACTTGTTTTTGTTCAACCAACCAAAACGGACCATGTAACCTTTATTATTACCATATTTGTAACCTTTCCCTGAAAGACCACCCTTTTTCTTGAATTCTTCCGTACCGAAAGATCCACCAAGAAGTTTAAAATTTCCACCCAGTTCTTTACCTAAAATTGATGCCAGAAGATCTGAAACCTTTTTAAGTTTAGAAGCCTTGAATGAAGATTCTGAAATCTCTGTTTTGTTAGCGATTGCAATTGCAGCTCTAATCATTTTATATCCTCGTTGTTATTTGAGTTTATTTAATGCTAAAAATTGTTCATGAACTGTGTAGGGTGGATATTCTGTACCAAACCCATGTCGTCCGCTGAACTTTCTGCACTCATATCATATAAAGTGCTGACTGGTTTTGACACCCCTACTCCTACCGATGACATATTCAGCCACATCGTGATAATCCAACCTTTTAATCTAGGCATAAGTCACAACCTCTTTTTTAGCTTCTTCCGCCATCCGCTTTCTAGCTTCTTCCGCCATCCGCTTTCTAGCTTCTTGGACTTCTCCGTATGTGAGTTCCGACTGTTCCATGTTACCTCTTTAATTTTGTTTTAATGATTCCGGTCATACCAGTCTCAAGATGACTTAAAATATATTTAGCCATATCAGGTTTTGGTAAACCGCCTTGTATCGCATCATTAGTATCCTTGTACTGAATCTGCTTGTCCCAAACGAAACACCTAAAGCCTCGTTTTAATAATTTAACGGTCTTAATACGAGATGTTTCATCATACCGTTGATTGTCAAAACAAAATATTGGTTCGAACAACTCCGCAAGTCTTTCATCATTTAGATCAGCCCCGAGAGCAGCACAAATACGATCTTGAGGCAAACCACTTGACTCAGCATCAAATACCGACTCGAATATGAAAGTAGGTTTTGACTTATCGATATTATACCAATTCCAAACTTTGAATCCCGTATTTTCCTCAGGGATGTAAGTGTAGAAGAACTTAGTGTCAATATGTCTAGCTTGAAAACCGTACATTACATTGTCATCTTTGAGAACCCATAATGGAACAATAATAGCATGTTTCAATGGCATACTTTTTCCGTTGAAGTTTATCCAGTCGGGTGAGTAGTAATAAAACTCAGGATCTAATCCACGACCTCGCAAATAACCAACGGCATCAGCTGATTCGCATGCTGGTCTGAATTCGTCAGGCATCTCGAATACATCATCTGGGAGCTTTCCCAATCCTTTGACTTTATCATCAGAGGTTTGATGTTCGTTGTCAGTCCCATTAGATCCACTTTCACTTTCTCGTATGGGCTCATTTGAGACCGCATTTGTTGTACCGCTTTCTTCAAGTTCAACCCCATTTGCTCCTGCGAAACCTGACATACTGAAACTGTAATTTCGCTTCCGTCCAACATTGACTCCCTGGCCCCCATCGTTCTCATCAAGTCGTTGTGGTTCCTTTCCGCTATGAATTTGCAAATCCCGTCCAGATCTTCCGCTATTGGTCTCATCTATTTCACCCTCACTATACCCATTGTTCTGACTGAAGCTTTCATCGCTTCCTCCAGTTTCTGTTTTGCTATCAGATCCATATACTCCGTCCGCTTTGCTCGTTCCCGATTCTGTTCTCGCCTTTCTCTTGTACGATCCCATCTGGATTGCTGCATCATTGTACTCCTTCTTTTCGTGATGTTTTCGTTTAAGGTTGTTGAAACTTTTTTCACGAGTTTCTTTTTTATAAAGTTCGAATAAACTTGAGTCAACTTCTCTCAGGAAACTAAACATATTTCCAGTCCACTCACAATTGAAACATTTAATAGCATCACCATCATAGTTCGCTTTTGTATAGAGGTGAAGCCTTTTTTGTCGCTTGTCCTTATCGGAGTCCCCACAAATTATACACTTCGCATTAATGTCAACTGGAGTTTCTTTACCGATTTCATCACAAGCATATTTGAAGTATTTCACATTAATATGCTCTAGTGTTCTCATATTAAGCCTTGAAAAGTGGTTCTGGTAATTCGTATTGATGATTAAAAAAATACCAACAATTCTGAACTGCAAGGCAAGAAGCCTTTCGTTCGATCTTATCCAAGGGTAAATCGTTCGGATGCATTTCTCTAGACATCATTCGTTCAATAGCAACTTGTCTCAGTATATACCATATTTGTAATTGTGTTTTCAATTTACAGCCTCCGTAAAAAAGTCAATTTTTTTCACCATCATATTCAGGTGATCCGTCTTCAGACATGATGACTGGAGTCATTCTATCTTCACGACAACTACACATATCAAAAACTTCATATTCAGTTTCGAAATAGTTATAAGTGTTTCCGCAAGCTGGACATTCTAAAAAGAATACAGCCTTTGTTTTAAGTTACTATATTATACTGTAAGTAAGCTTAGACCCTACTTAAATTTGAAAAGAATTACCAATGATATAAGTCATAAGCTATAATGACCCATTCGCAAAGAATAGTATTCAGCATTAGGAATACCCCGAGTGCTCTCCGTTTTGCCTTAGTCATTTTTAGAAAGATCCAAAATAGAAACACCGTTGAACTCACACACTTTCTCAAGACTGGCAAGCTTTTCTGAAACTTTCTCAAGTACATGATTCCGTTTACCGTACTCAAAACGATTTACGATAAAGCGACCATAGACAATAGCCTGGATAGTAGTAGATTCACATTTAGCTTTACGAGCCATCTCAAAGAATGTTTCCAGTGCTACATTACACGATTCGAGTGAACCGTCTACAACCGTCTCTAATGCCTTCTCCGGCATTTCCTGTGCTACTGTGGCAAATCCTTTATATAACACTACTTCTGAGTCTGAGTGAGCTTGATACATCATGTAAGCATCATCTAGTTCTTGTTCAGTTTTGAAAAGTTCAGTAACTTCTGAAAACTGCTCGAATGATAGTAACTCTTTGTATTCAGAACCTTGAAATTCAAATATGGGATTGTTGTTCTGGGGATTGAAGATGTTTTGTGACATGATAAGCCTTTTTACTCTTAATATTTTACATTATACCGTAATGTAGCTTAGATCTTACTTAGTATTTGGGGAACCGAGTGATTCCCCAAAATTTTGATTAAGACTTGTATATTTCGTTCTGAAGTTGTATCATATGTGAAATGATATTACTTTTTTTGAAGTATTTAGGTTTTGTGCTCTTGAAACTTTCATAGATAGCCAATAGTTCTGAATATTCGAATTCTTTACCGTAGAATATTCTCGTCACGGTGTATTCGAAATTTCTTTTAGTGAATTCACGGTTGACAATGATAGTTTCACCATCTTGGCATAAACTCAAAATACCATCTACGATATTTTCAAGGTTTGAAAGATCTTCCACCTGAAGAACTTCAATATCACTGAGGCTATGGAAAATTTCCACACCAGTTATTACCACCACTCTATGATCCGGACTCCCGAGATCATTTATTCCTTGTTCCAAAATACTTCTGTCATTTTGAAAATCAATATAAAACTCTACCTTTTTCATGTTCACTCCTAATAAACTTTTTTGATGCCATCCGGACTTTTTACAAAGCATGCGATGACACCGACTAATTTGTCTCCAATTTTTACTGAAATCTTTCTCGGTTTGTACACACCGATATTAAATTTGTATTTTAAACCCATGATGTCTCCTAATATTGTATATAGAAAGTCCCGACAGGATCGTTAGTCGTACTTTCATCAGTCGGAGGTGATTTCACAAACACCTCTTTGTATAGATACTCCCAACCTTCGTCGCCATACACCCAAAGTTTGTTTGGAGTGAAAACAGTTGACACGGTTTCAATAGTAGTCTCTTGAGTATCTGAAATGGCAGCACAAACCGCCTTTTGGTCATCATTCATAACGAACAATTCAGCATAGAGCTCAGATGGATCCGCAGATAGAACACTCACCTCACCCATTAGTGAACCCCAATGTTCTACCGTGAAAATAAACTCAACACCACCCATCATAAATGACCCTAAAATCGGAGTTCTACAATAAAACCAAAATATCCAATTGGGGTCAATTTCCGTCCCATCATTATCTACTAGAATGAATAGAATGTTATCATTGGGATAGTCCATAGATCCGGAATGGTCTCCAGTAAACCCATTGTCTTCCGCGAGGTAAATCATTCCACCGTCTTCAGCAAAGTGAATCGTGTTTTGTATAACTGTTTGAGTTGGTGATACACCGTATTGTAGGTATGTATCACCAACAATCCCTGAATCAGTCGGTGCATCTTCACCGCTCGTACTCGTATTAAACACTTTCCAAATAATTGATCCATTTGTGTGTTTCCACCCATGTTCATTCGTATCGATGGCGAAAACTATTTCGCCAAACTCTGGAGGTGAATCGGTAAAAAATGTTTTGTTCTTTCTTCTTAAAATAATTCCAGTCGTCATATTATCCCCTAAAATTGTAAATATAATGTTCCAGTCGGATCATCAGATGTGTCCCTTTCTGATTCATTCATGAAAATCGTATTCTTAACATTCCATTTGTCTTCATAATATACCCAAACTCTCATTTCTTGTAAGAAAGTATATGATAAATCTATTTCCATATAATTCGCAATGGTTATCGATTCAACTGTCGCTAAAAAAGCAACAATATCTGGTTCAACAAACCCACTATTAATCTCGAAGAAGAAAGCACCATCAACAGCTTCCCATCTAGGAACTTTTAAAGTCATTCCGTTCATGTATATGTACTCTACTGGTTCCGCAGCAGCAAATACGACCAAATAATCCCCTCTCCTGAGTTCAATCTTAACAAAAACGATATTACTTGAAATTGTTCCTTCCCCTTTTGTAATTCCCTTAAAATCCATATATGTCCAAGATTTATATTGCGAGTTCTCTTCAAATAAAAATGTTATTTCATTTTTAGCTTCTTTGAGGGTTGGCTCTTTTCGTTTTTCAAAATAGATGTCACCATTAGATCCAGGACCATCTGGTCCATTGTCACCTATATTTGAAAATGAAAATGTTTGCCAGACGAAACTTCCGGCTGGATCTTGCCAACCGAATTCGCCTGTGTCAGTAGAGTAAACAAGTTCAGCTTGTATTGAGGTTTGAGTTTCAAGTTCAGCTTTTGTGTTTCTCTTTTCTATAATTCCTACATTCGCCATATCATCCCCTATAAATCGAACACGAGTGTGCCGTCAATCATTCTAGAAATGTCAACATTCGCACTTCCTTCTAACTTGTCACTTTTTATTACCCAATCCCCTTTTAAGTATATCCATTCTGTAAATGGAATTTCCTTTTCGTGATGCCAAATATATTCTACATTTAGATCTGAACTCATCGCTTCTAAAATAGCTTGTCTCGCGGATAGTGTATTCGCGATTGATGATGGTCCATCATCAATCCCGTCTGCTGGATTTACACCCATGAAATATGCACCCTGACCTTGAGAATCGACTACCCAGTTAGAGTCATCGAGAACTACTTCAATTCCTTCGATCGTGTGAACACCGTTTCTACGAGCATTTCCTATCGGTGTGAAATATAATACTTCTTTGTAATATTTGTTGACATAATTTTCTGTATATTCTTGCATATCACTGCTCGCTGTAGTTTGATCTTCTGCATCTTGTTCGCGGAGATATCCAAGAAGTTCCCATACTGGACTCGCTCCTTTCGGTCCAATAAAAGACCCAACATTTTCTGCTTGGCCATTATAAGCACCATGACTAAATCCCATGAATTTTATTCCGTATGAATTCGGATAAAGCGCATTCGCATCAGCAAGTTCATACACAGCCTTGTCTTCCAGCTCAGTAGTTTTCAATTTATTCTGGAAAACGATTTTCCCTTCGTAATTTGTTCCTAATTCTGATTCTGAAAGATTATATGGCTCAGAATTTATGACAGTCTTCCCTTGTTCAGTAGACCATCTTAGCCCAACAACGGAATGTAGCCATCCATATTGATTTGTATCGAAAGCATACACCATTTCGCCAATAACTGGGGGATTTGCGATTAAATTCGCCTTTGTATCTCTTCTAAGTAAAATTTCTGACATATGAGTTCCTTGATAAGATTATTTAAGGAGAGGAGCGGAATGACTAGAGCCATTCGTCCGTTGAGGAAGTAGTAGGGTGCATTCTCTGAGCCTGGAGTTCAAAAGCAGTGATATTCATCATATGCTGTGTCAAACCATGCTTCATGAAAAATGACATCATATCTTTTGAGTTATAAGTTCTTTCAACAGTCTTATATTCCTCTATAATCTCAGCACGGAGATAATCAGGAATATAGTCGTTCAGAACAAGTTCTTTATTCCGATTGAAGTGCTTCATGTAAAGAGTGTTGCTCTTTAAGCTTTCCGCAAGGTCTTCTTTACCGTTTCCGATGAATTTAACCGCACCAGCTGGGCCAAATGGAGTCGGTTTGTAGATATCTTTGAACTTTCCGTCCTTTTTAGTCTCTCGCCACACATCATATTTAGCAAAAAGGTGTTCAGCGATAGACAATTCATTATATTGCTCACAAATTGTCTGAGTTTTTGTATCTTTGAGGTGAATTCCTTCAGTCGCAAGATATTTTAAGTAATTTTCAGTGAAAATCGTTTCTCTTTTGATATGAGGTATGTTATCACCCTCATCACCACACAGAATATGCTCAAATTTCCAAGCTTTGTATTCTTCAGGTGTCATTCTTATGAATTTCTTTTTAATAGGGTCATAAAGCTCCGCACCGTCTTCAAGAATCTGTTTCATATCCTTATCTGAAGACACAGCTACAACTTTCTCAGTTCTTCCGTACTCTTTAGCAAGTACACCGATAATATCATCAGCTTCTGACTTATCAACCTCAATTACAGTGTAAGGAAAGGCGGTTTTAAGTAAGCTAATAAATTCAGTTGCATATTTGAAGAATTCATCAAAGTCAATATCACTTTCTTCGCGATCTTTTTTACGGTGAGCCTTGAATGCTGGATAAATATCCTTTCTCCAGTAAGTTCTAGCATCGATACACACAACCACTTCACCGTAATCTTTAAATTCACGGGAAATGAGGTTAAATGACATTAACATCTGATGATAAAACATTTTTATGAAATCTTCAGTTACGAAAACACCATTTTTCTTCTTTGGGCGAGCATTTCCTAAAGCAATATATAAATTGCGCATTTGTAAGTGTGAATAATCAATTAGAACCATCAATTTTCCTTTGAGTTTTGAGTTTGTTAAGTCTATTAAGTCTATTATAAGTTAGATCCTGAACTTTGCGGTGTTTTCTTTGTAAATCATCCAGAGCATTTTGATAATCATCCATAGCACCAGTAAATTCTTCATCTACCGAATAATCCCTCGAAAGAGTCACATTTAAAATGTGACTTATATTTTCAGAGTTCAATCCTCCGTATAAAGCATGATTGAGAGAAATAATAAGCCCTTGTTGAAGCTTAAGTTGGTCAGCAATATTATCAAGGTCTTGTATTTTAAGTATTTTCACCACTACACTCTCCTAGTTCTAGCTACCACTAGCAAGTCACGAGCACTTTCAGTAAGCTTTGCAACCATTCCGTAAAATGTCGAAGCATCAAGATCGGATAATGCTATGTGAGGTAAACGAGGCATATTCATCCCTTGAACGGCATAAGCTTCTCCGCAAACAATTTGCATCAATTCAATAAGCTCATCCAAAATAGGTTGTGTGACATCGTCAAATGTAATTTCGTTATGCGCATCACACATATCTTTGTAGTTTTGTTCTAGTGTAGCTATTTCAGCCGAAGTAAATGATTTCATTTTAGACCTTTGTTTTAATATGTTATATTATACTATAATTTAGCTTTGATACACCTTAAACCAAAGAAGTCCTTTAGTAAGTTTATCTTCAACAATTTTTGTTTCACATGAGTTCAAGTCTTCCCAATAAAATGAGCTTGACATTGTGTGCTTTTGTTCTTGAATGATACCGCACTTTCTACACTTTCTGAAAACCTCAACATCAGCAACACAAGGTTCTCCCTGAAACATAAAACAACGGTCACTCATGATTGAAGCCCAATCATGTAATTGTAACTTCCATATTGAGCAACGGTCTCTATAGATGGGCTTCGGATTGTTATAATCAGGGCAAAGTCCAGCACCCATTATACCATCTCCGCTTTGATACCTGAGAAGTTGAAGAGTTCAGTAAGTAAGACATAACCGAACTCTTCAAAATCAAGTGTGATGGGTTCATCTGCTTGTTCATCAAATGTAACAAACACAGCATCATTATCAATATTTACTTTAAAATCAGGCAACTCATTTTTGTATTCTTTCAATGCAACAAATCTTTCAACATCAGTTGAGTTGCCCCATCTTGTTACAAAATCATTAAATTGTTCTACAGTCATATATCCAGTTTTCATTTTTTGGTTCCTTAGTTGTTTTATTTCATCCGACTCTTTGTAATCCAATACTCCGAATTCAAAGTGATGAGGTTTTGTCCCAGCAATATAATTTTCAATTGCCTCCATAGTTTCATATGAGTTAGTAAGCATCTTACATTTCATAATAGGTAACTTATATTTCCGCCTTAGTTCTCTTGCAAGTTCAAAGTCTGTCATAAGTAAATCCCCATGCATTTACAGTTTTGTCAAATATCAAGTATTGGCCATTAGATCTAGATCTGGTTAAAAACTCCCAGAACTTATTAAATGACTCATTCGCCTTTTCAAGACCAACAAACCAATACACATCTTTCTTTGTAATGTAGCAATTCGCATTTTCCAAGTAAGCTATCACACAATCTTTTATATAGTGCTCCTTGGACAAACCCTCAATGTGCTCGTTCAAATCTAAGTGAGGATTGAACCCGAAACCCCGAGTGAACAGTTGATGAAGTTGTATGAGCCTCTCCTGAGGATTCATTGATCTTTCGTACTTGAATGTGATCTTATCCAGATCAATCCTTTTGTAATCCATTTTTAATCCTTTTTAGTTACTCTATTATACCGTAAACTTACTTAGAGGTTACTTAGAGGTTACTTAGGTTTCCGGAGGAAAGCTCCGGAAACGACTTTCTGAACCTCAATACCCTTAAGAAATTAACTCGTTTATGAATATCTCCCGGAGAGCTCCCTCACTCCAATTCCCGATAGGCTTTCCAAAATCACCCCCGAAAATTTTTTGGTGTTTTTTACTAAGTTAGTTTGGACCTTTTTCATCTGGAGAAAGTTGACATTTATTCTCAAAAACTCCTCGGGGCATCTTCGTGGCAATCTCGGGATACTCCTCGGTTCGCAGTACCCTTTTCAAAAGTTCGTTTGGAATGCAAAGGGCGAAACACCCACCATCAACCATCAAAATTCTCCAACCCATTTGGTGGTGTTTTTATTCTCAAAAAGTTCCCAATACCATTCCCAATACCATTCCCAATACCTAGTTCTGATCCTCCATAGTTCTCATTCCAACCGTATTATACCGTAAATTTGCTTTGATCCAGCTTAAGTTCAAAATACTTTTGTCTAGTGACTGTGTGAAGTTCAAAATACTTTTGTCAAGTGACTGTGTGAAGTTCATGTGAAGATTAGTTCTCTATATCATTCCCTCTATCATTCCCTAGTTCCCTATAAACATTTCCATATATAGTAAACTTTTTATAATATTATTAGAGCATTAAGACTTTAAGACTTTAAGGGTTGTACTCTGTGTCGTGTACATCTGATTTGATCTGATCAAGCTTAACTAATCCCCTCGAACACATGACCTCAAAGGTCTATATTTAGAGGTCTCCGTTGTAACACTCCAGGGGATTAGTTAAGAAGTTTAGGGAACTGATACCATATACTCATATACTCATATACTCATATATACTCTATCATCAAGTAGACTGTGTGACTTATAAGTTCCTCAGATGCCCTCTCCTCTGTTCGGGTGTTGTCTCAAGCATTTGTATCAAGGACTCTTAAGTATGCCGTGTCGTGAAGAAGAGGTGGTGATTAAGGGCATAGATAATGTTCCATAATAAGAAGCTAAGAGATCAGGGATAAAATTAATAAAGAGTTCCCTGAAGTGTTGTGCGTGGTATAAAACCCATTGCGAACCGTGACCAAACCCCTGAAATAAAATAAACCCCTGAACCGCACTGAAATAAAATAAACCCCTGAACCGCACTGAAATAAAATAAACCCCTGAACCGCCCTGAAATAAAATAAACCCCTGAACCGCACTGAAACACTGAAACACTGAAACACTGAAACACTGAAACACTGAAACCAAAAATGCAAAAAAAGCACTGAACCCCTCATCACCCGAAAGTGACCCTCTCCTAGAGACTAATATCGAACTACCGTCTGAACCACCCCCAATAGAGCCTAGTCAGTCTAGTCAGTCTAGTCAGTCTAGTCAGTCTAGTCAGTCTAGTCAGTCTAAATTTAGTAGTTATGTGTCAGGGTGAGTGAGGGTCACTTGTGGATGTCGAGGTTATAGTTATCTATATAGTAAATAAGCTCATAATGAATAGGAGTTGTAAATGAGTATAATGAATAATAGTGGAATGAGTAGTGAGAGTAGTGAGAGTAGTGAAATGAGTTATATGCATCTTTACCAAGTGACTTATTTTAATAAATTATTTTTTCTTTGTTATTCGAGTTCGAGTGTTAATGGTGATACTTTTAAGTCTTTAGAATCTGATAGTTCGAACTTGAAGTTTAAAAGGGTCAGGACCTTTTTGCTGCCGTCAGGTAAAATCAAACGGTCGGATCAACTTGAACTATATAAGAGTCAGCTTGAAATTAAGATTAAGGAATCTTTAAGATCAATAAAGGGGTATTATAGAAGCCTACAAATCACTGATTTATCAGAATACGAACTTCTTATAATCAAGACCTCTGAGACTTTGGGTGCAGGAACGACTTTCAGCTCGGACTTCTTCGTAGAGTATATTCAGACTAATGATGAAGTCCCAGAAGAGATTTATATAAATAAGACCCAAGAGTCTAAAGCGAAAACCAAAGCACTAAAGGAATACGGTGGTAAACGAACTTTAACACCAGCACACAAGGAAGCGATCACCAAAGCTCAAAAAGGGATTCCTAAACCAAAGAGTAATAAGGGTGGTCGTCCGAAAGGCGGTAAATCTTCAAGACCTCATTTTCAGTTGAATCCTAAGACTCGGATTGTTATACTAGATATGCAAGGGGAAGTTCAGGCTCGTCATTTAAGAGGCATGAAAGGGTATGTGCTCAAAGAGTTAAAAATCAGTCTAGAGCTTTTTAGTAAGAATAGAATGACTCAACGGAAACTCGGATTAAGAGAATACCCTATGTATGCGGATGTAGTCAGATGGATTCCGTTATGGCAGAATGGTCGTCATAGTCATAAGTTTGGTTGGAGGATTTATCAGTTAGATGATTTCATTAAAATCACAGGAATTAATCCGTATGATGATTTTTCAGAGGATGAATTAAAGAGGAGTCTCAAGATAAGATTTCCTCTACACGAAGATGTTATAAAACACTTCAGTGGTTTGGGTCGTGAGCCTCAAAGGAAGCCCACGGATAAGCCACTCGATTTAGTCTATGACTAAAGATCGTCTAGCATAGCAAGTACATCATCGTCAGATGCAACTGGCTTTGGTTTCGGCTTTGGTTTTTCAACCTGAGGTTGAGGAGTCGTTTCCAGTTCAGGAGTCGGCTCAACTTTTGGCTTAGAAGCAGTACCAGCAGATGGTGTAGCAGAGTCAGCTTTCGCATTTGCTCCGCTTGTGTTACCTCTCTCTTTATATTCTTCAGTAATAACTTCAGAACCACTTAGAATTGCAAGTGCCTCAATAGGAGAACCAGCAAGAGTCCAGCGAAGATTTTTAAGTAACTTCTCATATGGCTCGTAATGATCAGGTGAAATGAATTCAGTCAAATCAAAACATTTTTCATCAACAACTTCGTCAGCTTCAGCTTCAGTAGCGAATGCCGCAGATGGTGCTTCAATAGTAGAACCATCATAGTTACGGAAACCAGCAACTTTTTGAGCATCAATTACGATATCAGCACCAAGCATAGGATCAAAAAGCTCAACACCTTTTTTACCAACTTTGAGTTGTGCTTCAGTAGGCTCAAGTGCCTTTTGGAACTTCTCAAACATCTTTACACCGTATTTCCAGTAGAACACTTTCCCGTTGTTTTCAGGATTTCCTGGATCATTGATTACAAGGATATTAGAGATGAATTTCGTTGAACGACTTACCTCTTTTTGTAAAGCTTTCGCCTCATCCGTACCAATGTCACCAAGTTCGTACCATAGCTTAGAAGCTGGACAGTCTTCCTGAATTGAAGCAGGAGATGGATTAATGAAGTAACGATATTTGTTACTTTTCTTGTTAAAGATTCTTACAGAGTGCTCGAAGATTCTTACAATAGGAGGAGTTGTACCACCTTTTCCCGGAAGAAGACGGATAACCGCTGTTCCATTTTGATTTTCATCAACTGTTAGTTTCCACTCACGAGGATCGTTATAATCCTTTTTATCACTCTTCTCACCAACACCTTTTTGTAATCCAGCTTTCATTGAACCCCAGTCGTATTTTCCCATATTTAGTTCCTTATTTTCGTTTTTATTTTGCGTAATATTTTTATATTTTCGTATTGTGTAGGACATTCAAGTAGACTTGAAAGCCCAAACTATTTTCCTAGATATCTGTGTAAATTACAGTCTATGCCATAACTTTTTTCATTGTTTCTCCTTATAGCTATTTAATGACTAAGTGACTAAAAAGCCACCTTATCAAGCCTAAAAAGTAGACTTTTTAGAAAGTCTTCGCTACTGATACCACGATTTTGAACGGATCATTTTCACTAGTCCAAAGGCTGATATAATTACCAGATTTAGGATTTTTGATCAATGAAACTTCATAACTACCAGACGGGATCTTATCGATATTTGTCATGGCAAAGGCAACACGATCTTCAGTCGAAGCATCCATGATATGGTCAGTTGTAGACTCATCAAGTAAGGTATTTGTCGCATCAAGCTTACAAACAGTGATACTACCGTCCTGAACTACGAAATACTCAGATTTCACTAAAGAAGCAATCTTCTTATAGCGGTCAAGCTCGTCTTTTGAGATATCGAAGCGGATTTGAGGTGTTTCAGCCAGTAGATTATCAAGAATCTTAGGACTAACATCAAATGCTTTCATCATATCAAGTTCAGTTGTACGATATCTCTGATGAGAAGTTTCAGTCTTAATGTCGATGATACCAGCATTGATCTCAATATTAGCATCATCATAAAAGTCAATAAGACTTAATAGGTCACTCAGGTAACTCACACCGAATTCACCAAACTCAGCCTCATCTAAAGCCTCTAGATCGACGAATGCGATCAAACTCTTGTCCTTTTGAGACACAGTTGATATTGGATATCTTAGAATGGCTGAGCCAGACACAGAAGTGAGTGATTTGAGCACTTTCCTCGTATTTTCATTTAACATTAATTTTCCTTGTTTTGGTTTGGATTAGTCTTCGATCTCTAACATTACATCTGCTAGCACTTTTGGAACCATTTCTTTAGCTATACGAGCAGCAAGGTAACGATCAGCACCTTTGATTTTCATGTCATCAGCGAAGATTTGAATGTATTTCTCACAGATAGTATTCATGTTCGTTGAATTTGAAGGAGCGAGCTCGATTTCTTCAGCGATACCACCAAGTGCATCAGCCATAGCTGAATTAACAGGAGAAACTGAAAGAGCCTCAGTTTGAAGTGATTTAGCATATGCCACAAGTTCGTTACGGAAGTCAAGAATTACATTAGCAGAGATTTGCATATTTTACCTTTTAGTTTTAAGTTACAGTAATTATACCGTAACTTTGCTTAGATTAAGCTTAAATTTAAGTCATGTTTTAAAACTTTTTAAAAGTCCGACCGTTGTATTTGTTTATAAGTATATTATACCGTAATCTAGCTTAATACAAGCTTAGTTTTTAAATCTTTTATCATTACTTGAATATCACGATTTAAAGACCGCTTGTCATAACACTCAATCTTCAGGACTGAGATTATATCTTTAAGTTCAAATCCCTTAGACTTAGCATCAAGAACCAATTTTGAAAACCGCTTTTGGGCATCAGTATTATATCCCTGAACTCGGCATTTCATTTCAGAAACACTTCGTACTTGAGATATTCTGTAGTCTTTATTCTGATCACGGTCGTCAATGGCTATGATATGCTCTATTAGATCCCTCACGGACTCTGGAATAGAAACTGATACCTTAGCATTGTACGAGTAGTGAACACGGATATAGGCAATTATAGACCAGCCATGAACAAATAGGAATTCATCCTTGAAAAAGTCATAACGAGTCTCAAACTTTGGAATATCAGTTCCGGCATGAGTGTTATCCGTTGAATAAGTGTCAGCTCTTAACCAAACCATCTTATTGTGCATATTTGAGTTTGCCCAAACACCAGTGTCGATTTGTGGGATAATACACTTATCCCATATCAACTTTTGCAAGGCGGTTGAAAATATGATTTTCATTTAAGTCCTTTTACTTTTAAGATACTATATTATACCTGAAAACAACTTAAAAACAACTTAAAAACTGTCTAAATGTCAATTTCCTTTTCAATAATAGGGAATCCATCCTTGAAATAGCTTTCAAGTCGTTCAAATGAGTGCTTGAGGATGTAATTCTTATTTTGTACCTTACCGTTCTTTAGCTTTTTACTGAAATCATCAACGAAATCAAATAATCTCATCATGTCTTTATCGCCATGTAGTCGCATACCACGACCAGTTGACTGCCTAAGACGGACTGATGATTTAGTGCTTGAGGTCATAAAGATATTATGTAACCGCTTAATATTCAGTCCAGTTGAGGCAGTACCATATGTCGCAATGACAATAGCCTCATCAGCATTTTCAACATAAGCCCTGATGTCATTTCTGATATCACCCTCTACTGATCCCTTGATAAGATAGATATTGTACTTAACTAAAGTATCAAATCTTTCCTCAATCTCCTTAGCACTGAAATGCTTTGATAATGCTTTCTTGTCCTTAGGGGTCAATGGATTAGTAGTGAATATTTTCTCAGGTTCAGCCTCAAAACACTTCTTGACTTGCATAGGAGTACACTTCTCAAGGACATATGCGGAGTCAATACCGAATTTGTTCTGTAGTATCAGTGTCAATAAGAATTCACCATGTGAAATCGTATTATAGAGCACTAGAGTATTCCCAAATTTCTTAGTCGCACCAATAGCCAATTTAGCAATGAAGTTGTTACGAGCAAAATGCTCCTCAACGAATTTCATCTCTTTTTGGTAATTCATTCGCTTAACGAGTTTTTTCTCATCTTCAGAATAGTTCAAATACCACATGTTGATCTGTACTGGTGTAGCTAATCCCCTTTCAATCAATCCTTGAGGATTGATTATTTGCTCAGACTTCCCTAATGTAGCAGCAAGAGTAAATCTATGCTCATGATTAGTAGGAAGTGTCCCAGTCAAGCCAATTTTATATTGACAATTTGAGCTAATTTCAAGTAGGTGTTGGAGTGAATCACCTGTCGCCAAGTGAGCCTCGTCAATAGCAACATACCCAAGACCAAGGAATCCGTCTTTTTTCATACGAATAGCTGATTGCCATGTACTAATTGTCATAGGCTTATCAAAGTGTTTTTCTTTACCACCATAGACCAAGTGAAGATATTCATCAACCACTTTCTCAGGGTCAGGATAATTCTTACTATAATCTATGAAGTCAGACCTCATCTGTTCGGCCAACCCGATATTCGGAACGATTAATAACCCTTTCAAACCGAGTGACTGCCAAGCATGCATCATTATGTACAGGATTAGTGATTTACCAGCACCAGTTGCCGCAACGAGCACCTTTCGAGGCTGGTTCAGGGCAATATATACAGCATTAAGCTGATAATCGTATGGTGGAAAGGGTAAATTCAATTCAGCAACAATCTCATTCAGAGTTTCAAGTGTAACGGACGGAGCCTCTTTAATAGGGACATAGTCCTCGATCAAATACTTACCGAATTTCTTGATTACAACTTCAACCAACCCTTTTGGGATCTTGATATTCATTTCAGGAGTCATCTCAAAGAAATGCCTTTTACCGTCAAATACACCAGCTCTATATGAGGGCATGAATTTGTAACCCTCAACAAACACTGACAGTGATTCCATCATCTCAAGTTTTATAGCTAAACTTTCATCAGGGTCCATGTCACTGAAATCAACGATTGAGTGGGACTCATTCAGGTCATAAATCTCCATTAATAGCTTCCTTGTTTGAATTTTTCCCAGTCAACGATAGTTTTCAACTGCCAACCTAAAGAGTCAAGCCCTTTCAGGGTCAACTCAACTTGTTCAACTAATGTTTTCACCGTTTGGACTTTCATCTTTTGGTCTAAATATTCGAGATCCTTTTCTATGAACTGCTTGATTTCAGTGTTATTGAGAGTGATATTGTACTCATTCTTGTAGTACAAGTATTTCTCAGTCCACATGCGGTCAAGCTTATTACTGTAGATATCGAACTTTTTCTTTAGAGTGAAATATGAACTTTGATAGAATCCAACGACACCAACCAACTCAATGAGTTTGCGGTCAACATCCTTGAGTTCAAATACTATGAACTCGTTATATTTCTCAAAAAGAGTCTCCTCGAGAGGCTTCTTTTCTTCAGTCATAACTCGCGACCATAAATACTACTCCAGTAGATAAAACTACTACACCGCCAAGTAGTGCTGAAACGGCATATATGACACTATTCCATAAAGCCATACCAATACTGAGCCCAGATGGCCCAAAGCTGTATATAGCTGTAATTCCAGCTCCTAGCCACCATGTAAAAAAGGCTACCATACCAGTGGAGAATAATACGATACCGATAAGCCCGAGGATTCCGCTACTATTTGAAATCATGAATTTGGATTTCTGACCCAAGCTGAACATCGATTTGTTCCTTGTCTTAAATTTATTTCTCATTGTATCTCCTAATTGATATATTGTAAGGTGGTATTAAAGCCACTGAATAACTCTGCTCCGTACTGTTCACAGAACATAGACCCAACATCATTTTCCCGAGAAGTTCATTTTTAAGCCTTTGTTTGAATATTATGCTGTATATTGACTTAAAACTTAGAAGGGAATAGCCTCGCAGCAATCTTTTTCCAGATCGGAGCCTTTTTATACACAGTTTTGGGTGTGTAAGGAAAACTCTTGATATAATGTCTTGATTTTATTGTTGACATATAGTTTCCTGGATAGATGGGATCTTCAAATAGAGTCCCATCTAAAAACCAAGCACCGGAGTCATCTTTGAACACTCTTGAGTCACGATTATTTTGATAAAGCATAGTCCCATCACCATACTCACTAACATCATTCCACTCATTATCTTCACCAGTCAAACCGCCAATTATCTTGTAGTTAGCAAGTTCTTTGAATATGTTGATCACATAAGGAGCAGACATTCCTGAATGACCTTGTCTAGCAAAAACCTCAATTAATTCAAGGATATTATCATAAGCCCATTTATTCGGTCCACCGTTTGGATCTTCATCATCCTCTTCTTCAGTGAGCCATTGAAGTTCTTTAACAGCATGTTGGTATAAGTTTGAAGTTTTCGGGTCAAATGGTACAGCCTCGGTCATACCAGGCTCACATTCCTCAGTTTCCACTGGCTCACATTCCTCAGTTTCCACTGGCTCACATTTATAGACAGTCTCCAGTTCATCATTGATTTCTTTATGACTCTTCAAGCTTCACCTCCGCTATTTCATTTTGTCGCTTTATTCGCTTGATTTGTTTCTCACTGTATCCCTCAAACTCAGGTATTTCTTGATCATATAGAGCCTCAAAAACATATATTGAATTCTTAGTAGCTACTGTGAGAAACACACTTTCTTCCTTGTACTCATAATTGATGCTTTCAATTCTTGAAGATGTAAGGGTGCTCAGTCTAATGTCACTGATTGACATATATCCAACTCTTTCGAAGCTGATTGACATCATCATGTTCAAATCTAGCTTACCAAGGGTTCCCTGAAATATTTCAGCCATAGCTGGATTATCAGTAGTTTTTAATCTTGCAATTACCATTTTAATTTTCCTTTGAATACAAATCTGAAAATAGTTTTCAGGTCATATACGAAATTGTGATAAATCAGTTCTCTTAGAGTGAATTTATCAATTGGGAACATTAGTTCCTCTAAGCTTTTGCGAGAAAGTCGATTAAGCACAGCACGACGGTGAGATGGTAAAGTTTTATCATAGTATGAACGAACCTTGCCGTGTTCAATCCAATCTTCAAAATAACCAATTGAATTTCCTTCTTCGACACGAGCCCAAAACTTCATTGAGAAGTCATTGCCGTATGTTTCAAGCATCAACTCTCTAAGGTTTTTTGAATGGTTGAACATGCTACTCTCTCTGAACATCATTTCAACCAACTCTTCGGGAGTAAATCGTGGATCAGCAATCATAAGCTTCACTATATTAATAGTGTTGACAGAACTAAAATTGTTCGGATTAATACAGTCTTTATGGATTTCGTAAAAACGACTCATTAATAGGTCATAAGACGGTTGTCCACGAAGTTCCCCAATCTTAAAAAGACCAAGGTTTTCGTATTTGTTGAATAGGTCAACATTTTCACTAAATAAGCGAGCACCCATCATGGTCCAGTTGATATTCTTTTGGTAATAATCAAGAATAGCTTCATCAATAGTGATATGGCGACTCAATTCTCTCCAGTTGATTTTATCAATCACAGGGTCAATTTTTGGTTTTACCTTTTCAAGTTCAGTAAAGAAACATTCTATTTTCATTGATTCGCAGTTCATATTAATCCTCCAAGAGATCTTTTAGGTTTTCAAGAGCATCTTCCTCATTGCCAAACCAGCCGTCCTGATGGGTTTGATCCATCTCCTCACTAAATGCCATTAAATTGCCTACATCAAAACTCTCTTGTTTGATTTCAAGTTTATCAACATCTACCCAATATACTGTCATTTCAACTTCCCTTCAGCAATAAGCTTATTGATTATCTTCATATTTTTCATAACACGACCATAGTATTCTTTATTGTTCCATCCGCCATTGTAACGGCTGATTGACTTGAAATAAGGATTCCACATCTTCTGCTTTACAGCATAATTATAATTATGTCTTATATAGAAACCAGCTAGAATACAGCTGAACTGAGTACTGTTGATCAGTTTCTCTTTGATTTGCTTATCGCTCAAGGCTGATAACCAGCTTAATTCCTTAATCCGCTTTTGCATATCACGAATTGTAGCCAATTGCATTTGCATAGGTCCGAGACTCGCACCATCATCACCTTTGTTATTGACCCCAGCGGATGATTCAGTCAACATCATGCTTGCCATAGCCTTTTCAAAGGTCATACCGTCCTTGCCTTTGGTGATTTTACCAATAGAATAAGCAATTTGTAAGTTTGTCAGTTGTTCCTTAGAAAGGGCATAAGCCTTTGTAATAAACAGTGCTGACATAGCTAGAGATACTATGAGTTTCTTCATTATCTTGACTCCAAAGCTTTGGAAACCGCTTCAAAGTGCTCAAATGCTTCTTTTCGCTCACGGGCGGTTCTACGAGTCTGAGCAATTTCTCCGCTCATATCCTGGTCATTAAGGATGCTAAGTACCTTTGCACTAAGCATCAGTCCTGAATCGCCATAACGATGGCGAGTAGTCCCTAGAACAGCACTTAGACGACCATTCTCTACGAAGCCGAACTCATATTTGTTCATATCATCAGGATTTGTACCACCCTCAATACGGACGATACCAATTTCCTCAACACGAACTTCACGATTAATGGATATATCAATCACTAACATTAAACCACCTCCGCGAATTGTAGGTTACTCGGGATCGTAGTAAGGTATTCTTCGAGAACCCAGTACAAATCAGCCTCAAAATTATCCCGAAGAACTTTCAGGTCTTCCTCATTCTTACAAGTAGACTCAAACACTTTACCATCACGAACCTCAACACCAAGAACACCTTTGTCTTGAAGTGAGCTCAGATAACCAGCGATTTGGCGATTTGATAGATCTTTCATATTAGTACGAAGATCCTCAATACACTGCCAGCTATAATTGTCATTCAGTAAATCTCCAGGAGTCTTGGCACCACAGCCATTTTCACCCATGAAACCTTTGATAAACCTTTGTTCGTTTACTGTGAGAGGGTAACTCTCACTTGAATAATCTTTTAACATGTTAATCCTTTTTAGTTATACTATATTATACCTAAAATAAGCTTATAGTAGGCTTAATTATTATAAAAATCTTCAAATATTTCTTCAGAACAAGCGGGACACAATTTTTTATAATCATCACTAATATCATCAACATCAACCGCTTCAAAATTCAAATAACTATTGTATTGCTTCATCCCTAGATATTCAGAACAAATCTTGGCCATATCAGCTCCATGTTCACCATCAACGAATTTCGTGAATTTAGTCTCAGACTCATGAATTTCACACATACAACGATCACATCGGATAAATTTAGTGCCTCTTACAACACCAGCAATCCCTTTCTCGTAATGTGTACAGTCTTTAAAGTAGGCTTTCGCCTTGATTTTGAAGTTATAGTTCATGTCAGATCCTTGTGATTTTGTGTCCAATGACACGGTTCTTAGATCCACCTGAATGCTCAATCTCAGCCATGTCCATGTTAGCTTGTTTGATACCAACTTTGGTTATTGTACCTCTTTTGAGTGTAGTATTTTTTGCAAATGTATATGCAAAAACAACCGTCATCCCAACTTCAAGAGTATAACCCTCAAAATCTTTCATTAGATCAAACCAGATTGTTTATTAAGATATTCTTTGAACCAATTTGCGGCCTTTTTGCTAATTGGCCCAGCAACTTCTCTCATCTCCAGTCCACTCGCCACCATGGTGTCAAGTTCCTCTTTGATGACATCACCTTTGACCCATTTTACGAAGTCTCCAGTACCACCAATTATAGCTGGTCCACCTGCAAAAACTTGTTCAACACCTTGATTCAGTCGGTTTTCAGTTACTGAGTATTCAACGAATTCTTTGATATTCGCCATCTTTTCCGGATCAACTGATGCCAGTTTTTTAACTTTTGAAGAACTATGTTTTTCGCCCTTGACTTTAAAGCGGACAGTAGACCCATTAAATGAGCATTCCCATACGATCCCCTCACCGATTGTATTGTAATCCTCAGACTCGGGATCAGTTCTACCGAAGAATGCGCCAATAGGGCAGATTCTTTCGACTTCTTCAGTCAGGTTGATAAGAGTGTTCTGAGCCTCAGCTGGTTCAGCTAGATTAACAGCAATTTTCCATGTAGGGAAATCATTGATATTATAGATGTTCTTAGAGTGGTCACACTCAATGGTTGAGATATCAACCCATTCAGCAGCACCGTCTTCAACATTAGCATGTGATAGTTTAGCACCGAATAGTACGAACATCTTGTCAAGCCCTGAAACAGCTACACCCTTTTGAATGTTACCACCACAGAACTCACCATATAGTGTTACAGTTCGCTCACCAACTTCAAGTTCACCTATTTTCAGTACAAGGTCACAAGCCATTCTAGTGAATTCTTCTTTACGAGCCGTGCCGAAGAAGCAAAAGCCAGCATTGTCTTTTTCAATTGAAAGGACATTTCCCTTAGATTGAAACCAGTCGTTACCGTCTATATCTAGGCAGTATGAGGCATTCGTACCGTGAATCTTACAAGTTCCCTTGAATGCGACTGTAGGGTATTGAATTCCCTTGTCGTAAATAGCCTCACCAGCCTCATCTACTCCCACGAATCTTACTTGATGTTGTAGGTCGTGAACCGCATTGCGAAATTGCCCGATTGATGGCATTTTAATTAGTTTTTCCATTGAATTACCTTTCTTTGTTATGGTGTTATACCATAATGTTGCTTAGAGTTAGATTAATCTATCTCTTCCATATCTTTTAAGTGAGCATCAACGATCTTTCATTCGTTTTAATGTCAGTAGATTATACCCCATGCCTGAGTTTCTGAGTTTCATAAGCTTATTATAAGCCTCTGAATCACTAGTGTCCTCAAACATTTCCTTCAATAGACCCTGATTTTACTGTCTGCTGATTCTAAGTAATATTATGCAATCCTTGTGGAAGCCATTTTCAGAGCCAGTTTTTCGTTGTCTAATCTGAGATTAGCAATCTCAACACGGTTAAAAATCAGCTTAGAGATTTCATACTCAACTTCTTCAGGAACTCCACCAATTTGTAAGTTACCGATTTTCATTAAGTCGTCGTCTGTAAATGTAACCAGTTTATCGAATTCAGTAATAACACGGTTTTCGATCTTGCCATTAAGTTGTAAGTCAATTGAGATGTTCATATTAAGCCTTTTAAGTTTTGATATAGTATATTATACCTAAAGTTAGCTTAGAGCTTGCTTAAGATTGATAAGAAATTTGGGGATATCGGGGAAACCCCGATTTTTATTGGTGACCATCCATTCTATAGAAAGTCTCTTCAGACACAAGTTCTTTTGTGATAGAAGATAAGTAGTATGCATGTTTCTTTCGCTGGCGAATCGTATGTCCTGGTCGTTCCCAGTAAATCCGCTTTTCACGGTCAATCTCAATGGTTTGAGCAGCAACACGAACCGCTTTAAATCCCATGAGTTTTGCGATTCTCATAGCTTGTTCAAGGTGAAATTCCATGACTTGTTGTTCATGGCAGATTATCACTACATCTTCATCTAGAAATTCCATATGAGATAATAATTGAACTAACCCTGAGGTGGTCTGTCCACCACCACGACCGCGAAGTGGTACTGCTAGTCGATCCAAGTCAAAATTAATCATCAGATATCTCCACGAAGCAACTTTCAATGAACTTCTCAATCTCATCAGTACCAGTTTCATCATTTCTGAACTCATACTCATAATTACCGAATGCAATTTGGCTTCTTACGAAGTCATCAAAGCTATTTTCAGCATGTTCAATGTTCTCACGAAGCACTGCAACTACTGTGTAGTCATTTGCCTTACACCAGTCATATTCATTTTGAGTTCTGATATCACTGATAATGATATTTGGGACATTCAGTAGCTTAACTTCTTGGCCGAGCATACGGACGAACATACCATCTTCAATGTCTCTGAGTTTATTCAGACTCAGCCAAATCTCACGAGGTGTCTTGGTGATAAGTTCACCAGCAACTGTAATGTTAAGAGGCTTTTCTTTCACTTCGGGTGCATAATCCCGCTCAAACCAAGGATAAATCTTTACTGCTAATTTTTTCAGTTGGTCAGAAAATGACACCCTTGTATAATCATATTTCTTTGTAAATACATCTACAACAAAATCTTTACCGACTCCGGCTTGTCCCATAATAGCTATTTTCATTTGAAGTTTTCCTTATATTTTTTATATGCTTGCTGCATCTTAAAGTGTCTAGTAGACCGCTCTTCTGAGACAAACAGCCTAGCGAAGAACTCTTTTTGGCCAGGTTGATTGGACCATACATCATATGACATAGGCTCACCAGCAAATCCACACTCTTTTAGATAGTCATTGTAACCATCACGAAGCAGTTGCTCACACTCCTTTTTGGACATTTTCAGTGCTGAGCAAGTTTCCTTGATACGAACACCTTGATAGTTTGTTTTGTATTCTTCAAATGATAACTTAACCATATGGATTTACCCACTTGATCGCCATTTTGGGATTAACAAGCCCTTGACTAACTGCTGAGCGAACATAATCGTCCCATAGTATAACAAGTTCAGGTTTTTCAACTACAACCCCTTGCTTCCGCTTCGTAGTTACAAGTAACTTAAATGATTTGATTATAGTCTTTTTATTGAAGTGCATTTTTACCTCTCTCGTATTCATATTTTATTTCAGCATCAGTTCTGACACCGTTGTCCATGATGTATTTCAGTGCTTTTTCGTAAGCTTGGAAGTCTGTTTCAGCAACAAATTTCCAACATTTACCTATTGTGACACAATAGAGGTAGTCTCCGCCCCCATCAATGTCAACCGTGATTTTGTTTTGTTCATCAAGAACTTCCTTCGCAGTCACTACTCGTCTCCTAACAAATCAATGTCAAATGTCCAACGACCGGATCTTTCCATACGAGATGAAAACTCAACACCATTTTGTTCAAAAGATTCACGAACAGCTCGCTCATCAATTTCATCAATAGTGAATAAAATAGATGTTGAGAAAGTATCAATCAACACTTCTTCCTCCAAAGTCACCTTTGATAAGAGGTTCAGAAGTGTTGAGATCTTGTGTAGTTTTAATTGGATGTTATTCATTTTAAGCCTTTTCAGATAATATACTATATTATACTATAATGTAGCTTAAACCTTGCTTAACTTCTACGACCTACGAGGATTTCCAGGATATGTTTGACCGAGTTTTCACCAACTTCAACAATGTGGTACGGAATACCGTTTTTATCCATCATGTCTTGAACTTGTTCATCGAGTGCTTGTGCTTGCTCAAGTGTTTGTTCACGACCATACTCTTGATATCCATGCGCATCAGTATTTCTTTTCAGGAATATGTTTACATGCTCATAAGAATTCCATAGTGCTAATAAATAGTCTCGGAATTGTTGAGCCGGAAAACCGTCCTTTTCTTGTAGGTAAACCAAACCAAGTAGGAATGGGCCATCATGGATTAGCAAATCAACCTGATCTTTGAGTTTGAATAAATGGTGATGTTGTTTAGCTAAAATGTATGTCTGATCTTTCAGACGATAAAAGTCTTTACTAAACACCAAGTCTTTTGCGTACTCAGTGATGTATTCAACTTTAGAACCAGTTTTCTTCAGTTCATGAAATATTCCCGCAGCAGTCGTGGACTTTCCAAGCCCTGGACCACCGAACAAGTTTAAATTAAGCATATGTGAATTCCTCCTCGAATAGCATAGTTCTAGCCTTATCAGGATCAACTGTTTCAGCGAAGCCCTTGATATGACCATTTTCATATGGTTGAGAACCATCAAATTCAACTTTATTGAAATAAAGTGGATAAGCTTCAAAATTACGGAAGCCGACCATTGATCTCTTATTTGGTGTTGATACTGGAACTCCATGGAGCATCTTAGTATTGTCAAATATCACCATATCACCAGGATTCAGTTCAAGATTTGAAACCTCACCATCTTTCCCCTTGATTTGTAACCCAGCACCAGCATTTTCATTTTCAGTTATCATAACCATCACAAAGCGAGGGATCAACCCATCTTCAAGATCAATATAATCTTTATCCCATTGCCCTTTGAAGAACTCGGAATCAACATGGAAAGGAAGAGCATTGTCCCCACCTTGTCTATACCGTTGCCAATTCATTAGTGACTTTGTATCACTCATATCTTCCCCGAAGAAGTAGCTTAGAATATCATTATACTGCATTTGGAGACGCATAAGGTTTTTGTTTTTGCCTTGCATCTTCAAGAAAGGAGCATGTTTAGGCTCGCCAATAGTGCTCATAACAGCATCGCCTGTGCGATCAGGGTGGTTTTCACGAGGTCTGTAAAGCTTTTGAGTAACTGCGACATCACTGTATGAAGCACTGATCGCATCTAATTCAGCTGTAACACCCTCCAGCGAAATACCAAGTTCAATATCAAGAGCACGGTGCACATAGGCTCCATCCTCAGATAGTGCCTTATTGACTGATTTTAGATTTATCATTGCTTAACTCCATTGTAATAGATTGTGAACTTACGAAACTTTGAATTGGCGATAGCACGGACAAACTCAGGCCCACAAGCATCAAGATTAACTTCAATATCGGGTGTTTTTATACCCTTTGGAAGCTTCATGTTCTTTGCGGCAGTGTATGCAACTGTCACTCTCATGTAGTCATAAAGTAAGTTGTCTTCAGTTGGAATACCATTATCAGTAAACAACCTTGTCATTTCTTCAACCATTTCAGTGTAGTCAGTGCGACCCTCTTCAATGAATGTGTTTACACGAGCGACGAAGAACTTGAAATAACTATGTACAAAATCTACATCAGGAAAAACCAAACGGTCAAAGTTCTGAACACCAAGTGATTGCTTCAGCTTATTTTCAACAACAGCATACCCTTGAGCACCGCTGAAATCATATAGGTGTAAGTTTGTCACATGGTGATTGTAACCGCCCATAGTAACATCAGGGTCAATCTCATCTTGTAAGAACTGAAGTATCATCTCTTGGTAGAAAGTCCACTCAAAAATGTTAATTGAGCCAAATCCCCAAAGCACATCACCTGAACGAGACTTAACATTCATGTGTAACCGCTTGTCAGGAGTTACGAAGAAGTCCATAATCAGGTTACATGGGCGATCTTTAGTAGTTTCAAGGCCATAAACCTTTCTCAGATTCACAGCAGTATCAAGGTTTGTGTCATAAATAGCAGTTACAGCACGACGAGTATAAAGCCCCTCATTTCTGAATTGCTGAATAACATCATCAATCTGGTTACCATTTTTGATTCTCTCGGGATAACCGCCTCGCCATGTTTCACCATCATCAGCATAATCTCTAGCACGAGGTAAAAAGAATTGTAAATAAGGGTCAATTGCATTATCACCAGCGAACACCCAGAATGTTTCAGCGATAGTAGCAAAGATGTTGCTATCACGGCCAACTAGACTTAAATGTCTAGAACGAGGATTTTCAATTTCAACGAATGCATTGTAAATCGTACTAATGTCACCGTTCCTAGATGGGGATCTATAACCCTCTGAAATCAGTGCATCAAGCGACTTGTACACAACCTCGTTTATTGTTTTTCCTGTTATATGTTTCATTTAGCTTCCTTATTTTTGATTACACGACGATATCGTTGTTTGAGTGATGAAAGTTTGACTGATGTATCACCAATTTCAATTCTTTCAGTATCATAGTTGATCGTGAATATATTTGAGTTGTAAATGGTTCGAACCATTTCAGCAACTTTGGTATATTTCGCGGCAGTTTCCTTTTGGTTAGTGAATTTGACCTTTGACTTCTTTTCGGTTTTCAGGTATGATCTACCCTTAATCTTAGTTCCGTTAGCATAACTAACGGCCATAAGAGCCCACATTGCCTTTGGGAATAGAGAGCGATGTGCATCCTCACGAAGATACACTAATTCGGTCTCTTCTGGGAAATCACTGGCACTAATATTGATCGTAACATTCTTCCCGGAGACATCACCGTTTGGCATTACTCTAGTCAGTGCTTTATGTAGCTTAGGAAGTAGGTGCTCAATGCGAAATGCTACAACTGCGACCAAAATACCATCACGACCATAACAGCCTTGAAGATATATACCACCCTTTGAATATTTCTCATATGATCTCCAAGTGAGATTGTTGAAGATGCCCTTTCCACCAAACTTGCCTTTCTCAGACATAGTTTCATTTTTGACCTCAACGAATGTTTTTCCGTGTAAGCCATCCCAGTCATGCTTTCCCTCAACTGGTTTTGCATGTATCATAGCTAATGTCGCCATCTCACGAATAGTATCACCACCGCCAGCAAGTAACATTTTCGTAGAAACCTTTTGGTATTCTCTTTGCTCTTCCATTGTGTCAAACTCATAGTGTTCGCCAGTTTGCATATAGTGTACTACACATTTCATAAGATTCTTCATTATGCAACCCCATACTTCGCATAAACTGCATTACTAATTTCTTTCCATTCAACCTTGTTCACTTTTTTGAACTCACCAGCGATTCTACCATAAGTGTCTTTCACTGAAGAAAGTCCACCGATTATCATCGCCATTGTCATTGCTATTGGTGATATCACTATGAATGTTATGTAGGTTGTGATTGCATAGAAATAAAAGTTCTTTGCCATTGCTAGGTTGTAAGATTTCATTTTAAGCCTTTGTTTAAATATACTATATTATACCGTATATTACCTTATATTAACCTTAAAATCACTATATTAACCTTAAAAGGTTAATAACACCATTTTAAGGTTAATATAAGGTTAGAACCACTCATCTAAGTCCGCTCCAGGGGCTTTCGCTTCAACTGAGGGACTTTCAAATGACTCATAAAATGTATTATAATCAAAGTCTTTTTCAAAGAATCTTTCAACAAGATAACCTCTTGATTCATCAATGTCAATACGAGTGACCGTGTCATTTTCTTTAGCTTGTTCTAGCCAATATTTTTGTGAGTTGATGATGCCCTTGTTGTCTTTCCAACCAGGAGCATTTTCAGCCCATTCCATACCACGACTCAACTTTCCTGATCTGATATTAGTTCTCATCAAGAAGTCTTCACATTTGTCGTAAAAACTCGCTAGAATATGAACTTCATCAGCACCAGCATTGTGAAATGTCTCAGGACCAGCAATCTTACTGCGGTTGTTAAAATAACCCTCAAATACTACTGTTTCAGCCCCACGAGCTTTCATTTCAGTGATAAATGCTGATCTTTGATCCCAAGATGAACACATACCAGTGTCAAGGCCAATCCATTTACGACTTCCGTCAAACTTACCAAAGATTACAACTCCATTTGAGAAGCGAAGTCCGACTTTTGTAGTGACTTGCTTGTCACCATTTTTCTTAGACTTCTTAGTATATGTGAATTCTACATCTTCAACATCGAACTTAGATTCTAAGTAGTTTACAAGGACAGTAACCCTTGTCGATTTACCAGTTGCATTTGCACCGATGTAATTTATAACTCTCATTCAGACTCCTTCAGCCATTCGTCAATTTCAGGTTTTGCTTCCCAGAAGAATTCATTTATCTCTTCTGGGATAGCCTTGCCAATGTTTTTGGCGGTTGTTGCAAGGTCAGGAACAGATCCAATGACCCAAAATAGTGTCGTTTCTTTAAACAACTCAGGATGAAAATCAAGTATATGCTGATAAACTTTTGCCTCATACCTATAATGGAATGTGATATCATCAATCTTGACATTCTTCAGTGTTTTTGAATAAGGGTAACCGCTTTCGTGCCATACAAATTCATACTGAGAATAATCAGCACCCATTATGTCAAGTCTTTCAAACATATAAGCTCGTTTGTCAACTCCTACATTGACAAGGTGTATTTTCTTAAGATTTTTAGGACGATCCCTCGATAGACCCAACAATACTGATGTTGTTGAGTTTGCTGAACCAAACGGTATGACCAATTCCTCAATATGATCAGGAAAGTTCTTAGTCTGATAAGCACCGACATCGTGAAATGCTAGAATTTTTTCAGGTCCATTGAACTCTAATTTATGATCTAGTGTGATGTCCCGCTCAATCGTAAACGAATTTGGGAAGTCTTTCATAATATCACGAACTCTTCGCTGAATATTCACATTGAAGCCTGAGCCCATTGTCGTTTCATATTCAGTTCCGAACATAGTAGCGAATAGTGGCAAGTCCTTAGTTGATAAACTTTTATGACTTGAACCACCAGCAACTTGAATACATCTCAGGCCATAGTGGTGTGCCATTGCCGCAGTCATGGGTGTTTGAGGTGAACTGTTCACATTTGTAGCATGGATTACAGTATCAACCCCAGCTGGGCGAGTTTCAAATAGGTGTAGAAGTTGTCTACATTTTGAACCGTTGATTGTATTGATACCAAGGAGGGCAAATTTGTCTTCCCTTTTGTACCACATACCATCTGACTTCTTTTCTACGGGAGTAAGAACTTTCATATAATCAGCCCATCGTTCAGCCCCATCAGGAATTACACTGTCATGTGTGTCGTCATTTATAGACTGTCTTTCATTCATAGCCACTCCTCCGTTATATCTGGTGATTCTATTTTAACCTTTTTAGGCTTTGGTGTAGGTGGTTTGCCATACCATTCAATTGCACGGTTTTCATAGTTCTTAAGAAAGTCATTCTTGAACACAGGGTCGTACATTTCCATCATAGGCACTTGACCTGTCAGCCTATACCAATTTTGTTTAACCTTAACCAATCCGGGATCATTTTCCTGAATCTCAAGTCGAAGTTCTTCAGGGAGATAAGCCTCCCTGGCTTCCCAAAAATCTTTGAAGTTGATGCTCATACCGTCAATCTCATACCAATCACGAGTTTCAGCCTTGAGGATGCGGTCATGGAACATATCATTATAGACATTCGCATAACGACGATTGACCCTATGCCACGATTTGTAACAACAAAGTGTGCTCTCTAAAGTGTAATAATTTACATCTTCAATGAAGTCAGTACCAGCGAACCGCTCTTTGGCTTCGCTCATAAGAAGTTCACCCTCTTTTTCAAGCCAGTTCATAATCTCTTTGGTGTGACCATTTTCAAGACCAGGAATCAGTATTTCGTTTCGCTTATCAACATCCATGTCGTCACGACCGAGCACCTTACAAAGACCATTCCTATGTGATTTGGAGCCTGACTTATCATGTATCAGTAATGTATTACAATCAATGTTCAGCCCTGAAATCTTCAGATACTCAGTATATGAAAATGTAGAAAGGCGACCATACATGAAAAAGTCATTATAAACAACATCCCATAAAGCCTCGAAGTTTTTATATGGATCATCAGAACTACAAATATCACCAAAATACTCCACTTGAGTCTTACCATTTAACAACTCCTTGTAATTTTCGAACATCTCAACGAAGTGCCCCTTTTGGTAACGACGATCAATATCATAATCTAAGTTTCTCCAATATTCCCTATGCCATTTTTCCATGACTTCGGGATCAGTATCAACTGTTGGGAAGTGATTGAAAATAACCCAAGATGTTAGAGGATTCTGTGTTGCGCCATTAATGAATGCAAACCACAATTTCGTTTCAAGGTCCCATTTGTACTTGTTAGCTAAAAATGGCATAACATAGTAAACTGCACCTGGATGTGATTTGTACTCAAGGTGAAAACCATAGAATCTCAGGAAAACCTCCCGCCTAACTTTTGGGTCACGAAAATCCATACCTTGTTCAAGGTCACTGATCTCCTCAACACCATTCAGTTCTGTGAACCGCTTTAAATCCATATTAATCCTCCGATGCTAATATCATACTTTCAAATTCATCCCAATCACCGAATGGGAATCCATCAGCCTTATTTATTCCACTTTTGATGTGAAAACAATTACACTCAGGTTGGTGAGCCTGAACCGCTTTCAAGTTCTTTTTATAGTCATCAATGAACCAGTCCATTGTAATGTACTGCTTGTCAGATGTTGAAATAAAACCAGAACCCATGGGGAAGTGTCTTTTAAGGAACATTCTCTTTGAGTTCTCATGTTCAGGAAAACAAGTGCTTATAAAAAGGATTGTGTATCCTCTGTCACTTAACCGCTGAAGTACATCAATTGCATCTTGAAACGGTGGAATCTTGTCATAAAGATCAGGTTTTTTCCAAAATGATAGCGGATCGTTGTGTCGCTTCATAAGGTCTTGAAGATCATTATTCACTTCATCAATTTCTTCACTGATATCATGTCCAGTTAGATCACGATACCAATTTTGCCATGGTGTAACAGAGTCACATAAAGTCAGGTCTACATCGACCCCTATAATTTTATTTTTCATATTTCTCCTATTTCTCTACTACAAAGTTAAATGTACTAAGAAGCCCTTGCTCTTCAGCCTCGACTTGAGTCATTTCCATTTCTTCATCATCCCAGTTTCGGCTAATGAAATTATGAACAGCATCATATCCTAAGAAACAAACACCCTCTTGACCAATATCCCATTCACACTCGATACCCAATATAATTAAATCTGTCATGTTAGTCCTTTTTAGTTATTCTATATTATACCTAAAAACATCTTAGGGACAGCTTAAATTATAGAACTTCTGCTATGAATTTTTCCATAAGCCTTTGAGTCGAGCCCTTACCAGCATTGTTCATGAACTTCTTGAATCTCAGACTTGAAAGTGTTCTTACTTGAGAAATGTTAGCAACACCACTAACTAGCTCTACAGCGAAGCGGTTTGTTGATTTTTTGAGTGATGTACTGAGAAAGAAGCCTACGGGAGTTCCCGAGTTCCTATTATATTCATCAGAACTGATCACCACGAATGGGCGGTCACCTTTTTGCTCATGCCCAACGGCATCGTGACCTAGACTCACCATCCAAATATCATTTTGTTTAATATCCACCATTTGACCTTTTTACTTTTGCGCGATTCATCGTGTCTATGAATTTCACATCTTCGTCCCAGCACCCGATATCAACCAAGTGTCGTTCTCGTTCCATTTTCTGCTTCGTACGAGTTTTCGTGTCCATGTACGGCAGTACAAACTTATCAGGGGATATCCATAGGCGGTTATGCTCTTTGGTGAAATGCTTGTAGAATGGGAACTCTTTTGAACCCTTAAAAACCGTTATAATAAAAATGTCATTAACAAGGTCAAATCTATCAAGAATCATAAGAATACTGAAATTCCTACCTCTGTAGTCCTCAAAACTCAGAACCACTGGACCCTTATGTCTAAATGATGTTAAACCACCTAGAATTGCGAGCCTCATGAGCTTCTTATAGCTTGTATCAGAGATGAACCCATCCCTATGGAACACTGATGTGAACCGTTTGTCATAAACATGCGAGCTTTTGCTCACATTGTAGTGCTTATCATCAGCACCATCGAAATTAAACATTTTAATTTGCATATTTTGCCTTTTTAGTATCCAGACCCAGTTGTAAGGAATGTGTAAGCTTTATGGTATTTTTCCATTCGCTTAGTATCTTTCTCAGTGATTCCTTTTAAACGAGTGATATCACTGTTATCCTTGAGGTCTGATTTCTTAACCTCAGTTGCGATTGCAAATTTACTAATTTCCATAACATATTCAGAATATGGTACACCCTTGATGTGTGTCATAGCTACGACATTGTTCACAACATCCGAGTTGAACCCTAGATCATAAAGATCCTGGGCAGTGTATTTTGTGTCTTCGATTAAATCGTGCATTATAGCTACACATGCATGATCCTCTCCCAAGTGTATAACACCGTTCATGACACGAAGGCAGTGAAGGATGTAAGGCTTTCCACCTTTGTCGAACTTGCCTCTGAATGCCTCTGAAGTGATTGCTATTGCTACATCTAACATAATATTTCCTTTTAACTTTTGATATACTATATTATACCGTGTATTTACTTAAAACTAACTTAATTTAGCAGATAGTTTACAATATTTCTTAAATCTTGCTGTCAGCTTCGCATGGTCTGATTTTGCTGCTTTATAAGCTGCACATTTTTCTTCAGCTTCTTCAGTAGATAAGAGGTCAATATAGTCACGGAAGCCCATTTTCTTCTGAACATCTTTATTTGAGCGGAACAATCTTGAAACTGAAACAGTTTTCATTTCAGGCTCGATGGTATATTTCTGCTGCTTCTTCTCTCCTGACTTGAAGTTGATGTCAAAGTGCACATATAAATCACCGTCTCGCTCTGATATAAGGATTTCATCAATGAATTCAATTTCAGAATATGCTAGAACCGCCCCTCTGCTAAATGTCTGTGTATAAAATACACCCTTTCTTCTTGTTGCTTGCCATTTTGCTCTTGTCATAATTATATCCTTTTCGTGAATGGATAAAGTTCACCCATTGAAGTTTTTACCGCTTTCTTAAGAGCAGTTGTCATATGGTTATCGTTATACTGTTTAGCATCTTCATACCAAACACTTCGCAGAGTTCTCGGGATTGCCCAGTAGATGTCCCATGCAAAACGAGTTTCAAGATCATGAATTCTTTCATCACCAGCAATAGAATTACAATAGTTTACTAAATGTTCGGGAGTTTTTACCGCAATGAAGTCATCTACGATTGAAGAAAGTTTTTTGAAGTGTTCTGGTGTCATTTTCATGTTAAGCCTTTTTAGTTATACTATATTATAACTAAAAACTCCTTAGAGTAAGCTTAAAATTGTATATTTACAAATAAAAGAGGCTTTTTTTAGTATAGATAATAGTAAAAAACCATATTATCTATACTAAAAAAATTCTATTCTTAATGGAATATATTAAATAACCATTTCCGGGTAATTAACTGGATTATCATCTCAAAAGAGATGATAATTAACTAAATCCTAGTATTTACTAGAATTCTTTAAGATTCACAAGGTGAACATTCAGTATCAGGTACTGAATCAAACATCTTAGTATTATCTTCGTTTCCGTCTTCATCATACTTTTGGTATGAGTCAGCATCTTTAGTGTAACCGCCCTCAATTCTCTCAGAGTTCAGTTTGTTTTTCTTGTTGTAAAGCTCAACCATCTCTTCAGGTGTCATTAAACAATAGTCACAAAGAGCATCAACAAGGTAAATATATGCAGCAGTGACTTCCTGAGGTGAGTCAGTGAAAAGAATGTTAATCGTGAAACCACTTACAGAACCGATAAGTGCAGTTGCGATGAACTCGTCAGCTTGTTCTGGCTTATCAGGCTGAATCTCAAGTTTCTCAATCTCACTCATGACTTCATCAACACCACCAAGGCGAACAAGCATAGCACTCATTGCAAAGTGAATCATGTCAACACCCTCAACTTTGTTGTTATTTACATCATTTTCAAGATATGGCTTCCACCACTTCCAACCCTTTGGCATATCATCACCAACAAGGTCACCAGTTCTCGGAGAACTTTCAAGTAATTCACCATATTCCGCTTGCATTGCTGCGATGAAGTGAGCCACGGGAACTTTAGAAGCCCAATCTTCGCCAGTGTACTTTACATTTAAACTTGCTTGTGCCGTTAAAAGTGCTCTCATATCTTCGTGTGTCATTGTGTTAAATTTTGCCATTTTCATTATCCTTAAATCATTTCATTAAATTGTTCTATCATAGCCTCTGGAAAATCTAAATGACCCAGATGCCAACTAAATGAATCGTCAGTTGAATCCTGACTCTTCACCGATTTTACGAATGCGACTAACATGTCAAAGAAGTCTTCCTTATCCATTAATCAGCCCACTCATCAAGTGTACACTCGTTCACCATCTGAACTCTAACATTAGAATCTTCAGTAGGTTTGTATGTAACTCGTGGGCGACCAATGCCCTTTCTAGCTTTTGTATACTTTCCAAGTTCACAGAACGAATTTTCAAGCATCATCACATTTAAGCAACGGTCGTGTTCAGGAAGATGGTCAAATAACTTATTAAGATCATATTTCAGGTTTTCTCGTTTCCATATGTTTGGTAGATTATTTCTAAGCCAGAATAGTAACTCTTCATCATTTAACCCATCACGGTCTGAGAATAAAAACTCAAGTCCGTTATGACATCCAGGTCCACTAACAGTGAACTCATTTTCACTGAATTTGAATTCAGGGATGTATGTAAGGTCAACGAAAACCTGATAAGCAAGGAATTTACTGAACCCCTTAACTTCCTGAAGTACATCAAACACCTCTCGCTGGTCAGTACATTCAAGTATCTTTTCAGCGAGTTTGTTATGATATGCATTTCTAACCAAGTGCATCATGCGCATCGGCATATTCGGCTCAAGTCCTATAATAGACCAATCTTCATTGATCGCAATATAATCTTTGGCTTGCCTAAGAGTCAATCTCTTTTCATCTACACCGTTGGTAATTTTTACTTCTTTCCCTGATGATGTACATTCATACATATCATTTGCATCCGGGAATGCATTTGCAGCTTTAAGACCACCTGTGTTAAAAGCGGGAGTGAAGAATACATATTTTGGATTCAGTTCAGCATATCGCTCAAACATAGGTCGATATCTTTCAATATCATCAAAATCTTTAATTGGGCAGCCAAACAGCTCCATCGTAGATGATTTATTGAAAGTTCTGAATAGGATAGAGTTCAGGATCTTTTCAATTAAAGTCAAGTCGTTATTTTCACTGATGTTTCTAATAAGCCACACCGACTCACGATCTATCTCACGGCGAACATTTGTGAACCTATATTTTTGAAAGACTTCGTCATCAGTCCATTCATCTTGTGGGAGGTTTTGAATCTCCTTCCGTTTGTAAATTTCATGTCTCTCAAATATGTAGGTGTTGTGAAATTCAAGTACATCAGCGAACATTTTAGGATTCGCTGAATTGATTTTCTCTTGATCTACATCATTGTAAAGTACATCGGCATTTCTATTTAGCATTAGTGTTCCTTTTCAATTTTTTCTACAAGATAACCCAAGCGGTCAACATTATGTGTAGTCACTTCTGATTTCAGAAGTATTGACATTTCAGCCAAAGTTTCGTCAGTTTCCTCGTTGGCTTGCACCGTCAGAAGAAATAACCTCGTTTGTTGGACTATGTCCATGTAATCATTTACAACCATTCATCAACCTCGAAATTAGTATTAATATCATATTCAACAGCATCAAGCATGATATTCAGCGGACTCATGAAGAATCCTTCCCACATACGAGACTTGTCTACAAATCTTAGTAGGTTTGCATCGTGTATGAATTGCTCATCTAAAAACCCAACCACATCATCACCCAGAGTGTTTGGTGTAGTCAGGAACACATATTTGATCTTGTCGTCAGTTGTCAGTTTCGGATAACTTTTCATGTTGTGCTCTTCAATAAACATATTATAGTTCATCGCAGCACGAACATTCATAGGAGCGGATAGTTTACGACCGTTCTTATTAAGTTCAAAATCACCCTTATCATCAATTTTGAAAAGTGATCCAGGAACACCATCATAACTCAGGCTTCCGATACCACTTACACGACTCAGGTCATTAATTGAAGCCTTGTACCAGCCCTCTTCAGCAGTTTTGATAAAGTCAACTACAGATCGCTCGTCATGGTCCATGATAATATCAATGACCTTTTTTAGCTCTTTACGACAAAACATAGGTGTTGAAGATCTTACGATTTCAAGCCCAGTTACAGCCATTTTAGGATTTTCAACGAGGAATGAACCCTCATCCCAAACTGCTCTCAGTGCGTATTTCTTTTTAGCAATGAAAATACCCTTATCAGCAATTTTTTCAAGTTTTGCCCCAATAGGATCTTTATTGAATGCGTTAAAGTCATCAGCATATTTATCAATATACTCCTGGACCCATGGGTCCAGAAGCTTTTTATCGAAGCTTAAAATCTTATCCAATAGTCCAGCAGTGTCTAGACTCGGATCTTTAGTTGAAATCTTATCAACTAATTCCTGTAGAGTGAAGTAAACTGAATCGGTATCACCGTAAACTACGAAGTTCGCCTTTGAATTAAGTGCTTGTTGTAGCTTTCCGTTAATGTAAGTTGCAAGCCCTTGAATAAAGATGCGACCGTTTCCAGTAATGCTCGCAGCAATGTCACGATTGAATAATGGAAAGTGAACATTTGCAAGTGCTCCATACAAGGAGTTCATCGCAATTTTCAGTGCCATTTGTAGGGTATCAAAGTATGCAATTTTTGAATCAAGTGCATCAAAATTGACATCTTCTATATGAGACCAATCCGAGTTATTGATGACATCTATGGTCATTTCCCCTGAATCAATCTTAGCAAAAACCTCTTCTATGGAAAGTTTCAAATCTTTACCTCCTAAATGGTAGTTTGTTATTGAATGGTAATTTGTTATTGAATACTATTATATACTAAATCAGCTTGTAGAACTGATACAGCCTTTGACTTACAAAAACAACGATTTACCTTTCTACCCACTAGAAGTAATATTCACTCCAGGATAGTATTTACAGTCGAACGACTCCTGAACCAGAACATGTCACATGAAAGGTTGGGGTGTCGAGACCACTTAGTCAGTGTATCTTGTCTTTTTAAGTCTTTTTCGCTCTCTTTTGGCTTCAGCCTTGGCTAAACGAGCATTTTTATCTTCTTCAGATTGTAAATCTTTCCAGTGAGGAGAAGCACGATCACCAGCATGTTCAGCTATGATTTGGCGAGTATTCATAAGAACCTCATCATCAGTCATATTTTCAATAGTTTTTGCATCTACACCCATTCCGAGTGCTAGAGTGCGAAGCTGATCCATTGTATCAGCAGAAAGTTCTTTTGCTTCAGTCATTATTTCTCCTTAGTGAAATTTACATTTTGAATACCAGCAAAGCCAGTTCTTGTCCTAACTTGGACACCAGTCACATTAGATGTGAACACTTCATACACTTCCCCATATTTTAACATAGGGTGTTTCCCACCAATATATTTTACTTTCATAGTTTACCTTTTTATACTATTGTACCGTAATGTAGCTTATTTTATGAGAACTTTCATACTATTTTCTGAGTCATTAATCATCGTGAACATATCCTCAATTGATTTTTTAACCGCATCGATTTGAGGAATAATCGCTTCAGACTTTGCACGAGTAACAGTAGGATTGAATTGTCCGTACATATTAAAGACTCTCACCATACAATCATCAATCTTGATATACAACGGTATGTAACGGATCTTATCCATTTGCTTAGTCATTGAAACTTTGTCACCTCGTACCGTATGAACACGATCAGCTGAGTAGATTTCAAATCCACTTACAGTAGTCTCTAGATTGAAGTTACAGTTCTTATCAACGATAATGTCCTTTTCGTTTAAAATGATGAAGTCTAAGTGTTGCATGTTAATCCTTTTTAGTTATACTATATTATACCGTACATCAGCTTAAAACAAGCTTAAATATCGAAAGAAAAGTCTCCACCGCCTCCACCGAAGATCATTAAAAAATAGACATCCGCCCATTGATACTAAGTCATTATGTCACCTTGAGTCGAGCTTTGAATGCTTTATACATAAGCATTTTTCGTTTGGCTTCTTTACGAGTTGAGTAAATGTCAGCAACCCTTTCAGGGATAATTCCTTCCTCATCTCTCATAAAGAAAGCATTCATACCATAAGCCACATCATATTTGTGACACATTTCTTTAATCTCTTCAAGTAGACTTTCATCAAGATAAACATTCTCATCTTCGTGAGTATGAAGTCTGTTTCTCAGAGCTAAAAGATCAGCTGGCATTTTGTATTCTTCGATATAAGTTTCGGGGCTCATATTGAAAGCACGCATTCCTAATAGAGGATACATTGAGTTGACATCGATTGAAGCCAACCATTCATGTTTACCTTTTTTCGGGTCACGGACATATCCACCGATAATTGTCTTATCCAGTGAACCGTGTTTATTGTACGGCATAACCAGTTGTTTCTCATAACCGAGATTTGTCAGGTATTGAGTCCAAGGATTAACCGTCCCCATCGAGTCTTCCATATTACATCCCATCATTACTGACAGGATTTGCATAAGAGCGACAAGCTTGATTTTATCTTCAAGCTTTTTAAGAATTACAACATCCATGATAGAATACTCAAGGAACTTATCAATATCATTATCATGAAAATCAATAATGTTATCGAATTCACCATAGTTCACTTTTCCCTCACCGAGACCAAGTTCTTCTTTAGCAATGTTATCAAGACTGTACGAAGTTTGCGGTGTAAATGTGAACTTCTTATAGGCTTCCATCATATCAATTAAGTACAATCCCTCCCATTTATAGTTCTTATCAGTACCCATTGAACGGATCTGACTGACCTTATTAATAGGGCTAAGACGACGATAATTCACACCATCTAATTTCATGGCACGGTGTGTTAAGTATGGAAAGTCAAAGTTGTCACCACCCCATGCGGTGAGCACAGTAGGCTTCAGCCCCTCAAGTAATTTGAAGAACATATTAAAAAGAGCTTTTTCAGATTCAACATATTTGAAAACCAGTTGGTCTCCCCATTTCTTGAACTTCTCAGGCTCTTTCATATTATCCGTACTAATGATGATAATCTTATCAGTGTAAGAATCTAGTATCTGAATTTGTGTAACTGGCTTTTCAGCCTTTTGGGCATCAGGGAATGCATAATCACCAGCTTTAATTACTTCAATATCGAAGAACCAGATTCTCATTTCACTTACAAGACCATTGTTCCAATAGTTTTTACGAATGTGATGGTATTCAGGTCTTTGTCCACCAAATACTTCGCGACCCAAAGTGTCCATCATACCAGTGTACTCTTTTTGAGATTTTGTATCATTGAAAATACGAGGTTGTAGTTGAACTGATTTGTCCAGTAGTGATGAAAACTCACCACCGTTAGATCTTTCATAAAACTCCCATTCAGGGTCTATCTTTTCAAAACTGACTTCATTTGTTTCAGTATCTCTTGTTCTACAGAAGTAGTCAGTACCACTTCTCCAAGACATTTCATATTGTTTTGCCATGGTAATCCTTTATGAGAGTATTATACCGTAATCTTGCTTAGAACCAGCTTAATCCGGATTAATATCGTTTTCAAATAGCTCTTGTAGTGCAAGCATGTTTTTAGTTGTGACGGCATTGTATGCGATAGTTTCCGCATGCATGATTGGTTCTTCGTGTAGACTGATGGTGTAAGCTGTAAGCCCTTTCACGAACATTTTGACTAAATCTTCAGTTTCCTGAGTCTCAATCTTAACCGTGTCGCCAGAAAGTTCACCTGAACTCCAAAATAGTTCACCATAAGTATCAACGAATAACTCACCGAGTTCTTGGTCTCTTGCCGTGTAAGTGAACCAACCCTCAGATAAATCAGGATCAGCTTTATCTAGTTGATTTTGTTTGATGAATACCTGAGTCCCGAATGGGAACTTCCAGATATTATCAATATCTATACTTTTTATCAACATAGTTACACCTTTGTAAGAAATCTAAGTTTCTTTTGATAATTGATACCTTTTTGAGATTCAAGTTGGTATTTTAACTGCATAAGGTTCAGATATGTGAAGTTTTTACCGACATTTGTGTGACTTTTGAATTGGTTCCACTCTTTGAGAACATTGAACTTCTCAGCCATAACCTGGAGCCCATTAAAGACTTTGAAGTAAGCTGTGAAGTTTTTCACGATATGCCAGAAGCCATAAAGCTTCCAGATCTTAATATATAATTTTAACATAATTCCTCCTAATCGAAATTCATGATATTTTCTTTTGGCTTGTTCTTATCAACTGCTGCCTGGAGAACTGAACTATTTAGTGATTCCATAGCATCCTTTTGATCACCTGAAGCAGTTGTTGGGCCATCATCTAGATCCGTGTACCTCGTTGTTCCGAAGTCAACCTCAACAAGATGCGATGTCAGTTTACCAGTATTTCTGTTTTTCAAGAACTTGAATAAAGCTTGATTGTACTCACGAAGCTGTCCATTAGACAAAATCGCAATAACCGTATCGGCAGTCTGAATAACACCCAAACTGTCGGCAATTGAATCAAGACCTGAATCCAGATTATCATAAGCACCACGATTCAACTGTGCTGCTGTGAAAAGGGCTTTGTCAAATTTCTTTGCGAAACCATGTAATTCCTCAGCAATAGCCTTGAAATATGCATATGATCCGCCTGACTGAGCCAGTGAAACCCTTGACGAAGCCATTAAACCGATGTAATCTATGATGATCACTGATGGATCGAATCCGTCTTTTGAATTGAGCTCAGATAGTAATGATTTTAGTGTTAAAACACTAAATGTACCAGCTGAGTAATCTTTTACAACTATACGACCAGCATCCTTATCAATTTTAGATAAACGAGAAGTATATTCATCTCTTCGCATTTTACCTAAATCATTTGCCTGAACATTAAGTAGATTCGCATCAATACGACGAGCGATCTCATTCTCAGGCATTTCAAGTGAAACGAAGAGCACATCTTCTTTTTGTAAGTATTGTTCCGCAGCAGAGGCAACCAGTAATGCTGATTTACCACCGTGTGATGGAGCAACTGCTACATTCAATGTCTTTCTACGGAGTCCACCACCAAGTGCTATATCCACTGAACGAATTCCAAGCTTAAACCCTGTAATTGTTTGTGTGTAGTAGGCGAAGCGATCTTCCGCTGACATACCGAAGTTCATACCAGTATCAGTGTCAAATGTCACACTAAGTGCATTCTCAACTAAACCGATAACACCCTCAAACGGCATATCTTGTTCTATGATCTCAGCTGACCGGAAAATAGCATCCGATAGTTCCATCTTTTGAATATACTTCTCAGTCTCTTCAAGTAAGAACTCTTCATTTTCAACTGGAGCCTCAGTCATAACTGATTTATATTCAACAATGACATCTTGTCGCTGTGAATCACTTAACTTTGCCGTATTCTTGATGAATAAGCCCAGTTCCTTGATATTTGGTTGCGCATCATACTTTAAAACATAGTCGTGCATAGCATTGAATATTTCAATTTGCTCTGATGACTCAAAATGTTCTGGTTTGATGTGCTGGTACACTTTGGCAAAATACTCACCGTTTGTCACCAGATTTTTAAGTATAACTTCTGTCATTCATAAGCCTTTGTTTATATTTTATATTATGTCGTACATCAGCTTAGAATAAGCTTAAATTACTGGTGTTTTCGTAAATATGTACCAGCAATTTCAGATAAGCCCTCAATTAGAGCAAAGATATCTTCTTTAGGAGCATCTGGTTCAATAGCTGAACCGAATGCGTGTTCATGACCACCACAGCTCATCGTGTAAGGATAAGACTGAATGAATGCAACCATCTCTTCTTTCATCTCTTTTGCCCAAGTTACTTCGGGGGTATTTGAGATTCTGACTGAGATGTTATTCTTACTCACATAAGGAAGAATGTGTACAACATAATCAGGAAAGTCATTTTGGAACCATGATTTGTACTTATCACTGAATGCGATCAACACTGAGTTTTCTTCATCTTCAATCAGTAAACCGTTCCCTTTCATCTTTTCAATGTACTTATTTTTATCTTCAACCTGATCAGCATACATAGTCTTGAAAAACTTAGGAATCTTGTAGTCATTTTTAATGAGATTTGACTTAAACCCTGACATTTTAAGTTCCCAGAAGATTGTATTTAGAAACCAACCAACTTTGAAGTTCTTAGGATCTTGAGTTTCGAGCCAAATATCAAATGCGTTGATATAATCAACCAGTTTACCAAGTTCTACATCATCTGACTTAATAGTCTCATAACATAATTTAGTAGCTGATTTGCCAATTTCATGTACAACGATGAAGTTTGGAAGTTTTTTGATCTTTTCAAAGATCTCACCAACTGCACCCTCATAAGGGTGGTGGTCGATATAAACGAATTTCACACCAGGATTCCGTGAAATAACTTTTGCAAGCTGAATAAATGATGGTACATCGAAGTTCAAGTCAGTGATGAACATTGCCTTAACACGGTGGTCCATATTTTCATCTATCAGTTCAAGGTTCTCAATGATATCATTGTAGCTAGAGTGGATCGTTTTCATATCCGGATATCTAGATCTTAGGACGATATTACAACCAGCCCCATCCATGTCATTGTGTGATAAATTTATATACTCATTCATTTCTTGCCTTTTTTAGTTTTCAAGTGACCAGTTTGTGATCGCTCGATTATATCGTTGATTTGGACTGTAGTTAAAAGACCACAGTATTGTTCAGCCACACGGAGTGAACAATTATAAAAGTCACTGATGATATTCAAATCATCAGTGTCAACTTTCGTTTTCTTGGGATAAGCTATATAACACTTTCCAAGTAACTCATTGACCATATCCCATTGCTTAGCAACAGGAATTTGATGAGTCGTGAACATCAGTGCAAGTTGCACCGTTTGTGGGTCGTTAGATAGAATTTGATGAAACAAGAATTCAGGGATAGATTCTTTTTCAACTTGTGTTGGTTTGAACTTTTTGTTAAAAGCTGACATCATAATGTCAAAAACAGACTTCCCCCTTTTCTTTTCAGGAACATAATCTTCGATTATAGGCTCATTATAAACCTCAATTCCCCATTCATCAAGTTCAGTCATTATTCAACCGTTTCTGATTTATGTGAGCCAGATGCCTTAACATCGTTAGCTACTTCAAGCCCAGGCTCATTAGCAACATCAGATTCAGTTGGAGCCTCATTTTTAGCACCATATCCAGCATCTTTTAACAGATCAACAAGTTTCGCATTTGCATCGACACCGAATAGTGTGATGTAATAGTCAACTGAGTCCATCATATTTTTGTTGTGATGTTTAAAAGCACTTTCAGCTTTCGCATTGATCTCTTTAGACTGATCGTCTTCTTTGTCCTGAGTAGCTTGAAATGCCTCAATTGCTTGTGCACTCATTAGTTGGTTACTGAACATTCCGAAAATTAGATCCAGTTTTGCTTCTACTCTTGATAAATCTTTAGTCATATTGACTCCTTGCGTTTAATTAAATTCTATCTGCAATCCAGCACTGTGCATCACTGACACCAAACTTATCCAAAAGGTATTTTTCAACACCGGAGTATTCTCTCATCACATTAGCAGCAATTTCATAAACAATTGAATCATCAACTTCCATTCCATCCGCTTCTAACTCCTGGGTGATGAAGCCCAGTGATTGTAACATTTTGTTAAATTTGTTTTCAGTCACCTTAGTGCCTTTTTACTTTTGATATACTATATTATACCTAAAACAAGCTTAGAGCTTGCTTAAAGTTACTCAGACTTTGGTAATTTAGCCATATCGATGTCAAAGTCTTCATCATCTAGCTGTGAATGCATAAATGTGTACTTTTTCTCGATGTACCAAGCGAAATCGGTGTCAGTTAAGATCGGTGTCCAGAACTCTTTAGCATTGTCCCATACCTCTCTTTCTCGCCACTTTTTATCACCAGTTACACAAGGTCGTGAATAGTAGCCCATAGATGGCTTGTCAATATAACCGCCCTCTAGTGCATCTTCCATAAGCCCGTAGTAAGGATGAATTCCGCCCTCATACTTGATTAGATATCTGAGTTTCGTGAGTTCTTTACAGAACCGTGACTTTTTAGTAGTTGCTAAGATCAATGCTCCCAGAACTTCAGTATCTGATTGTGTAGCCTTATGTCTTGATTTTGAAGAACCAAGTACAATGCTTGAACAAGCAAAGTATAAACCACGACCACCTGCAATTGCTAATGGGTTATATTGGTCCATCGTGTTATGTGATACCACACCATTAGTCATAATGTAGTTATGACTTTCAGTTCTTATATCATATACATTTTCCCTGTCTTTGAGTTGTTTTATTTTTTTAATTTTCATCACATTTCCTTTTACAATTTTCGAAGTGCCATCTTTTTGCCGGACCTCTTGTTGTTTCTGTCCCACAGTGAGGACATTTTACCAATACCTTTGAAGCTTCTGACATTTTTTCTTAGCTTCATCAGTGTGCTTTTTCCCAAAATTTGGATTTTTCGAGCCCTTGTTTCTTTCCGAAAACTTCTTTTTAAGTTCATCATCATTGTCCCAAAACAACTTTGTCCCATCCGATATTTTTCGAATAGTTTCATCAGAGAGCTTGGAACCTTTCTTATACGAAGACCAAGTATTTTTCATCCTCAATGACCAATGATTATTTACCATTCGCTGAATAACTTCTTGTGTCTTTTTAACACCTTTCTGTTTTTCACTCATAGCAATTTTCTTGTTTCTAATGAACTCATCATCACCGTAGATTTCATCATATGTTTTCCCCTTCGTAGATGATGATAATGAAATTTACAAGGTATATTCGGCGAGTTCTTTAGATTTTATCTCTTCTAAATCACTTTCACATAGAATTTCCATATTTTCGGACAGAGCACCTGCAGGGATCCATTCCAAAGAATCAGTCAATGTATTTCTAATAATGAACTTATGACCCTCAGTACATTTTATCGTTGAACCATCTTCCAACTCAATTTCAAAAATATGAGCATCCTCGTGTTCAACTGTTTCTAAGACATCTTGAAAACCATCAGTCGTTAAAACTTTGTCTCCCTCTTTCAACACCTCAATTGCTTTCTCACCGGAGTCAGTTTTTACCATAGTACCAGCAACTTGACAATCATAAACTTGATTAACAACAAAAATAGTAACACCCAAAGAAGTCATTAGTTTTGATAATGTATTCTTTTTCTTAGCAACAGTCATATCCGTAACATCTTTACCAGTTTTGGCATCGTCTACAGTTTTTGAGGTAACTAGACCGCCCCATGAATCTACAACAATCAGAACCTTTTTTCGTTCTTCTTTTGAGAACTCAGCGGTAACTGCCATGATTTGTTTTTGAACTTCTTCAATGTGGTTATTTTGAATAACCAGCAATCTATCAAGATCAATCCCAATTGAATCAGCAAAATCAAAATCAAATGCCATTTCCGTGTCCATGTAAATGACAATCCAGTCTTTACCCTTTTTCTGTGCGTTTTTGGCAATTTTCATACCAACAAATGACTTTCCTAAGCTTGAAGGAGCAGCAATTGAACTGATCTTCCCAACAGGAATTCCGCCTTGTAAACGGCCAGAGAATAACACATTAAGCACCAGTGCTCCCGTGTTGATGAAATCAATTTCAGCATCTTGATTCTTAGTGAATACACTCTCTTTGAGTGCTTTGTTTTTTGACAATCTGTCAATCATACTATTTTTCGCCATCAATGTCTCCTTGTGATGTTTTTTGAATATCTTTACGAGCTTCAGCAAGTAGCTGGTCGATGGTGACTTCTTTCTGACCGTTGGTTATACGAGATTTTGTGGGAATTTCACTATACTCTTCTAGAACAAAGTATAGATCTTGTAAGAAAAGAACCTCAGCTTCATGACTTTCGAATATAATGTGAGTATCTTCAACTTGTAAGTGATTTTCGTTGAATAAAATGGTAAGTGGCTTTTTGACAGCACCATTCACCCTTATGTCAATGACTTTAACCGCCTTCCCAAACCGAGCAGCAGTGAGAATCCCTTCCTCACCGACCCTCTGGATGAATCGTTTATACGAATTTGACATCAGGGTCTTGTATGATATTTACCAACATTGCGATAAGTGGGATTTGCTTATTGCTTGCTCTCATTGATTTATCTTGGAATTCAGCGAGTAACATAATGACTTGAGGCTGGGACGGCATTTCAAAGATATCAATGTTTTTCCACATCCAAGTATAGAAGTCAGCCGGAATCATAAGTTCAGTCACAGCAGTTCTAACATCTTTAAACTTTCTGGCTTTCATAGCTTCAATAAGTGTGTCAAATACTGTATCAGCTTTCGCTAGATCAGCAACATCAAGTACAGAATCAACCGTATTTTGTTCCATGAACATGAGCATCGCACGAGTAGACGGATAGAAGTTCTTAACGACCGCCATAACATCTTTTGCCTTATGCTGAACTTCTTCCTCATTCAGGATATTGATCAGTCTTTGAAAGATTTGACCACCAAGTTCTTTTTTGTTCTCTTGATAAATCTTATCAAGGTCAAACACCTGAAGTCTTTGCATCAATGGAGGGATGATCTTTTCAGGCAAGTTTCCAGTAAATGCAAAACGAGTATTCTTAGCATATAACTCAAGGTCAGATCTAAGAGTCGCTTGAGCCGGAACTGTAAGATAATCAGCTTCGTCAATACAAACAAGTTTGATGTTACCAGTTACGGCAATGTTTTGAGCAAATCCACTAATTTCACCACGGATTGTGTCAATACCGTTGTTTTTTGAACCATTAATCCAACAAGTGTCAGTGTGTAATGTGTCAATCAACACCGAAAGTAAGCTTGACTTTCCTGTACCAGGAATGCTTCCGAATATACCAATATGTGGGATTTCACCAGTATTGATCCATTCCTGAACCTTTGTACGGAGTTTTTCAGGGAAGACCAAGTCTTCTAAAGTAGTAGGTCTATATCTCTCAGCCCAAATCGTATGGTCCATATTCTTATTCATAAATTATCCTTATAGTTCGAGCTCTTTAAAAAGAACCCCAATTCGTTCTACTGACTCTTGTCTAAATGTCAGAAACTTCATTAATGACTCAATCTTACGGAGTAAGTGAGCCAAACTTCTTGATTTTCGTATCGTGTCGCGATTAATGTTCGGATTGAACATTATAAAGAACCAAACGGTAAAAAACTCAACTTTTTTGTCAACCAATGACCTGAAAACTTGTTGATATGTAGCATTCCCATATTCTTCTTTGAGGAATTTGATATCTCTACCCATGTAGTCGTTGTAATTCAGTATCTTATATTTAAAATCGTTCACGAGCTTTTGGTCAACTTCGTGAAGTTCAGTGATCATCCCACGGTACGAACTCGGAGCCGAGTCATACATAATGTATAGACATGTCATGACGAAGTTTTCTTTAGTCATAGTCTCGTATTTCGTATGTGGGAATGATGGTTTGACCTTTTCACGAACAGAGGCTCCGTGTCTAGAGTGAAGCAATCTTGTTTGTAGCTGAGAATCAAATGTAAGAAATATCCCGTTACTAATGTCATATTGGTGATTATAATGTAGCATATTTTTACCTTTTTATTTTATTCCCACTCACTCACTGCTTGCTTTTCAGTGTCAATGAATTTCGCTTCATTGTGGTGCATCAAATCAGCTTTGAACATCTCACGGAAGTTTTTGTCCCTCTTCAGTTCTTCACCGAATTCAATAGGATCTAACTCTTTCTTTTCACAGTATAGTAAGATCAACTGCATCATCGAATGTTCCGTGACCTTATTTTCTCTTTTGAACTCTTGAACTTTTTTAAAAGCTGTTGAGCCTCTTGTTTCGTATGCCATCTTATCTCCTAAGTGCTTTCTATGTCAAACGAGCTGAACCCATCTACCATAGTTGTTTTGTAAGAACGATTTAGTAGTTCAAATCTATTCTTAATGTCAGGATTGTGTGATATTAACACCACATCCTTAGTCTCACTAAATACTTCATCAAGTATTCTCAGTGTCTCGTTAATCCCATCAATGTCAAGGCTTGAGTCAAGATATTCATCAAGGATTAACAGATTTGTACTAACACCATTCCGTTCTTCGATAAGCTTTAGAAATGCAAATAAAATTGACATTGTGATCCGTTGCTTTTGACCGTTTGACAGTGAGTTGAACTCATTATCGGAGCCTCTGCTGATGATAGTTTCATGAAACTCCTCATCAATCACAAAGTTGAACTTTGATTCAAATAGTTCTAAAAACTCATTGATAAACCTATTAAGGAATGGTAGTTGCTGATTAAGAATAATCCCCTTGAGGTTCTTATCAGATACCATACTTTCTATGTCTGCCAAGTCAGTAATATCCCCACGGACTTTTATAAGCCTTTCATTGACAGTGTCATAATCTCGCCTAGTCTTTTCAAATTCAGTGTAGTTGATGTCAATCTCAACCCATGCATTTGTTTCTTCTAGACGAGTTTCAAGTGTCTTGATTTCAAGTTTAATCGCCTTTGAGTTCGCCTCAATACGACTTTGGTTTGTCAGTTGAACCCTCATAGCTTCTATGTCGTTTCTAAGCGGTAGAATTACACTGCTCATATCGGCGATTCTAGTGCTGAGGTGTCTAAGTTGATCTTTAAGTTCGTCGACACTGAACCCCATATCTTTCTTCATTTCAAAAGAACATTTAGGGCACACAATTTTGTCTTTTTCATTTTTGACATAAGCCCTCGCATCAGCTTCTAAGTCCCGCTTTTGTGACTCAAGTTCAGCGGTTGCTTCTTCGATCGGTTCTAGCTTACGAACCAATTTGTGGTGCTCGGTCTTAATCAAATCTAACTTTTTAAGTGCCGAAACATACTGTGGTATTTTCTCCCGCTTCAGTGCTAACTCAGCCTCAATATCTAAAATGACACGGTCTTTGTTAGTCCTGAATTCAGTATTTTGCTGTTCCATCTGTTTGATATTAATCTTAGATGAAGCCAAGCTTTGTTTGAGAACCTTTGATTGATAAGCAAAGTCAGTTTCTTGTGTTTTGAGCCTCAACTTTCGTTCACGAGTTTTCTCTTTAATTGAATTAAAGATCGCCGTGTCAGTTATGACTTGGAGCACTTCTTCTTTCTCAGCTTTTGTGAGATCCATAAATGATCTCGATGAACTGAGATTTGCACCAAGTGCGATGAGCTGTCTAAAAACAGATTCACCGAATTGTAAGATATTGTCTTCAAGGAACTTTTGATGGTCTTTGATAGTTGAGTGTGCTTCCATCTTCACGAATTCGTCACCCTCCATCTTATATATATCAAATATCTGAGGCTTTTGCCCTCTGACAATCTTGAAGTCTTTCCCATTAACATCAAATTCAACCTCAACCCAAAGGTCTTTGTTGTTCTTATTGTTAATGAGGTTTCCAATTTTAATCTTACGGAAAGGCTTCCCGAATAGTGCGAATGTCAGTGCATCAACGAAAGTTGATTTACCGTTTCCATTCTTTCCAGTGACCAGATCTATACCGTTTTCAAAATGAAATTCAGTAAGTTTGTTCCCATATGAAAATATGTTCTTAAACCCAATTCTTTTGAAGTTAATTTTCAATGATTTCCCCTTGTATATTAGATGGTTTTCGTCTGGTCGTATCCGTCTTTGAGCCTCTATGAGCGGAGATCACTACAAATTTGTCAGTGAAATCTACGACCCACGCAGTTTGATTGTGACCACTGAACCCCTTATATTGTATCCGTTGACCAATATAAAAACCCCACTTTGTCATTAGTATCTCCTTTCAACACATTGTCTTTGTTTCTGAGTCAGTGGTATGGGATATGAATTCTCACCGTTGATCCAAGATACAATTTGATCTCTTAAAGATTGTCTAAATGCATTTCTAAACCGCTTTGTGTTTAAAAGAACTAGGCAAGTAATTACAAGTCTTTCGTCATTAAGGATAAATTCGGTAAGTTTTTTGTAAGTTTCTCTGCCAAGTTCCTCATTTCCACCAATACGAGTGTATTGCATCCAAGTAAGAGCATCGTATTCTTTAGGTTCCATCCACTCAGGGATTTCTATTAACTCGATAGCATATAGTACTTTATCGACATGCATCCAACAATCGTTGTTCATAATGCAACCAGCATCAGCACTAAAGTCAACATCTTTGTGCTTTTCAGCATCATATACTTCAACTATATTTCTTTCGGTGTAAGCGAACTCACCGTTTTGTCTTGTTAAGTATTGCACGAATTTCATTTTAAGCCTTTCTACTTTATATAATATATTATACTGTAAGTTAGCTTAAGACTTGCTTAAAGTTTAAATCTTTCTACTTTATTATAGAATTTCACTTCTACCGCAATCAATTTTGATCTTTTGAAGAACTTCAAAAATGGCACAGTCATATAAACTTTGCGCATAGGTTTGAACGAGTGACCAGTGTTGCCACATACACCACATGTGATGTATGCCCCATCATATGAATTGATAGAGTCACAGCCAGAACAATAACTTGATGTTTCCCATTTTGAATATGTTTCCATAATTATCCTTTGATATTTAAAAAAGGTCTACAACGATCGACAACTTCCACTAAATCTTTTTGCAATTTCATAACTTCAAAAATGTTTTTATAAGCTTGTGGAGACTCGTCAATAGTATCTACTGAGTGATTAGTAACAACATTTTCCATGTCAGAGTTGAATGTTTCAACTGACAAAGTTTCTCTTGCTTTTTTACGAGAAAGAACACGACCAGCACCATGAGATGATGAATTCATAGACTCAGGATTTCCAAGACCAGATACAATGAACGAACCGTCAAGCATATTTCCTGGAATTACACCAAGCATACCATCATCCGCATGTGTAGCACCTTTGCGATGAATTACGAACCCATCCTCAGAAACTTCAGCATGGTTGTGGTTTCTATTGATTAGACATCCAGTAGTTCTTTCACCAGTTTGTTCAAAAATAGCCTCAAGGATATTCTCAATCATAGCTTTGCGGTTCGCTAGAGCGAACTCAAGACCAACTTCCATGTCATTCAAATAGTCTGATCCGTTCTTAGATGTGATATCAAATCCGTAATGACCCTCAACATCCTTAGCCAATTTCAGTTTTTCTTTCTCATAGTACCGCTCAATCTCAATATCATAGCGAGGTTTGTTATGCTCAAAAAGAGACTGATGAGACATAAAAAACTCATGTTCCATTTCAACTGTATCTAGAGAATCAGTTGCAGCAAGCTTCATATAGTGATCAGCAATTTTATGGCCTAGACCACGAGAGCCTGAATGTATAACAATCCATGTTTCACCTGAAGAATCGATCTCAGAATCGAAATCAGCTTCACCAATTTCAATAAAGTGGTTCCCACCGCCTAAAGTACCAATTTGTATAGTACCAATATTGTCTAAGTGACCTCTAGTAAAAGAAGTCATTTTCATTTCATGAATTTTATCAGGAATTACTTTTGGTGTGTTGTGGCGATTGAACCCAATAGGAATTCTTTTTAGTATAGATTCCTTAAGAGTTTCTAAATTTAATTCCTCTTTGTGAATATTCACCTTAATCGCACACATACCACATCCGATATCATACCCTACATATGACGGGAAAACAGTCCCTGAAGACTTGATCACCGCTCCAATGGGCAAAGTATATCCAGTGTGGGCATCGGGCATTAGAGCTCCTTGTATATTACACTCAAGAGCCATTGCAGCTTCAAATTGATCAAGAGCTGATTGTTCTAAGACTTCGGCATATATTTTTGTATTTTTCATTATTTCCCTTCTCTTCCAGATACTGGTTCTTCGCCCCTACGACGAGGCATTTGTTTAGCTATTTGTAAAGCAGTCATATTATTTCCCTTCATGTAAAGCTGTTTCGTAAGTATTCAAAAAGCCAACAACCGATTTGAGCACCATTGTACATTCTTTTAAGAGCTGAAAGTAGTCAGTCTCTGTCCCGTATCAGTTCTTCGGTTTATTGAGCCTTTTTAGTTGTACTAGATTATACCGTACATTAGTTTAAAACCAGCTTAAATTTCTATTTGTTTAATAGAAGTTCGTAATTCGTCAGTCTTATAGCCAAGAGGCTGAGATACAACACGACAACCATTATGGACTTTATCCTCAGGATAATGTGTATGACCATGCACCCAAATAGGAACTTGTTTCAGAAGTTCAGGGCGGTCAAAATATTCATAGTTCAGGTCCTCTTGGAATTCAGTAAGCTTTTTATTCTCATCGGAAATCCACGGTGGTATATGTGTGATCATCACTTGAGGCTGTTGGCCCAGAACTTCAGTAATCTTTTCAATCTCAGTTCGGAATATCTCACGACCGTTAAGGCGGTTATCTCCGTACATATTTGTAGATGTCATTCCTCTGATATAATGAGGGTCAGAACTCCTAGAAAGGTACATTTTTTGAATTTCAGCATCACCAAGATTTTCATTCCCGAATTCACTAAAGTTGTACCAACCCATACTTCCGCCAAACTTTATACCGTTAATCACCACTGTTTGACCACGAAGCATGGTTAGATTATCAATTCCATCAACAATTTTAATTATACCGAGTAGCCTATCAACAGAATCTTTACGAGTTTTTTTCGGGTCATTTGCCTCAATATATAAATCGTGATTCCCAAGTACAATGATAACATGGGGATAAATCTCTCCCAGAGCCGTCATAATTTCTTTCATCTGAAAGTTTTTATGTCCGATATCTCCAGCAACGATTAATACTTCTCCACCTAGAGGCTTGAGCACTTCATTGATATATTTATCAATATGCTTTTGTCTCGTACCGCTTGAAGGATTGATCCAAAAATCAATATGTAAGTCACTGATAATATCTACCAACATTGTGGGAAAGTCTCCGGATGATGTGTTCTGTAATATTTCACAAAAAGCTGATGGGCAATTTCTTGCGGCCTGAATTCCTTGAACTCAATGTCAAAAGTTGTTCCTGGTTCGAAAATAGCCTTTGCAACTGCTATTGTACCGAACGGATCTATCTGACATTTTATGGTGAGGTCGTAACCAGCCATTGTAAGAAGTTCTTCAAGGCAAACCTCAAGAACTTCTATTTTCAGGGATAAATCGGTCACTATACAGCTTCCTCGATAGGATTCTCAGCAAAATATTTAGCCTTTTCTTCAGCTGACACTTCACCAAGTTCAAATGTACAACCAGACCAACCGTCTGCCGCAGCATTATTTTTAGCATTATAAAGATTCTTTACAAGTGTCGCAGCAGACTTAGGATTCTGGTTGATTTTCTTATTTCCACTTTCGTGAGCCCAAGAAGCACCAACTTCTAAAGTATGTCTATGTGCTTGTATTAAGTGAGCAAGAGTACCAACCATTGAATAAGTGTTACCTCTACGAGTCGATTCGATTTTGTATAATTTTGGAGTTTTCATTTTAAGCCTTTTAAATTTAGTTATACTATATTATACCTAAAGTTAGCTTAGAGCTTGCTTAAAATATGAAGATTCAGCAAAGACTTTTAATCTTGCTGAATTTCTTGTAAGATTTCGTTCAAAAGAGGAACGAGGTGTGGTTTGTTGTCTTTCGCTGACCTCAGGATAAGTTCAGTCCCACCGACATTGTCGATCTCACCGACAAAGTCGGTTCCGATCAGGTCGGATATTTCAACATTATTGATAATATCCATTTCATACCCAAGTTCATTGAGCCTGAATATTACACTTTCATAATTTTTGTCTTCACTTTGATTAATGAAGAATTTGACCTTATGGGTTTTCAAGTCTACATGAAGTTCATCAACACAATCAGCAAATATAGAAGCATGTTCTACACCACTGACCTCAATCATCTTTTCAGAGTTTGAGTCATATTTGATCTTAATGTACTTCGCGGACTGAGTATTTTCAATGAATTCATAGTCAGAACCCTCAAATACAAAGAAGCCTCGCTCAGTTTGGTAATCACCCCAATTCAGTTGATAAGGAGTTCCGGCATACATTACGAAGCCATCATTTCCCTGAACATGGTAATGACCAGACACCACCCTCTTTAGAGATGGTGCTTTCTTGAAAAAGTCAGTCGAAAGGCTAGATTTTTGGTCTTTGTGACCCTTAACCATTTCAAAATTCTTGATCTCAAAGTGTCCAAAAAGAACATCCACATTTCTCAGTTCAGAAAGTGAAACCCCCTTGTCAGTCACCCAAGGTACGAACATATATGTCATATCGCCATATTTCACCTTTTCACGAGTTGAATATACCTTAACATTGTCAGGGTATAAAGTTTCAAAGTATTTAACCATATTCACATCAAGTCGTGAATTGTAGTAGATATCATGATTACCAAGGAAAGTTGTAAATTTGAATCCATGAGCTTTCAATACTTCAAGGAATTCATCCACAATGCGATTGAAGAACTTAATGTCCATATTTTTGCGGTTATCAAGCCAATCACCAAGCTGAATTATTTCATTGATATCATGCTTTTTCATGTATGGGAATAATTGTTCAGTAAAGAATTTTAGTTGATTATCGAAGAATTTGTCATTAAAACCTTTCATCCCGAAGTGCAAATCACCTAGAACGACAACTTTCATTAATTGACCTTGTATTTTCTACAATTCGACACTTTCGTGACAACTGGTCCCAGGACTGGATATTCTTTACCAGTATCAATATAAGCTTCATAAACATCACCACTGAATGCGATTGTTTTTGTGAGTTCTTGAGCCAACTTCATATCGTACCCATTCTCAACACCCTTAATTGCCATAACATCAGCAACATAGCTACAGAACACGAAATCTTCGCTTACAGCTGGTCTCGAGTAGTAGCAATCTTCACAGTTTTTTATATTCGCCATTTACAGCTCCTTTTAATAGTTCACCGAGTTCAATCGGTGTATAATCTATATGTTCAACAGAACAGTTGTAATGCCCAGGAACATCCACCAAACGACGGTGGGTGTGGCCATGGACAACATATTTAAGCTTGTTATTCACCATGAACCCTTGTAAGGATTTCACACGGTTGATTTCCTGAGGTTTTGAATACTCAGTAATTTCAAGCGGATAGTGAGTAAAAAGCACATCTTCAATCGCTAGGTAGTCATAAACCTCTTTGAACCCAAGATGGTCAGTGTATCTACCATTTGAAAAATGGTCGTGATTCCCTCTTATGAGAATCTTTTCACCATTCAGTATGTTAGCAATCCCCTCAAGTAAATCTATACGACCTTTGACACCAGCCGAAAAATCACCAAGATGAATAACCATATCATCAGCACCTACAACTTTGTTCCAGTTCTCAACCATAAGGCGGTTGAAGTTCTCTGGTCTTCCAGTGTACTTTATGATATTAGCATGAAGAAAGTGTGTATCACCAATCACGAATACTTTTGACATTAGAATCCTTTAATTCGATCTAATAGAGCCTCTTTAATACCAGAGACCATATCTTTCTCAGATAATTCAACCATTTCTTTATTAAGAAGTCTAAATGCTGGACCACTCGGAGCACGAACAGTCTCAATGTGAGTAACATTATCACCAGTCAATTTCCCCTGAACGAACCCAAGGAAAATGTTAATAGGCATAGTCTGACCCATGAATATCTCATTGACTGGAACCTGACCAGCAACTGTAATCTTTTCAACCTCACGAGGTGCTACATCAAAATTCGCCTTGACATATTTATTAGTTACCTTATTTTTTGTCAGCTTATCCATATCATGTTCTTCAACATATTTCATAAAATCCATCTTCTCTCCTTAAATGTATATAAATAAAGTCCAGTGGCTCCACTGGTATACAGAGGCAAAGCCTCTTGTACTATTTACTATTTTTAGCTTTGTAAGCTTCAATTTGCTCTTTTTCACGATTTATAATGTTCTCAACAAGAGGACCTCTATGAGACCATGTGTACAAGTAATTCACAAATTGTAAGTATGCGGCAAAGAACGGTATCATAAATGAAAACTGTTTTAGAGTGATATCCCATTTAGGATATACCGTTTTTCTATAAGCTTGTAATTTTTCCAGTTCTAAGATAAAAGTCGCCATGCGAACTTTGTCATATGAGATTATTTGAGGTAATAACCACATGAATGTTAAAACCATGAACACGATATTCATTACCAGGCCAATTATAAGGATTTCTAAAGCTAGGTCAAATCCAAACATTTAGCATCCCTCACAATCAGGATCGCTGCATTCGACATAGATATCATCTTCACAATCAGGATCGCTGCATTCGACATAGATATCATCTTCACAATCAGGATCGCTGCATTCGACATAGATATCATCTTCATAATCTTCAATCGGATCAGGACATTCCCCGAATTGTTCACATAGTTCAACTAATGAACGATAAGCTGACATCTCTCTGTCACCGAGCTTTATACCCTCTTGAAGAGCATTTACAACTTGCTCCATTTCCGCTTGTGTGTTTTCAAACATACAATATTCCATACTTGCCATTATTTGTCCTTTTTCATGGTAAATGAGTTGTTTCCCGCGAACTTAATCACAGTTGTTTCGCCATCAAGGGAAAATCTAACACCCTCTTCAGTTTCCGTTATTCCAATTTCACCAATTTCAGTTTGGATGAAAATACTTCTGAAATCATCGATGTTCAGTTCAGCTACTTCTTGTGACATATGTATCCTTTTTAGTTATTCTATATTATGCCTAAACTTTACTTAGAACAAGCTTAATTTAGGAAGATATTGGAAAAGGTTTACTAAAGAACTTTCACCATACATCAAATATGAACTTACATGAATGTAGTAAGCATAGACCCACGGTAATGTTACAGCAGAGAAGTACCGTGGAAACATGCCATCAGTTTCATCAAGTAAGTTCACCGTCAATGTGTAAATAATAAATGCAAATGCAAGTATCGCCAAATAAGGATAAGCTATCATCCAAGCATAAATTGTCATATTAGACCTCCGTCCATAGTAGATTCAAATCAAAAGAACCCTTGTCTTTCAATTTCGTATTCCTTGCTCTAAGAATATCAGCCTTTGTAAAGCCATTTTTCTTCGCAAGTGCAATTAATATTTCAAAAACATCAGCATATTCACTGATATCATTGAAGTTGCTGTCAATAATCTCCTGAGTTTCCTCAGCTATTTTCGCAACAAGCCATTGATGTGATTGTTCATCAGTTAGAATTTCAATTTGATCTTTTGGAATGATATTGATATATTTGTCTCGCACTAATTTTACTTGCATGCAAAATCCTTCTTGAATTGTTTTTCCATTTTACTGATTTTTTGAATATAAAACTTTTTAGGCTTGTAATGGTTTTTCCTTGGATTATTCATCCACCAAGCCTTGATGAGTTTCAACATTTCTTCGGCTTCTTCCAGAGTGAACCTTTTGAAATTGCCATAACTGCCGTTCTTTTTATCATCAAGTATGTAAGTACGAAGCTTATCAAGGTATAAAACTCGTCTACCTAAATAGCTCTTGTATCTACCAAAATAGTACGGCATAGTACCACCCATTTCAGCCCTGATAATGTAGTTTCTTTCACGAATTTTTGTTTTCATTATTCTTCTTTATATTAAATTTGGCCCCCAACCGTGGACTCGAACCACAATCACCTTATTTGCTGTCTTCCGCTTGTCATTTTTAAACCTATTCTATCCGCTGTGAATTGAGATAGAACTCAGCAATTTAGCACCTTATGCTAGAACTTCAAGCCTTTGTGCTTTTCAAAAAGTTGGTGTTATTTCACATTCACCAACAAATCTACTTCGCCTCTTCAACTGCTACCATGATCCGCTAAAATCTTGGATGTTGGCTTCTCTGCCATATAAGTAGTAATAACCAATTATACCAATCGAGGATAAATGTGCTTCAGACACAGTCACTTTTGACCATCTAGGGTCGACTGGACGCAGTGGTGTGTAACCCGAAGCAACGATTGTAAAACACATTTCTGTGGGGAAGCCCACTTCATAAGCTTCCGCTGTGCACTGATATCAAGTACACCCATAAAGAACTGCTCGCTCACCGAGTCATGCTGAGTCCCGTTGCCCTCAGTAGTTTATTAATTGTACGGCACAGTGTTACTCTCACATCTCGTGCCACCCGAGTTTATACTGTCTTCGCAGTTGATGGTTAGTTGTCCAACTCATGTACACTTATTTCCAACACTAACATGATTATCCCCTAACATACCAATAGTCAGGTCTTATCCTTGCTCAATCGTGAGTAATCTAAGTTTGCCATCTGGTGCAACCCGAGCATTTCAGCCTCTCTCCATTAGCACCACTCCCATATTCGTTTACCTGAAACGAAGTCTTTTCATAATCGCGATAACCCAAGATTCTTTGAGTAATTTTTCAAACCCTAATTCTGGATCATACATGCGACCAGTTTTTCTACATTTTACCATCATAATGAATCCTTTTTAGTTATACTATATTATACCTAAAACAAGCTTAGAGCTTGCTTAATCTTCTGTATAAATTACCGTTTCAGTAGTTAAAAGAGTAGAAGCACAACTACAAGCATTGATTATTGCAATTCTAGTCACTTTGAGCGGATCGATGACACCTGATTCAAATAAATCTTCATAAGTATCAGTAAGAGCATTCCAACCGAAGTTTTCATTCTCATGTTCAGAAAGATCACCAACGATCTCAATGCCGTTACGACCAGCATTATTTGCAATTTGTTCTATAGGAGCAAAACATGCTTCAAGAATCACATCGAACCCTTTGTCAAAATCAGAACTGGTTGATTGTCTATTCACTTTGATGAAATGTGAAGCCCTAGCCAAAGCAGAACCACCACCAATAACAATACCCTCAGCCACTGCTGCTTTTGTTGCCGCAACCGCATCATCAAATCTATCTTTCTTTTCTCTCATTTCAAGTTCAGTCTGAGCACCAACTCTGATAACTGCTGCTGCACCTGAAAGGCGGGATAATCTAGATTTAAGAGACACTTTAGCATCACCATCTGGGAGTGCTTCAATTTGTACTTTTAAGGCATTTTTATGCTGAGTAATTTCTTCAGTACTTGATCCCTTTCCGTTGATGATAATAGTATTCTGTTTCTCAACTACAACTCGCTTCGCTTCACCGAGATCTTCTAAAGTCAGTGACTCAAATGTACGACCAGTTTCAGCACCAACAATAGTAGCACCTGAAGTCATAGCAATGTCAATCATCTGATCTCGTTTTCCGTCACCAAACCCTGGTAACTTTACAACCGTCATATTCATGATACCACGAACCTTATTCACTACAACTGTGTTAAGTGCTTCAGGGTCAAAGTCATCCGCTAAAATTATAAGTGGTCTTGCAGTTTCCTGAACCTTTTGTAGAATAGGTAATATGTGTGCTAAATGGCCAATTCGCTGATCAGTTACTAAAATGAAAGGATTTTCATGTTCAGCAATTTCTTTACCAGGATTTGTCACGAAGTTTGGACTCATGTAACCACGATTGAATTTGAAGCCCTTAGTTGAGGCAAGTTCATCCGTCACACCGTTATTTTCTTCGATATTGATAATCCCGTCTTCACCAACAGCTTCCATAGCATCCGCAATCATCTGACCCATAGGAACATCTGAATTCGCTGAAATAGTAGCAATTTGCTTAATTTCTTCATGAGATGTAATCTTACGACTATTCATTTCAATGTAGCTTACAACCTCACGAACCGCTGAATCCATACCCTTTTTCATTTCAACGATATTCGTTGAACTTTTGATGCCATCAACACCGTGTGTGAAAATTGCATCAGTTAAAACAGTAGATGTAGTCGTACCATCACCAGCTTCGAATGCCGTATTTGATGAAACTTCTTTCACTAGACTTGCTGCCATATTTTCAACTGGATTCTTCAATTGAACTTCACCAGCTACCGTAACACCGTCCTTGGTGAGAAATGGATTTTCATTATCCCTCTGAATTAGAACATTACGACCAAGAGGTCCCATAGTCACCGCAACCGCCTTTGCTAATTTATTAACACCAACTTGTAGAAGTTCTCTCGCTTCTGAACCATATAAAATATCTTTCATTATAATACCACCAGAATGTTTTTGATATCAGCTATAATCAGGTCTTTACCGTCAATATTCACTTCATACCCACCATGATTTTCATATTTCACGGTATCACCAACATCTATCATATGTATCACAGAGTTTACTTCATTTCCTACTGAAATTACAGTTCCCTCACTAACATCGTCAGCATCTGAAGTTGACTTTTCAAGTTCAATAATAAGTGTTCCGGAAGTTTGTTCCGCTTGCACCGTTTTCTTTTCTATAATTACTTTAAATCCGAGTGGTCTCATCTATTCTCCTTTTGTATGAATATTCATACACTTGTTTTGATATTTACTGTCGTGCGAAGTTAGTTTTTCAGTCAGTATTTCGTAGCATTCCGACAATTCTTTATGAACCGCCTCAAAGGTTAGTCCATATGATAAATCCACTAGAACATGGAATAGTCCATTCATGAAAGTAAGGTCTATTCTATAAATATCCCTATACTTATGTTCTTCAATGAATTTTTCCATCATCCTTTAACCAACGAATCAATTACAACTGACTCCCTTGCTGATTTCCACATAAGCTTCATTTTTTGAGCACATGAATCAGGCATTGTCTGGTGACATACTGTTTTATTCATTCTGCCGATCTTTTCAACTTTCATTCTCTGAAGAGCACCCTGACCACCAGCAACTATACAACAGATCGTAATTTCCTGATCTAATTTATCAACCATCTATATCACCATCGTTACAGTAGCAATCGCCACGGGAATAATCCAAAAGTAACTCGCATCGTCTTGAGGTTTTTCATAGCAATGAGTTGTTTCTGTTGTTTGAGAAGTTGTTGTACTAGATACTGCGTTTGAAGAGCCTTTTTCTTGGTCTGCAAGGATTACATCAGCATTGTGATAAGTATTTGTATAACACTTGGTTTCGGGGGTCTTAGCACCACATCCAGTAAGTAGGATTGATGCAATAAGTGAGGTGAGTATGAAAGTTTTCATTTTAAGCCCTTTTAACTTTTAATATACTATATTATACCTAAAGTTAGCTTAGAGCTTGCTTAAATTCTTTCAGGCTTTTTAGTTTTCTTTACTTCAGTGAGTTTTTTATCAGCACACTTAAAAACAGATGATGGGCTTGGATGACATTCAGTCTCATCCATGAAGACTGATGCATATGAGCAACTTGTGACATTTTTCATTTTTTCGTCAATTGCATCGCCACACAAATCACCAGTCATCAAAACCGCAAATTCGTCGCCGGATATTCGAAATATATCAACATTTCTACAATCACCGAACTCCGCACGGAGCTCACTCGATATAGTTATAAGAAGCTCATCACCAGCATCATAACCTAGAGTCCTATTAGTATTGTGTAGACCATCAGCATCTGCCATAATGAAAACAAATGGTTGATCTTCAAATTCATAAGCTTCATACATCCTATCAAGCTTCTCATCAAAATCTTTTCTGAGTTTTAAACCAGTTAAATGGTCATATTTGTATTTTTTAACTTCTTCCCTGAGGAAGTGCATCCTCTCGACTAACATGTCGAAGTTTTCTTCATTGAATTCTAATTTGTTCATTTTACAACCTTGTTGATATTTAATACATCAAAATTGGAGCATGATGTCAGACTCGAACTGACAATCTCAGGATTTGCAATCCCGTGCCTTACCATTTGGCCAATCATACATGGTACCGATGGAGGGGCTTGAACCCCCAACTTTCCGATTAGAAGTCGGAATTTCTATCCGTTGAAGTACATCGGCACATTTGTTTAGTATGGTGCTCCCACTCGGATTTGAACCGAGAAGCCCTTCCGAGCCATGGATTTTAAGTCCATTGTGTATGCCAATTCCACCATGAGAGCATATGTGTTGCTTGAATAACCAAGTAAATTTGTGAATGAATAATAAAGTGTTTGTGTTTTTGAAGGTTGTACTGAATGTACTAATTGAAGATGGAGGATAGTATGGGAATTGAACCCATCAGGCTGTTTACACCCCAGTGGTTAGCAACCACCTTAAGCACCTTGCTTGCACTATCCGAATTGAAATTATAGCAGTTTAGCTACAACTCAATCCATCACGAATTGACAATAATCTTAAACATAAACATCTTGATAATGATCTTAACCTTGTCAACATTCGTGACTCCTTTTTTGAATTTTGTTATTTCAACATTTTTAATTCTGCTGATTCTGAAAAATATACTATACGAAAATCTATGTTTTCTCGTTTACCGTCTTTCTCAAGTTCAGCAATTTTTGCATTTATGTGCGACATTTGCCTTCCTTGTTTTAGTTTATAATAAAAATTATGGTGCTTCCCCCGAGACTCGAACTCGGAAGCCCTTTCGAGCAGTGGTTTCTAAGACCACCGTGTATACCAATTCCACCAGAGAAGCATAAAAAACCACCGTTGAATGACCTTACAATAAGTTCAAATAGAGGGCAGTCGTTTGTTGGAGCGGACGACTCAGAGAGTTCCCCAGAGCCTACACCGGAACAAGAACCGTGTAAGATGGGCACAACCCTAACAAATGATTTTCTTGAGCCTTTGTCTTGTTGAAGTCGGAGGCAATCATTTAGGTCGAAATCCGCTCAATTATATACAAGATCAGGTGACTGTTATAAAATCCCTTGTATATAATTGAGTTGATTGGAGCGGATTTTGTTTTGCACAAATTTTCGCCAAAAAGCTTTTGGATATCTCCAAGGCATATTCCCTCTCCCTTTCAAGGTTCTGAGGCTACAATAGACCTTTTTACACTTCTCAATTTTCTGGACTGATGAGCGGAAGCATGCATACTCATTTACCCTACCATTGTTTTTGATTTAGTGTGAACATTTAACAGTACAAAAATCACCAAAATGTTCTTTATACTATAAATGGTGCCGGATATCTGATTCGAACAGATAGCCCTTTCATTACAAGTGAAATGCTCTTCCAGTTGGAGCTAATCCGGCATTTTAAAAATTTGGAGCTTAATAGGTGAATCGAACACCTGTCCCTCGATTACAAAACGAGGATAATCGCCACTATACTAATTAAGCATGGTGGATGCGGTGGGCAATGATCCCACAACCTCTCGGTTAAAAGCCGAGTACTCTGCCAATTGAGTTACACATCCACATTGAATGGTGCAACCGCAGAGAATCGAACTCTGTTCCCACGATTAAAAGTCGTGTGCTTCGCCAACTAAGCTTCGGATGCATCTTTATTTTTATTAAAGACACACCCCATAGCTAGTTTTACCTAACTATCTCTTTCAGATGTGTCTGTAAGTTTTGTCGTTTTCGTTAATTTTGTCGTTTTCATTGTATTTCCTTATGTTTATATTTAAAATGGAGGAAGAACGAGGTGTCGATCCCCACACTGCTTTTAAAATGCCTACAGATTTCAAGTCTGTGTCTGGAGCCGTCCAGAATGATCTTCCATTGGTGCCATAACCCTTTTAGAGTAGGTTCAGCAGTATGCATCTCACCAGATAATCGTACTTTATAGTGCAGTTCTTGATATTCCGACACTTCAGTTTATTCTTGCAAGACTGAATAAAATAACAAACATTTATGATACAAGTGATGCATATTGTATCATAGAGGAGCATGTGTACTTGTCCCGTGATCGCTAAATCAAGGATGCGAGAACATTATTAAGGTATGTGCTAGAACTCAATCCAAGCATTCCCACTCTAGTTAGTTACTTTATTCAATTTTGAAAATGGCGACCCACATCGGACTCGAACCGATAACCTTCTCGCAGACAACGAGACACTCTAGCCAATTGAGTTAGTAGGCCACTTGAAACGACCCGAGATTGATTAAATCTTTAAGTGGGTCGAGTTTTTGCTCATTTTAGTTTGTTAATCGCACAATGTACAATTGCGATGAAACCTTCTAGATGTTTCCCTCTGCCCTGTGTAGCCGGAACTCGCTGCATCGTCTGTGCGATATGCCAACAGTGGTGTGTATCGATCACTTACTATCGTGTTTGTGTATTTTTTGAGTCGAAAACAATAGCGACTCTTCAGGTAATCAACCCAAATTTAAGAACTCGACTGAGTCGAACAGTCCACGGATGATCATTTCCGCTCGTACCATATTAATCCCGATCAAGGACAGAGTTCTTAAATTTAAGTTGTTTGGCTGTATACACTGGACTCGAACCAGTCACTTCTTGATTAACAGTCAAGCTTTCTCGCCTGGAGAAATCGTATACAATATTTGGTTGCGGTGGGTGGGAGTTGAACCCACAGGGTCTGGGTTATGAGCCCAAATTACATCCGCTGTTCCCCGCACATTTAAAATTTGTTGGTGCAAAGGTGAGGGATCGAACCTCACCACTTCTGAAAACTTAAATATTATCATTTTCAAAGTGATTTGTCATATCATCACTGACTTCAGGTGCGCACCCTCCATCATTATCTTCTGACCCATTCAAAGCATATAATAAAAGTTTGAAAGTCAATCACTGAATATACAACCTCAGTGATGTTCTTTTCTACTAAGAGTTCCGGAGAGAATTATCTGGTAAACCCAATTTGCATCTCATATTCATTCATTCATCCGTACTTTCGTTAGAAACAATTTCTTCTAGTTTCATAAGCCAATTCCACATCCAGTTCTCACACTTTCAACTTGATAAGCCTACATTCCATTCTTCATTTTGAGTAAATTAAGAACTTATTGAAATAAATTTGCGATTATTCTTTTCATAATCCTCGTGATCCCACACCAGTGCCAATAACAGTTGCCCGTTTAATACCCACTCTGTGTGGGTCGGGAGTCGAACACTGCTACACAAATTTATTTCAATAAACTCTTAAAGTTTATTTTGAAGCCTGAGATTATAGCTTTCAGCTGGAACCTTTGACTGGATTATTGTTTCCCAGTGTTATCCACTCATCCTTTCGGTCGAGTATTTCCAATGACTGCTTTTGTTTAGGCTTTCGCCAACAAGTAGCTTTTCTTGCATCCCGTCACTCTACTCTAATGTTCTACTCAGTCTGACCTTGCGAGCCATTCTCCAGTGCGAGCCGGATAACTTTGCTTTCCACTAAACATATATCCGCCTTGCGAGCATCAACATGTCTTCATTCCCACATTATGGGTGTAGACTTAAGCCACTTTCAAGTGACGGTGAGGGAGACTTTGCGTTTTTTATTAGTAATCAGGTATGACCCTGAATCTTTTGTGCCAAATACAAATGCTTATCTTTAAGCTATTACGGATTGATAAAGATGGGCTCCCTCAGAAGTTCCAAAGCCTTTTGAGCCTCAGAATGCTTCCCACCTTTTGTGATTTCATGCAACACACTACTTTCACCGTCCATCACGATACTCAGCCTTGCGACTTTTTTCATGTAGACTGAACATAAGCCCTTGCCAGTTACGACTCGGACCAATGAACTACAGATTAAACTTGTCATTTCTTATGAATTTTGCATGTACTAGATCCTTGCGGGATCAAACAGTGTCACCGTTGGCCAGACTGTTTAGTTCGTACTTCATCGTTCAATTCGAACACCACCGTGATGATGTCTTAATGAGTTTTCTGTTTTGCATACTTGTTCGGAATTACTTCCGCGAAGGATTATCAATCCCCCTTTCGTCCCATTACTGAGAGTATCTTTACGAATATATGCGTCCGGAAATCCCGTTCCACTTTGTCTTCGTTGACATAGGGCAAACCTACAACCAAGCCAGACATTATGTACTAAGCACTTCATTAAATTCATAAACACTAGCCACGGATGCCGATACTTTGCAGTAGACACTATCCCTGGATGCCGATATGAACTTAATGAAGTTCTTATAGTTTCCTTTTAAGTTACCGTTATTATACTGTAAACTTCCTTAAAAGAAGCTTAATCATATAATAAATTTCGTAATTCATTGAGTCGCAAGGTGCTACCTTGCAAACTCGGTTAGAAGTTTCACTGAAATCCAGGTGATCCCAGCACAGTGACTTTCTATTCGTTCATGTTGAGTTTTCGAGCAGTGACTAGTGTGCTCGAAAAGATCAACATTTTTCACTCAAAACCCTTGTAGAGAAAGGAGGGTAACGATCCCTCTTCTCTGCCTCCACGGCAGTTACATTTACCTCTATGCTACATTCCCAAGGTTCTGACTTCAAAACTCAGAGTGTCGTGTCAGCTAAACACTAAACTCTTTAATAAAGACACCGTGTTGCGGTCACAGTCAAAAGACTTAGACCGCTTATCGATGCCCTGATTAAAGAGTTTATCCTATATTATACCGTAAACTAACTTAGAGTCAGCTTAAAGTTTTGAAAGATTTGAAACTTAATAAAATGTCAGGATTCGAACCTGAGTTGAGGCAACTTTTCCAACATTTAAAATCTCTTGAAAATCAAGGGAGGATTCGAACCTCTTTAGTCACCTTACAAACCTTATCATCTTATTAAGATACCTATATTATACCGTAAACTAACTTAGAGTCAGCTTAAAGCTTTGATAGATTTAAAAGTTAAGTCAAAGGTAAATAAACCTTTGTAATCTTCATTCGTGTTACTTAACTTTCGTTACCTATATTATACCGTAAACTAACTTAGAGTCAGCTTAAAGATCATATAAACTTTAAAGAACGATAAAAAGAAGCGGAATAACCATTTACTTTTCATATAGTATATTATACCTAAAGTTAGCTTAGAGCTTACTTAAGATTGATAAGAAATTTGGGGGAATTTAAAAATTGCTCCCAGAGTGAATGTTCACCCTGAGATAGAGGGTGAACTAAAGTTTAATCATATCCGAATTCAGCGAATTCAAATTACAGCTTAAAGTGGGTCTTTTATCAGACTTCATCTTAGTTCCTTGTTGTTATTTATACTTCTATTTAATGGTTGAAGGGAGCAAAACCCCCTTTTCACAAAAAGAATTACAAAATTCTTATACTTTATATGAATTTTCTCTTGAACCCCACATTTTGAATGTGAAATCTAGGCTTTGAGTCTCAGCTTGTGAAATTTTGAATTCTGAATTCAAAATTATATCACCACAATATTTTCCAAATTTTCCCCACTTCGCCTTATTTTCAACAGTGTACCCATCAAGAAGATCTTTCATAATTTCAGTTTTTATTACTGAACCACTTATAATAGAAGCACCAGCATGTTTAAAATAATCTTTGTCCATTTTATGGTCTGGGTGATCTTTATTATATCTAGCGAGCCAAATGTCACCAGTTGGCTCCTGAAGATCCAAAATCTCATCTCCACCATTTATTCTACAAACAAATTCTGTTTGCACTAATGGTAAACACATTTCATATGCATCTTCATATTTTCCAGAAAACCCTCTTCCTCTCACAACTGTTGCCGAATCATGTTTAAATTTCGCCTTGTCATTAAAAATTATGACATTTGGGCAAATAGCTAGTGCCTGAGATAATGTAGGTTCAATCACCTTATGTGCTTGAATAATTATTGTTGTGTTTTTTAACATGTTATGCTCCAAATTTGTTCATTGCATCAAGAGCATCAAGTCTCATTTGCAATTCATTTCTGAAAATCATCATATCAATTTCCGGACAAGTTTTTCCACCACTAAGAGGAATTTCATAGTGGCCCAATACATTCGATGTAGGGATATCATAAGCACCCATTAGCCTGACTATTTCATCCATTAAAGTACTCATTTGTAAGCTCGTGAATTTACCATGTTTTCCGATCAGACACAATCCAATTGATTGTTTGTTATAACCTCTTGCATGAGCACCACTCAAATGTAGCATCCTACCACACTCAATGATACCATCTTCAGACTCTTTATATTTTGATTTTGAGGTTCTTTTTCCGTTCAAGATAACCTTGTGATATCCAATACCATTCCAGCCTCTATCTAAATGCCAACTATTTATAGCCGAGGCATCACCCCATCCTGAGTCACTTTCATGAACTATTATGTGTGTTATTTTTCGCATGTTTCCACCTTGAATACTACTAAATCTTGGAATGCTGAAAAATCAACAATAACCATGTTTTGACCATCAATATCTAGTTGGTCGTGTTTTTTTGGAACAATTGGATCGCTTAAGTTAGCAACCGTGTATTCTAAAACTGTTTTTCTATTGTGTATGAACTTAATTGTCATATTCGCCTCTGTTCGGAAATCCTGTTATAAACATTACTATTATACAGGAGTTTTCTTAAATTTTAGTTATGAGTTTTCTCAGGGAACTTTGTATATTATGACGATATTTAATGATGATAATTGAGTTTGTTTTTGATTGTGTAAATTGAAGTGGAGCCCAAACAAGGAGTTGAACCTTGACATCAAGGGTCGAAACCTCGAGTCTGAATCCGTCAGTTTGGGCATTGGCATACATGGAGAATTTCGAAATCTCGACCTATGGTTTTGGAGACCATTGCTCTGCCTCTGAGCTACATGCATATATTTTGGATTAATTGAATGTTAATCCTGCCAACGATGTTTTTGTACTTTCTTGCGATCGTACGACTTTTTTGATTGTGTGATTTTTCTATTATCCTTATCTCTCATGATAATTCCTTTATAATTAAAATATGGTGCTCCCCTGAAGAGTTGAACTTCAATCCTCGGTTCTTCAAACCGATGCTTGTACCACATAAGCTAGAAGAGCATGTTTGTTGTGTTTGGTACTCGGTGTTGGACTCGAACCAACGACCTCCTCCTTGTAAGGGAGACATTCTACCACTGAAATAACCGAGTATGTTTGGAGCGGACAGCGAGGCTCGAACTCGCATCCACGGTTTGGAAGACCGCCATAATCCCTTTATACTATGTCCGCATTTGGTGCCAACCCTTAGTAACGATCTAAGCTGGTCTGTGTTATGAGCACTGACTGATCCCTGATCGGTTGGCATGTTTGTTTTTGGTTTGGTTGGCGAGACTGGATTTGAACCAGCATAGAACCACTTATGAGGTGGTGTCATTAGCCATTATGATACTCGCCATGAAATCTGTTGTTATGTTTTGTTTCGATAAAATGAATACGGAAACATCATTTTGTTCTTCTACTGCTCTTATTTTAGGAATATCTTTTTAATCAAAAAATCATTTTTGGGATCTAAATAGATACCATAATCCACTAGGAGAAAATCAGGGAAGTATTTTCTCTTTTTACCATCTATCTCATATGGAAGTGATTTTGGTCTAACCCATAATATGCCCATTTCGTTCAGTATCTCGGAACATAATAGTTCGTAAGAAGATTGAAGAAATACTTTTTCGCCGAAACTGTCATTAACATATTGACCGTTACTTCTTCCTCCACGATGTTGCTTTTCAGCATTACCCCCTTATCCCATTTGACTTCTGTAATCATTGTCACAAAAGTTTTCTAGTTTTTCAAAAACTGCGTCCCAAATTTGGTTCTCAACGAGATCCTTAACTTGTTCATCAGTCAGCCGTGTGTTAAATTGTTTCAGCTTTTCAGATATAAAATCACATGTTTCACTTGACAAACTGCCAACATCTTCCATATACATATCTTTCATGTCATAGCCTTATAAATAAATTGGTGACTCGACAGAGAATTGAACTCTGATTAACTGGTCGAAAACCAGTTGTCCTAACCATTAGACGACCGAGCCATGGTGTGAGTATCCAGAATTGAACTGGAATTAGAAGGTTCACAACCCTCCGTACTAACCATTGTACTATACTCACCATTTAACCCACTATTAATGGGCTGAATGCTGAATAATAAATTGGTGGAGTGTCAGGGACTCGAACCCTGCACCTCTAAGTTGCAAACCTAGTGCTCTCCCAGATGAGCTAACACCCCATTGTAATTCTGGTACCACGACGGAGAATTGAACTCCGGTTACCAAATTGAAAGTATGGTGTCCTAACCATTAGACGACCGTGGTATATTAGTATTGGTCCTCAGGAGTGGAATTGAACCACAATTCTTCCGGTTATCAACCGACTGCTCTACCATTGAGCTACCCAAGGATGGATGAGGTAATAGGGATCGAACCTATATTATGCGAGTCAAAGTCGCATGTTCTGCCGTTGAACTATACCTCAATAAAAATGGTCTGAATAGTAGGGATTGAACCTACGACCCCTTGCTCCCAAAGCAAGTGCTCTCCCAAACTGAGCTATATCCAGATGTAATGGTGGGTTCCCGTGGACTCGAACCACTCCCCTAGAGACAAGATTTACAGTCTTGCTGCCGTATCCGAACGACTTTGAAAACCCATTACCTGGAATTTTTGAGCGGAATTCCCTAAACCGTGGAAAACTAGATAGTTCTATTGTAGGCAAGGCTTCTTATAAGAATATGATTTGAGGAAAATGACGAGTTGATACACTGACAGCCCGATTAATTCGGTTACTGTGTGCAAACTCTTGAGTCTTTTCGTAGAATCAAGGACTTAAAGAAGCCCTTGACTGAAAGGACTACTTAGATAATTTGTTCAATCCCATAAGGGCGAATGTCAGCTTCATGCCACACCATTTGAGGTATAACAATTGCTTCGCCAGCAAAGGCGATATGTTCTTGCGGTTGATAAGCTATAAATATTGCTTGTGCCATTGCTGACTCCTTATTTGATTTTTATACTTTTATTTAATGACGAAGTAGATCATTTTTAACGATTTAAAGATAAATCCGAAAACTTTTTTCAGACTTATTTTTAAGTTACCCTATTATACTGTAAATAAGCTTAAAGCCCACTTAAAGTTAAAAAGAATTTACTATTTCAGTTACAATCTCAGAAACATTGGTATCTTTGACTTGCGCAGCCATCAACCCTTTCATTTTTCCACCGTATGTACCATTTTGGTACCCATTTAGTGCATATTTGATTGCTGTTGTGTTCATATCAGCAACTACCCCTGACTGTCCCAGAGCTCTTTTTTCAAAGTGTGTCCCGTGACAACCTAGACATTTGTCAGTTGAGCCTGCATAAAGTGCTGCCACTAATGCAAACAGAAATAAAACCTTTTTCATTATCTTTCCTTAAGTAATTCATCAACCCAATGATGACCGACATATATAGCCTCTGATTCAAGACCACCATCAACCGTTATGTTCATTTGTGGAAGCTTCATTGACTTAATAAAAATCAACTCAACTTCCCACTTGTTCTCAGTGCCGATTTCAAACCCGCCAACCTGAGTAACATTTATTTTAACTTTACGATATCTTTGTACTTTTGCCATTCACACCCTTTGTTAAAATATATCATATTATACTATAAGTAAGATTAAACCTTGCTTAAATTATAACTTTTCTGCTTTACCAAAACAGAACCCAAAATTGCTAGAATGTCAAGTTTCATAGAATTAGTTTACTCTCACGATTTTAGCTTCACGAAGATCCCAATTCATCAAAGGACGAAATGTAGGTTTGCCATCTACTGACACTACCATATCATCTCCATCCACTTCCACCACTGGTTGAGTATATGACATAATCATAAAGAACCCAACTACTGACACGATCACAGCTAAATATTTGTAACCTGGACGAGTTTGGATCCTATTAATTAAGTTGTTCATTTTAAGCCTTTCAGTTAATATACTATATTATACCATAATAAAGATTAAAGTCAGCTTAAATCTATAGTTCATACTTACATTTTTCGAAATTCTTTCCAATCATCAGTAAGTTTGTTTCGGAACGGAGTGCAGGATGAAGATGTAAGAACCTATATTTCTCAAACCCATATATTTCAAATTTACTCAGTGGATTTAGAATTCGCTCACAATTGCCAAGGCGACCCTGACTTTCTTTAAACATATGCAATGCTATGTCATGTAAAAATGAGTCATTATCTTGTTTTCTAATGAATTCAAGTGACTCCTTATCGTACCACCTACCAACATGTGACTCCCAAGTAAAATCACCTTCTATGCCAAGCAACCTTTTATAATGAATACAAGAGTTAATGACCCATTGTTTGAAAGGTGAGCTGAAACCAGGATAATAATCATCAACCATAACTTTCTTCGGTTGAAACCCATTTATGTCAACATCTTCCAATACGATAAAATCATCATTCATCAACAAAAACTCATCATATTCATCCAAATATCCGAATGGTGAAATATTTCTCCTGCCGTGTATATTATAGCCTTTGGGGCTATGGTCACCTATGTACCAAGAAGGTTTGTGGCCGTGAATTATGATGTTGAAGTCTTCTTTTAAGTGTTTACACAGTGATCTGATTGAGATTTTTAAAATCTCACTTGAACTTTCATCAAGAACTGGATATATTACTGTAATCATTTTTAAACCTTTATTCCCAAGATAATCAATTTGACTTCTAGTTTTTGATATCATTGTATTTCCCACACATTCAACATTTACTACCTTGGTCGCCCAGTAGTTCAGCAACATCTATTATGTACTTTTTAAGCGGGACTTTGATATCTGGTCACTCGGTGCAAACTCCACTAACAACTTTCAAGTATTTCTCTTATCATGTATATATCCCTCTCATTGAACTTCTCAGTACAGATTCCGCGAGCTCATCCATGATACCTCTTCGTTCCTGATATGGATCTTTACCAATGAATTTCTCATCAGCCTTTATGTTTTTATTCAATGACAGAGGCTTCTTCAAACTATACCAATAATCTCTGTAATTATCTTTATTCACACCTATGAATTCGAGATTCACATCTTTTGATCCCTTTCCATTGAAGAACTCTTTCCAAACATTCTGAGCCTCTTTAGTAACTTGAGACTCCATCCAGTTTGGTGCTAATGTACCTTGCATTGTCATAGCTATTTTATAAGCTAGAGGCCCGAACCCTTTTTGAGCCCAAACTGCATCCATGTACATTTTTTCTTTGATACCGAATACCAACAGAATTTTACTTTCCATTCCATCCGGATCATAGTTTTCAATTGCTTCAGCGAGTTCATTATCCGCTTTATATAAATATGATAGAAATTCGGTACTCCTCAGAGCATAACTCCCTAATCCTTTTGCAGCTTCTGCGATTGCTTGTCTAATCATTATCAACCACCTCCGGTTAATTTCGCATGCGGTTCTCCGCTCCAATTAACTTCTTCTTGTGGATTTAAATCCACAAGCTTTTCAAGTATTTGTTTTAACATTATTTATCCTTTCGCATTTTATGTTCACTTAGAAGTGGGTCAACTTCGTTCATTTGCGGTTCAGTCCATTCCGAATTCGAAAATTCAGTGGTGATAATTTCATCATCTATTCTAACTGCTTCCAGGCAATATGCGATCGTATTATCTTCCAGTGAAACAACGGTGTGTGCAGTCCCAGCCGGAACTTTGATTTGACAAGGTGCTTTGAAAATTCCCTTTGAAATATTCGTGTCCTTATCTTGTATCACAAACACCTCTATGGACCCATTTGTGACAAAGGTGATATGGTCGTGAGTATGTTTATGCCCATTTTTTACATCACCAGAATGCTCAAAAATCATCTCTTTGAACCAAATATTACCAATGATTTTTGTATTGACATCACACATCATTAAATTTGTACCGTCGTATAAAAACCAAAACTTTGTACCACATCATCATATATCACTCTACTCATACTCGTACTGGTAATATTTTGGTAATCAGGATGATCTATCATCACTTGTATTTTCCAGTCTCCGTTTGTATCTAAGCTCACAATAAGTATGTCTGAACCATCATCGACTTGTATTGAGCTCGGAGAATAAAGATCAGAATGTATGTGTGTCTTTTTAAAAACACTAATAGATCCGTCACCACTTTCACTCTTAACCATAGTTAAGCCGAGTTCAATCTTCCCGAAATTGCTATTTGAAACATATGTACCAAACTCGAAATTGAAAGTAATTTGTATCTTCGCGGAGAAGGCATGTTCAGGAACACTGAATTCAGTGGAAAATCCGCCTTGCTCACTATTCGAATATGGTACTAAATTCGCATCAATATAATAAGGTACGACTGGAGCAGTTGGGAAGTCTTTCCAATTCACATCTCCGTTTGAGTCAATTCCCGGATATTGCCCATCAGTTCCGCCATCTGGTAGACTTCTGACTTCCTCGAGCAAATCTTTCCACACAAGTTGATTGACTTTATTCAACCATCCATGTTCTCCTGTATCTAATGCATATACCATTTCGCCTTGAATTGGTGGTGTTGCGATTAATACATCTTTCGTTGCTCTGCGAGCGATTAACCCAGTTCTTGTCATAAATGTATCCTTTTTTTTAACTTTGAAATATTTAATTGGTTTCCGACTCATTTTTAAAGACACCTTAAAGAGTTCTTAAAAAATCAAGTTTTTTAAGTTATTATCATTTCAGTCGATCTATATAGTATAACAACAAGGAGACTATTATGTCATTCAGAATTAATACAAATGTATCCGCACTATTTTCAAATATGTACGGGAAACAAATTCAACACGAGGCGAACTTGTCTTTAGAAAAATTATCAACTGGACTTCGCATTAATCGTGCGGCAGATGATTCAGCAGGATTAGCAATTGCTAACCAATTAAGATCACAACACCAAGGATTGACACAAGCCAATAAAAATGCAGCAGATGCAATTTCACTTGTTAAAATAGCCGATGGTGCCATGGATGAATATCAAAAGATTTTAGTAACTGCGAGAGATAAAGCATCACAAGCAATTTCAGATACGAATTCACCAGAGGCTCGTGCTGCACTTGAGGCAGATGTTAAGGCTCTTATGGAACAAGCAGATCAAATTGCGAAAACGACTTCATTTAATGGCATAAGCCTTTTGGACGGGACTTTTACAGATAAGAGTTTCCAAGTTGGTGCGTATTCAGGTCAAACTATGTCTATGTCAATCGCAAATACTGATATCGCTTCTCAGGGATTAGATGATGCATCTATAGATTTAACAACTGGTTCCGGAGCAGCAGATGCTTTGGCTGATATCGATACAGCAATTAAAGCAATAGACACAATCCGTTCTGGAATAGGTTCAAAGCAATCAGCATTGGAGTCAAGAGTTAGAGTAAATGATGCAACGGCAGTAAATGTGCAAGCAGCAGAGTCACAAATTCGTGATGTTGATTATGCGGCAGAAACTGAGAGACTACAAAAGAATACACTGAAAGCACAGGCAAATGCCTTTGCACTTTCTAAGTCGTTTGAGTCTCAGTCTCTGATTTTAAATCTATTGCGATAGATTTAGGAGCACCCACTTCACGGCGAAGTATTCTCAGGGCACTATCAAGTGCTTCTGGTCTACTTAACACCATTGCTTGACTCACTAGAGTACCAATTTCATTCATAGTCAAAGCCAATTCCTCAGCCCCACCCTTTTCAAAATCAATCACACCAATCACTTGTCTTATTGCTTCAAGTAGCTTAGATGCTATTTCAGCTTGTTCCTTCAACATTGGAAGCGGAAGTTTCCCTCTTTTTCGGTGTTCTTCAATGTTTTTTATCTTATTGATATTTCGTATCATCAACACATAAATAGTACGAAGGAACTCTTGCGCATTCATCTCTTGTGAGTACGCAGCACGAGCCAAGTTTTGTTTAGAAATGGTCAATTTCAATTCCACATTGTTCAAGGAATGCCAGACCCTTTTGGTCTCTGTAGTGCTCATTGAACACAACCCTTTTTATTCCGGCTGACACCATAGCCTTAGAACATTCAGAACATGGGGCATGAGTTATGTACATAGTGGCACCATCAAGCGAAATACCATTTTTTGCCGCATAGAATATGGCATTTTGTTCAGCATGAACTGTGAATGGGCTTGTAGTAGTGATTGTTCCAACTCCATTACAGTGTGTACAAGCCTTTGTTCTTTCCATAATATATGCTTCGGAACGGTCAATTCCGGTCCCAGCACACTCAATACATTTTTCAGTAGTTTCACATTCATTTGACATTCCGGCAATAGTACCATTGTATCCAGTAGCTAATGGTCGACCATTAATAGCTGGAACCGCACCGACCTTAAGTCTAGTACACTTTGACAGTTTTGAAAAGCCAATTGCAGTGTCCATCAGAACTCTATCATACTTATTTTTCGGATTTTCTGGAGCACCGTTTTCGTCATCTAACTTCTGTTCCCATCTGATTATAGATTCATTGCGAACTTCATTGAAGTGTGCTTTTGAAATATAAGGTACACTCACCTGAACGAATCTTGATTTCACAACATGCACGGCATCAACTGACGGGTCAGTAAGGGCAACGAGGTCAGCCCCTTGGACCGCCTTAATGTCAAAACCAGCTTCTCTAAGAACCTTAAAAGTTACACCATGTGACATTTCACCTTGTCCTTGAACTATTGACTTGAGGTTACAAGCCACCACTATTTCTTTAAATTTCATTCGTATTCTCCTAACACCATTAAAATTAACAATCTTTTTGCTTCCTGAACATCATCAGAACTATGAATAACCTCTTTGCTCTTGTTGCAAATAGCAAATCTTCCGCCAGTTGTAGGCCTAAGTTTCAGTTCATCCGTCATACCACGAACCATCGTATATACCGCATTCGTAATATCGTCAATATTTTTCAGTTCAAATGTCGGCTCAGGTGGTCCGTATTTTCCGCATCCAGGATTTGGTGTGTCACCAAACTTCCCGAACATACTTTTTAACTCTTCTGTAAAATCATAAGCCATGTGTCATTCCTTTTATTTGCAATAGTAAATATTTGTACTTTAAAGCCGTGATTTTATCAGGGAACATATTCCCGATCTCTGCTCTCAGGGAATCATATCGATCGGCACTATAATTCCACTCTTCGATGCCGTCTGGACCCTGAAGTGGACCAACTGCATAGTAAGTATCTCCAATATTTATATTGCCAATGAACCCACCTATCTGATCATTCATTATGGTCTCCTTGCTAGTATAAATTCGTAACCGCTTAATCCGTCAACCGCATGTTCAAGATAAAGTTCAGGAAACATTTCAAAAATGTTTTCAAATTCTTTATCTGAAGCTTTACAGTCGGTACGACGATTTTTAAGTTCGATATAGATTTCACCATTTTTTATACAACCAGTTTTCTTGATCATTGGGAATTCATTCATAAGTGTTTTTGAGATTTGTTGGTTCGTAACTTCGATAACGATAGTTTGACCATTTGGTTTGAAGAGTATCATTTTAAGCCTTTTTACTTCTGATATACTATATTATAACATAAATTCACTTAGAGTAAGCTTAAAAGAGAAGTTTTTAGGGAAATTTAGTAATTCCCTTGGAAGTGAGGATTATCCCTCACACCCCTCACATTCAGAGCGATCAATTTTAACTTTGGTCGCACCGTTCAGTGTTCTGATGTAGTACAAACTTTCAATGTCTTCATCAATAAATGCTTCGTGGTGAAGTTCAGCAATCTCTTCTTCCTTAGCATCATGCGGGAAATACAAGTTTGTTGATTGCCCTTGTCCTCCACCAGTTTTGTTCATTTCTCGTTGTCTATCACCTGACATCTTAAGAATCGTGTGTTGATTCTGTTCAAACGCAGTTTTGAAAACAGCTTTCTCATGATCAGACAACCATTCTTCAGCCTGAACTGAACCTTGGTCTTCAGCAACTCGCTTCATAACATCTACTGTGTACATGCCACGATCTTTCATAAGTTTCAAGAATGGCGGATTAATACGGAAAACCGTACCTCCAGCAGTGTCTTGTTCATAGATATTTGCAAATGTCGGCTCAATGCCTTGCGAGATTCCACCTTGAATCACTGATGTTGACATAGTAGGTGGGAATGCCATACGATGTGACCATCTTTCACCATAACCCTCGAGCCATTCAGGTGAACCACACTCAAATGCATAAGCTTTAGAAATCGCTAGAGTTCTTTTATCAAGCATTTTTACGAGTGACTGATTGAACATAATTGACTGTAAGTCTCCAAACACCCAACTTTCTTGCTGATAATAAGTAGCTTCACCAAGTATCCCTAAACCAACTGCTCTTGATTTTTCAGTGAAAGAAATAACTCGTTCAAATCCAGGCTCTTTTTTAGCTTTGATTAACATGTCACTAATGATAGCATCAAGAAGTACCATTGCAATTTCAACTGCCTTGGTGTCTTTCCACTCATTGAATTTCGCAACATTCATTGAACTTAAAACACAAGTGAATGAGTTTTCAGAGTCAAGAAATAATTGAATCTCAGCACAAAGGTTTGAACCCTTAACAAAGAAACCTCTATCTTTGTACATTTGGGGTCTAGATCTATTTACCTTATCAATAAAGAAGAAATAACCCTTTCCTTTGATAAGCTTGATTTTAAGCATCTTTTTCCAAATGTGGTCAGCACGAAGTGGGTCTTTTTCAAAAAGAGCCTCAAATTCATCAGTGATATTCCAACCGATATTCCAACCATCGTCGTCAGCTAGAATTTGATCAGCAATTTCATCAAAATCCTCGTGAAGTGGATTCAGGTACATTCCCGCTGAACCTCTACGACTTGAGCCTTGAGATACATCTTTCATATCTTGAACAATCCCCTCAGCTGGTTGCATCACACCGTTTGCAGTACCGCCTTTTGAAATTGGTGAACCGCGATGTCTTACTGGGTCAAGAACCGTTGATGTCCCATAACCTCTCTGAGTTAATTGAGCCAACTCAGTTCTAGCCATATACCATTCACGGATTGAGTCACCAAGATGAGTTCCTGAACATGAGATCGGGTGACCTCTTTCGTTCCCCATATTTGTTAGCACTGGAGTAGACGGACTCACCCAACCTTTCCACATCACATCATAAAATGCTTCTTGCCAGTTATCGTACCCATATTCAATAGGCAATCTAAAGTCAGTTAGCTCTGCAGCACGAGCAGCAATTCTTGTATACATATCATGCGGTGTTTCAGCAGTATTCAAATAGTTTTTTTCCGTTAAAAGTTGGAACCCAGCAGTTGTCAACCAATCTGGTGCCAACCCTTCTTGTTGTAAAGACTTTCGTCTATGCGATAATTTTTCATATTTTGTGTTACTGCTCATTCGCTTTCTCCATGTGTGGTAGTCTTGTAAGATTGTTGGTTTTCCAACTTCTGCGGTAACTTGAAGTCCCAGAGATAAAAAAGTCATGCATCTTAATTGAATTCGCACCTTTGTAAAACCATTCTGAAATTGGATCAAATTGAATGTCATAAAGTTCTTCACAACCCAAACCATCAAGTGTTAGATCTGCTCTCGAACGGATAAATGCTTTAATTTGGTCTGGTGTGATATCATTGATCTCATCTTCGCCTTTGTAAACGAAGTCAATGACTGCATCCTCATGTGCAATAATTTCGCGAACTACATTATGTACATTAGCTTCGTGAGCTTCAACCGGAAAGTTCCCCTTATGCTCAGAAATATATGTATTGTGTAAGTATGCAGCAAAAACCCCATGAAGTGTTTCATCTTGAACAACAAAATCAACACCAGTGATTGTGTTTGTGATTAAATTGTGCCCATTAGCTTGAAATGACTTAAGCATAGCAAAGTTACTGAATAAAAGAACTTGTTCAATCATCGCAACAGTAGCCAGTGAAAGAGCCTTATCTTCATCAAGGTTTGATGTAATTGCATTTAGCATTCCGAGTTTACTCTTTAGAACTTGGATGGTTTGTTGATTTTCAGCAGTAGTTTCAGGGTCGATGTTCATCTCATCAGACATTTTCTGATAGAAAAATGCATGAACTGCTTTTTCCATAGATGCAATTGCTGAACATGCACCTTGTATTTCGGAGTGTGGGAACCATCTTTCAATAGTCTCCCACACATCGCCAACTTTTTGTTCAATTTCGACAAAAAGGTCTAGTGTGATACTAGAAAGACCAAATTGAGCCCTTGACATATTATGTCTAAAGTCATGAATATCTTTTTCGACTGGAATTTCTTGTTCAGTCCAAAAAATATCTTGTTGTTTTTTACGGATCTCATTTGCTTCAGGATATTGATAGTCGCCAAATAAACTCGGAGTTTCTATCGGTAATTTATCAGAGCTTTTATTCATTTATTTTCCTTTTATTTTGCGTGTTGACTGATATTTAAGTCAAAATTGGTCATACAATTTTTCAAGTTGTACTCAATTGAGCCACTAAAGAGTAGTGGCTCTAAAAGCACAAGCAGTGTGTTACTTTCCGAACACTCTGTTGCTAACTCCGGTTGAACCCATTGCTCCCCATGGGATATAAATCTGGTCACCTTTTGAGATATTTTCAGCCATAGTTTCTTGAACTTCTAACTCACGAAGCTTAAGCAATGCTGGTGTAATACCCTTCCCAATCATAATGTTATAGTCACGAATTCTTTTCGCTTCTAACATCTTGATGTCATACTTCGCAGACGCAACTTGTTTTTTTCCTTCAATTCTAGTAAGCTCAACTTGAACTTCAGCCTCAGCCTTTGAAATCTCAAGTGTTTTTTGTGCCGCAGCAAGAATTGCTTTGTCAATTACTTCAGGATAATCCAGTTTTCCAAGTGCAACATCACTAATTTCTAGTGGAATGTTTTTGAACTTCGCTTGAATTTCACCATAAATTTCTTTGTTAATGCGGTTGAAGTTTGGTTGTACATCTTCAATATCATACTTACCAATTACACCACGAGTCACATTGTTTACGATCATCTTACCGTATGTCAAGTACACAGATTTCAGTGTCACCATATTATCAGCAGGAGTGATATCATTGAACATTGAACGAATTGTGGCATCATCACCATCAACTCTTAAGCGGAATTTAATTTCAGCATTAAGGTTCATTTTATCCTTAGTACGAATTGTGATTTGCTCACTTGCCGCAGATGTATGTGTTTCAATCTGAATCAGAGTTTCTCTCCAACCCACATAAACTCTTGAAGGAGGGTAGATTTCAGCTTCATATCCACTTGATGTTAATTTGATACCCTTGTGTGCAGGTTCAACCTTTTCAGAACAACCAGTTGTTGTTAGTGCCATAAATCCCATAAGTGTAGCGAAGATCGCCGATTTAATCATTTTTTTCATTGTGTAGCCTTATTTTAGTTTGAGAAAGAGGTGCTTCCACCACTCCCGAAAGTTGTTCCAGACTGTTTCAATTTCTCAGTCTGTACCTTTTTTTGTTTATCGAGTTCAGCTTGTTTCATTTTAGGAAGTGCCACAGCAGACAAAATTCCAAAAATAATAATTATGAATACGAGCTCCATGAGAGTAAATCCCTTATTTACTTTTGTTGAGTTCATCATTGATTACTTTTTGTGATTCTTCACGGATCACTTTGAACTTTGCCATGGCACCGTCAAGTGATCTTTTTGTTCTTTCTACCCTCTCAGGTATTTCAGCCGTCATCACCTTAGCAATTTGCTGAGTTTGCTGTTTCACATGAACCGTTTTATTAGTAAGCTTTATTGGAGCGAAAATCACCATAATAGCTAGAATTACTGCAACAGCACCTCCAAGTTTATAGTTCTTTCGTCTTAACAGCCAAGTCATAAGACCCAGCAACAAAAAGATGATTCCGGCTTTCGCCAGTGGCATCCAGATTAGTTCAATTCCCATTGATACTCCTTTTTAGTTATACTATATTATACCTAAAGTAAGCTTAGAGCTTGCTTAAGTTTAATATCTTTTCGTAATCGTCTATCTTTACCAATAAACTTCACCTTACCCAAAGACAAAGTGAATAAACCTCATCTCCTTACTAACATTTCTGAAATACATTACTTCGTAAGCCCCTTTTTCATATTATCAATTTCGATGATTGTTTTCAAATCATCACCAGTGTTTTTATCATCACGAAGTTTTATGAAAACAGGATGAAGTAAAGCATAAGCTCCAGTTGAATCTTGAGAAATACCGCAAGATTTTACTTCAACAATTGTACCCATTAATGAGTCCATATTATCAGTAATAAATTGCATATCAGCTTCATTAATTCCTCCAGGTGAAGTAGCTAAACCGCCACACATTGACTCAACATCTAAGCTTGAAATCACTTTTTCATTTTTTGTTCCTGGAGTTCCGTAATTGAACCCAACAATTCTCAAGTCAACATTCATTTCAACTTTCATTTTACATTGAAATGTAGGTTTTCCGTCTTTCCAAATACCGTCCCAAGCTTTCAGGATAGTCCCCTCTTCGCCACGAGCAAGCATCTCTTGGAAGTGACTAATTGCTTCAGCCTCAGTATGAACAACTTTGTATTCAACAAGTTCAAATGAGTTAGTTGATTCACAAGCATTTTTAAGGCGAGCAAGTCTCTCAAAACGAGGCTTAGACCAGACTTGCTCCTTGTAGTTTTCAAGAGGGATATAATCCCAAACCACTAATGCGATTCTTGATTTCGCTTCATCAAGAGTCATTTCCCATCTTTTTTCGAACTTAGTAATTTCCTTACTAATATCAACACCGTCAAAGTCTTTTTGAGCCATTGACACAAATGAGCTGATAATACCATTTGCAATGTAACGGTCTTTTTCGCCTTTGAACATTAGCTCACCGTTGATAGCAACTTGCGAATATCCAAGCTCAAATGCAAGTGCACTTGCTTCTTTCTCAAGACAACCCATTAATGGATTTGGCTTACCACCTCTTGACTCCATGAAAACATCACCGTTGTTTACGATACAATTTAGATAACGACCATCCATTTTCACCTCAGAAAATGCTTGCCCTTGTTTCATGATAGTTGCAACTCTTTTTGGCGAGTAGCTCGTAGCTCCCATGTAAGGAACTTCATATACACTAAATGGAGCCATTTCATCATTAATCAACGAAATGCCAAATCCAGCTTTGAAATCTTTGGCGATGATCCACTTAATAACCTGAGCATCTTCTTCAGAAGTAGTTTCAAGAATACCCTGAAGAAGATCAGAAGCTGCATTCCCAGTAACTTCGCGAGTTTCAAGTGCAATTAATTCAGTAATTGCCTCATTCAGTGTCAAATCTAGTGCCGTGTAATCATATTTAGGAAGCTTTTTAATCCCGAATGTAATACGAGGGTCTAGAGCATATGTGAGCACTCGCTGAAAGTCTTTATTATCTTTATGTGAACTAAGTATAGTCCTCTTGTCATTGATTCCTGAAGTGCTTCTTAGAAGCTCGATGATTTCATATGGTGTCATAGTTTTCCTTTGTTATTTTTTGATATATTATATTATACTATACATTAACTTAGAAGCAACTTAATTATGATTTATTTTTAACTTGAAAGAAAGTCTCCTCATCCTTTGAAAGTTGTTTGATAATTTTACAAAGAGCTCGTTCTTCAGTATCAGAAACGAAACCATTTTGAAATACCAAGTTACCGTGGAAGTTTTCCTCAATAGGACAATCTCTTTGAGTAACCATGAATTCATAAACCTCAGGATAAGAATACGATGGAAGTGCATGCATTTCGATAAAATTTAACACAGCAGATGTAAACGGAGCCATAGAGTTCCAGTCATTGATGTTCTGTGTATTTGATAAGTTTAGGGTGATTGTTGTTTTGCCGATAGTGGCAGTAAGATTAGAAGTTTTCATTTTTAAGCCTTTTACTTATGATATACTATATTATATCATAAAAAGACTTAAAGCTTACTTAAATTAGAAAAGAATTAAGCGAAAGGTTGAATATGTTCCAGCTACATCGGTGATGTAGTCGTTCACTTCCAGTAATTGGACCAGATTCCTGGATTTATTATAATATTAGTTTTTAACCTTAACCGCGAAGTCCACAGTGTCCTTAAGAATTTTGTAATTTTCAGCAGATTTTTCATACGAAACATCCACTTTCCACTGAGGTACAAGCCTTTGCTCGCCAGAGTCAGCACGGGATTGATTTCGCTTTTTAGCCCTTTCAATGTCAGTATCAACTAAGATGAGAGCAGTTTTCAAACCCTTTGATTTTGCAAGCTTAAGCTTATTTTCAAGCCCCTTTAAATTCCCACCAGTTCCAGTCTGAATTACAGATTGCATTTTGTTGAAATATTTATCAAGTGCCTTTTTTGCCATATGGACCGACTTAGAAATGAATTTTCGTTCATTTCTCCCATCAGGGTCATTTGCCGCGAGTTCAGCCATGAATTTGTCTATATCCACCAAAGGAGTCTTGGGTAAGTATTTTCTTACAATGAAGTTTTTACCTGACCCCGTGGCACCCATGACAAATACAAAGTATGCATCATCTGCAACCAAATCACCCAAATCTTTTATATTAGATTCAGATAATATGAATTTCATCTACAGTTCCGCGATTTTACGGAAAAGGGATTCATTCTTAACACGGTTCCATACGAAACTTAGAACAAAACCACCCCAAGCAGTCTCAACACCGTCAAATTTCTTTGCAGTAGCAAGTTTTGACATAGCGGATTTTGCGATATCTACAGATTTGAAAACCAATTCAGTTTGACCCTCTGGCTTCCCGCCCTTGATCGCTCTGAATGTTTTGTTGTCTTTCACTTCAAAATCAAACCCAGAAGCTTTTAACCATGTTTCCATGTCTTTAAGTAGTTGAGGTTTTGTCATTTTAGCTTCATTCGCTGAGAAGCTTTGAGGTGTATCTACTTCAGTGATTTTCTTAATTATTTGTCTTACCATTAGCTATATTCCCCTTTTGCTACATACATTGACTCTTCATCAATGTTAGAAATCATGTTACTGATTATCTTTTCAAGTCTCTTCCCGTCCGGAAGTCTCTTTGCCGTCTTTTGAACTGCCATTAGTGCTAATGACACATCTGAAAGTCCCTCTGATACATCTACTTCTGGCGAGTTCGCCTCTGCTAGAACAAATTTACTCATCACCGAGCTCCTTTCCTGATTGATTAACTTTCACGATTTCTCCTATAAGAACATGTCTGTGATATCTTCGTACCCAGAATCTGATGATCTCATGATTTTCACTTCTTTCCCGATGTACTTCTTGGCTTTCGCCTTTCGTCCAATAACATCAGCATTAGAATTCGTCGCTACTTTTGAGCCGTCTACAATAAGTTCAAAAATCATAGGCACTGAACGAGGCTTTTTTGACTCGATAACCTTAATTAATTCCTTAAACATCATTTTTCCCACTCAGTCATGAGATTCTCCCTAACACTTTCATTTTGAATATAGACACTTAGAAGTTCATTGTAAAACTTCTGAGTCCCCTTTGGTACATTCTTCTTAAAGTATTTAATGTCTTTAAGTTTTGAGATAACCTTAGAAGCACTTTCGTCTTCGTCAGTTCTTTCAATTTCTTCAATACCAACATCAAGATTTCTTTTCATCTGTTCTTTGTAAGCTTTGACACGATCTGTACCAGCAAAGATTGTATTGATGTTTGTCGAAGTCTTATTCAACATAGTCAGTAAATTCCCTGAAGTAGTTTCAATGATCTCTACTTGTGGATAGTTCATTTCAATCATTGAGCGACGAAGCTTTAAAGTAGCTTTTGTCTCTTTATTGGAAACGAGTGCAACCACAAGGACATCGTTAGTTTTAAGAGCCTTGTCAAACATCTTTTTGTGCCCGTTTGTGAACACACGGAATTTACCAACTACCATAGCACCATTGTTTCCAGGCATTAATCGAACAAGCATACTTTTCACAGTAAGTTGTAAATCATCCTTGATATTCAGGTCAGTTTTCTTTGTATGAACGACATCGACTTTCCAGTCTTTGAAAACAATCTTTGAAACTAATTTAAGAGTTCTATATAGAGGTTGAGTGTAATCAACCATCCCGATAACCTCTTCGGCTTTCGCACGAATTTGTACCCAGTAGTTGTCTTCGTCTTCCCATTCCATCTTGAATTGAGCCTTTTTCTCACCACGAAGTGCTTTGTCATATTGATCAGCTTGCATTATCTTTAGGATATTTGCACCACCGATATCTTTTTCAAGATGAATAACAACACCCTCTTCTTTTGGTGAACCGTATAAAGACGGAATATCAAGGAAAAATAACTTACAGAAGTTCCAGTATTCAGCATCCGATGTAGATTTTGAAAGTAGGTCTTTATAATCACCGAAAAAATCATTCGCTCGTTTATTAAGCCCATTTGGGAGATTTCTAAGTTTACCATTGAATAACTCTTCTGGTAAATTCACTTTGAATGTTTTTGCAAACTCCTCGCGACCATCCATGATGAACCCTTGAGGACTTGTTGAAATCTTACCATGATTCTCTTTGTAACTAGAAACTGGTGCATATCCTATAAGGACAAGATCACGAAGTTTAGTGTATGAGCGAGTCAAAGTCGGCTTGTTCATCAAGAATTCAAAGAAAAACTCAGTTTTCATTGGAAGACTTTTCCAGCCTTTGTAATATTCACTAATGTGTTTGAAAATAGCTTTATACTGAGACACACCAATAGTTTTGTCCAGTTCAGCCTGATCATCAGTTGAGTCAGCATACTCTGTACCATAAAGTATATTTCCTTTATATCCAACAATGAACATTTCCCACCATTTAGCTTCGTTCCAAGGCTTATCAGTTCTTAAGATAGACAGTTTTGTCCCATCGTATTTACCATAAACAATCGTATTTTGGTCAAGAAGTGATGCTAGATCCTTCTCCTTAACTGCTTTATCGACATTTTTGATACTGATGTTAAGATACTCAGCTTCTGATACAACTGTTCTTACTGCTTCATTAATCATCTAAGCTCCTATTTTAATTTAATCTGGAACTTGACTTTGTGCCCAGTCGCTGATTCGATACGAATATCTTTTATGCGATCTTTGTAGTACATCGGGATACCTTTTTTAAGGTCTCCGAAGAATAAATACTTCATTTCATGGCCACTAAGACCACTTTCAAGTTCATCCTCAATTTCACTAAATGATTTCACCTTTTTCGGCACTTTGAAAAGATCAGCGATCTTACCAAGAAGTGATTTGTCAGATATATTACCAATGACTGCCCCATCATGAAACATGTAACCGTCTGAAAGAACTTTGAGCTCAACATCTTTAACTTCAATTTTCTTAGGCATAACCCATTTTCTGAGTTGAGCAAGTGCGATACCGCCCTTTTTGTAAACATTGTTAGCAAAATCATCATTGTCGATCTCAGGTATGTAATATCTCGCCACACCATAAAGTGCTGCAATATCATCATAAGCTCGTTTCAAATAGTGTGTACTGTCGACACCAAGTCTAAAGTTTCCACCGTAATCACCAGAAATCTTCACTTCTTTCACTTCAAGTTGAATTGAACCGTAATCCACATCATAATTCTGTGACCCACCTCCAATAGAGATTTCATCATGAACAAATGCAAGCATAACTTCAGCACGACCAACACCTTTCGGTACAATGTCAAAAAGTATCTTCATTTCAGCATTATGGGTCTTAAGAAGTTTTTCATAAGCCTTGATCAACTGAGGAACAGTCTTAACATTTGAGCTCATCTTCGGAGGAGGATTATGAATTCCGTACTCTTGAGCAACAAGTGCCCGAAGCTTATCCGTAGAATCAGCCCCCTGAACTTCCGCAAGTTTAAGAATTTGCGGATTTACATTTTCGTTTAGTACGATTGTAAGTGCTTCTCTAATCATATATTACCCCTTTCTTCAAATATATTCCCATCTTGTTCACACACGAGTTAAATCTCTTCTCGTGAAGCAACCTTGTCGATTGCTTCACGAATCATAGATTCTTTGACATTTTTAACTTCGAAGTGCTTGTAATAGTTTTCAATAGTTTTCTTGTCAGGCTTTAAACCAAATTCTTTTACGAATTTGTTGTAACCACTAATTTTTACATTGTAGTCACCCTCGGCATCGCCTCTTTCAAGTGATTGACCGACTGAATAAACCTTTTTAGATTTATTAGTAGCTGTTGCCCATAGTTTTTCAACATATCTCTTGTGAGTAGCATCAATCTGCTTTTTGTTAAGGTGTCTTTGCATTAAATCAAGAATACCAACAAATGAGTTGAACTTTTTAATATCATCAGGATTGTCTTCAAGGCGACCAAATGCAAGCTTATAAATCTCTTTTACAGTTGTTTCATAGCTTCTATCTGCAGGCTTAACAACACGATAAACATCTTTCCCATCTAATTTAAGAGGAAGTCCGTCTTCACCATGCATTAATTCATAAGCACGACCAATACCACGACCAACTGAGAATTTAAGCATTCTTGGGAGCTGACCTTTTTGGTCTTGAACCTTAGAAGCATAATTGTCATTATTTGCTGCTGCCGTTACGATAACAACATCATCACGGATACTAGCACCACCAACCAAAGCTTGAATTAGATATTTGTGGTGAACTGCTTTCACACCAGCTTTCGCATCTTCGAAGCTCGAACTATGAGAGAACTTTGCCCACTCTGTAGGAGTTGAGCCGTCTTTTTCCATAGGTAAAAACTCAAAGTCAACTTGTGCTGGTACAGAAAGACCATCAAAATCAGTTAAGAACACACAGTTGATTTGTTCACCGATGGATTCTACAGAATGTTTGTTAGAACCCATGTAAACACAACCAGGAATTATTTCAACACCCTCTAGTTTATCAAGCATTTCCCAAACTTCCGCTTTGAAGCCCTCCGGAACGATGATATCAAGGTCACCAGCTGATTCTTTCACATCTGTGATTTCTTTGTCAGATAAAGTCTGGTCAAAGATATATGATGTTGAACCGTTAAATTGAAGCCCATTTTCAAGATTCTTTTCATTAGACCAAAGAGGGAAACCGTTTGCTTTTTTGAAGATCTTATTCAGTTTCTTGAAAACCTGAATGAACTTTGTAGTAAACTCTTTACGACCGATTTTACGAATAGGAATCTTTGCAGCACGAGTTTCGATGCCCGACTTTTTATTTGTCGCTGTTACATTACCACCCATTATCTTGATCCTGGAACAGTTGAAACCATTTGGATTTGACTATTAGCAGTGTTTGCAGATTTAGCGATAATAGTAAGCCAGTGCCCCATCTCGAAATCATCTTCAGGGTAACCATGGTCATTTTTTTTAGCCTTTTTAGCGATTTTCTCAAGTTCTTTACAAGCACTCAGAACTCCTTGAACAGTTGACATAGTGTCAGACCTGAACTGAATTTGATTCTTTTGAAGTTCCATACCAGGAGGAGTGCGACCCTCGTCAATTTTAGATACAATGTCTTTTAGCATAGTAATTCCTTTGTTGTTAGTTGGTTTTATTTAATGTGCAATTACATCGGCATCGTATTATACCGTACATCCCCTTAGATCTTGCTTAAGAGAAGTTATAAACACCGATAGTGTTAATTACTGAAAAAACTACATTCATTATAAGAAGTTGTCTATTTTGAGTTCTATGAGCGAAAATTGCCCATAGGATAGAAGACGCAAGAAACAGACAGTATGCTACTAAGAACATATTGATGTTTAATGCTAGAAGAAGTGCTGCTACAATACCAGTCGATGTAGCAGTGTTTGTGATTAGAGTATTTGATAAGTTGAACAATTTAAGCCTTTTTAACTTTTGATATACTATATTATACCTAAAGTAAGCTTAAAACCAGCTTAATCATCAAAAGGTTTGAATTCCTTGAGAATAACTGAATCGGCTTCCGTGATAGTTTCGATAATTTATTTTATCATCCTATACTACCTACGGATTCACGATCACCATAAATATTGACATGATTTGGGTTAGTTGTCCCTCAATATAATGAATTCGCCCTTTTCAAGGGTCAATTTGTGTTTGAGAGCATTATCAATTTTATCTCTCCACTTCACTGAATAAGGAACATTTGATTGTTTCACATTCGTGATTCTCACTTGTACCTTAATGCCATTGACAGCAATTACTTCACCGATAGCACCATTCCAAATTCGTTCTTTTGCGTTTTCCAATCCATAATCACGAACCTGAACGATATCACCGACATCAAGCCCTGCAGCCTCATTAAATGCTTCGTAAAATATTCCCATGTAAAATCCTTTTAGACTTATATTTAAGGACTATTTGTACATAAATGAGTCCATGTTTCTGAGATCACCGTTTTTCTCATCGATGATCTTTTGTTGTTTTTCTCTGATGTTTTTAAATCTCTTAATCTCATCAATAGCAGCAGTCTTACAAAATAGACTAAACCACCCGAATCCACCACGAAGTTCATGAACATCTTCTTTATAGAACAGTTCACCGTTCCGTTGTGTGAAGTTCAAGCGAGCACGAACTGGGTCAAATTTATACCAGTGCTTCGCAAAAAGCTCGTTTGCCTTTGAGCGGAATTCATCTTTGTAATTCCGGCTGTAGCCTGAGAAGTTACGAAGTGTTAATACATGCTCACGGATCTTCAGGAATTGTTCCCCTAGATCATTGGAAGCTGATTTTCTATCTCCAGCTCTAAACTCTGCTTGCTCTTTAAGAATCAGTGCTGTTAGATCATAATCATCACAGTAGAAATTCTCCTCGCCCTTTTTGGGTGTTTTCTTCTTAGCCATTTTTACCTCTATTACATTATTTATGGTATTATACCGTAATGTTCCTTAAAGTAAGCTTAAACTAAAGAAACTTCGTATTTCTCACTTAGTTCCTTAATTTGTTTTGTCGCTTTCCCAGATTTTGGAAACTCAAGTGCTTTCTTTTTAGGGAATTCAATAGCATAGAGTTTTGCAATCTTGTTGAAAGGTCGCTTTTTCAATTTAGGCTCTTTGACCTTTTCACTTGGGTGTATCCAGTGAGTATTTTCCTGATCTAAGTAATCAGCGAGTGTTCTCAAAAAGTCTGTATAATCAGCCTCATGTCTCAGACCACTTCGCTTGTAAGCACTTAGGAAACGACCCTCTGTTGAATTACATTTAAAGCAAATCACACCACGAACCATTCCTGCTCCGTTTACACCATTTGTCTCAGATTGAGTTTTGTGTTGGTGATCGACCGTGAACTCTTTCATCTCTCGTTTATTTTTACATATCGGGCAAATCATGTCACGACCTATTGCCATTGACTCACGATATTCCACGAGTTGTTTAGCATTCATTTGCTCTATTTTCATTTAGACCCCTTAGTTGTATTTAATTAGAATTTAACACCTTGACTCGTGTATTCATAGGGATCATATATTTCTTCGCAAGATAATCTTTAGGCTTTTTATTCGCTATGAACTTGAAAAACTTGAAAAAGTGCTTAGTAAGCTGTATCTGCATGTCAGGATTAGTCTTAGACGGCTTAGAAGTCAAAGAGACACCCAAATGGGACACCAGAGCTTTATCGTCCGTCACGACCGCATTAAGCTTGTTTAAAGCATATGCAAAATAATACTTAAATGATGGGTCAGAACTGAATATTTGCATCGGCAAATCATATAACCGCTTCATATTCTTAATATGAAGTGTATATGGGAATTTCGCTACAAGAAGATAATTCTCTCTTGACTTCTTAACCTTTTTACCTTGCTTATTCGAAGCTGTATTTGAACCTTTCATATAGAAGTATAAATTCACATAAGTTACCAATTTCTTATCTGTGTCTCTATGGAATACATATTTGAACCCTACATATTTCACATCACCAAGATCTTTGGTTCTTTCACCAATAGACTTCGTAAAAAAAGGTGTAGATGTCAAATCGATCATCTCATTAACTGATAAGTGGGAAGTCGGGAGTCCCGTCAGAGCCTTAGATAAATCCATTTAGACTCCTTTGAGATGCTTCGAAAAAAGCTTTGATTGTTTTTCAGTGAAGAAGTAAGGTTCACCAGACCGAAGTAATAAACCAATTTCAACTTTTTTATGGTCATATAAAATCTCTTTTACACCACCAATAGATTTGTCAAATTCCTTCACAATAGCTGTAAGGTCTTTATCATTTCTGATATATTTAGTATCAGCTGATTTTGTTTTATTTGATGTTTTGACTGAAGTTTTCTTAGATTCTTTCAGTGCTTTCAATTGTTGTCCCGGAGTCTTACGACCCCCATTATTTTCATAGATAGACATATTAATTCCTTAACCGTTTATAGACATACTTGAAAGTTCAGCTTTCAAACTTTCGACAGTAGCTTTGTCACCAGTTGATTCAGCAACACGAATAGCTTCTTTTATTTCAATTACAGACATTTGATCTCCTATTTTACGATTTTATCAATCCAATTACGAACAAAGTTCTTATCTACATTACAAGAAGTTGTGATTGAGTGAACTCTCATTGAGTCCCCACCAACCATATCACCCTCAGCTTCGTAGATGTAGAACATTCCTTGTAGAATGTTCATAGTCTTAAAAAGACTTTTGTAGAATTTGTAGGCATTCACCGCAGTTCTTGTTTCTTCACCAAGTACACCATCTTCTTCTAGAAGGATGTTTTTGTTCAATACATTAAAACTTCGTTGTAGAATTCTCACTGAAAATTCACCCGACCTAGAATGTCGTGTAAACTCAAAAAGTTCCATCGCCATTTTAGAATTTTGTATGTCACTGAAATTATAAGGATCCCAAAAAACAGCCTTATAGAGCTTTTTAGCATCTTCTAAAGAAAACTCACTAAAATCCCCATCGTAACCGTGATCATTCGCCATGGTTTCAGAGAATCCATATCTCTCTTTTTCTGTAATCCCCAGATCGAGGATTGCTTGTTCTTTGAAAATCTTTTCAAAATTCGCCATTATTACACCACTTTATATTTTATTTGTTTTTCTTCTAATATTCTCTTTAACGGGGTTTGATTAAACGGAATATTCACATCGGAATATTGCTTAATTAGGATTAAGTCCGTTGCTCTCACCTTTGTGTAGATATCATACTTATTTACTATGAGACTTTCACCAAACTTGTCGTGATAAGTACAACATACAGAATCCAAATTGAATTCTAAAATACCGTCTGAAAAGAAAACTACATCACACTCATGAAGTTCATATAAGGTATGGTTCATCGTATTAATCAATTTTTCTGTCATACCATCAAAAAACTCTGATGCATTTAAATCTTTTAATTCTCGTATATTTTCCTTTAGGAGATTGTAGCTCATTTCGTGCACTTGTTTCCAAGTTGCGAGATAATCTTCTGAGAAGACATCGGGATTATCACCCATCGTTTCTTCATAATAGGCAACTCTCTCGTCAGACATATCGATAATCTGTCTGACACACCCTTCATCAATATATTTATTGGAATTCACTAATAAGAACTGTTCGACCTCGCATAAGAAGTCAAACCAAACATCATATTTCAGAAGCAGAATTTCTTTAGCAATACGACTGAATTCATGATAAGGATTGAATGACAGTTCAGTCAAAAGAAATGCTTGTGAGTGCTTGTACTTCGCAATGGAAGCACCTGATGAAATTCTATATTTGATGTTGTTTTCTATGAACTTCCGTGGATGGAAGTACAGACTACATCTGTCATTTTTTCTCATTTCATTCCCCTTAATTGCCCTACAGAGTTAGACATTTCCAATCTTAGATTAATTTTTGTGAGTTCTACCATTAACTCATTCATTCGTCGGGTATCGACATCGCTATGTTTCTCAACATCGGCATTTAGATCTTTTACTTTTTCAAATAAACTTGTCATGTCACGGTGTAACTGAGCAAGAATTTCGTTTTCTCGGTCCTGTAACATTTCTCTTAACGATTTATGTCGTTCTTCGGAGTGAGTATTGAAATCAACTATTGACCTCTCAACCCCCTCTGCAGCGGTTGTTAATACTTCGTATCTGTCTTGATTCTTCATAACAACCGAGCGAATCAAGTCCCAATCGTCTAAAAATGGTTTTATATACTTAAACCACCCATATACGATAAGTAAGACTACAGCGACTGCCCATGAGCCAGCAGTTCCGGAAGCGATTAATAAATTTGATATTTTGGCAAAGAATGCTTCCACTTTTTCTTCCTTTTAAAACCAGAAAGAATAATCATCCTCTTTTCTAGTTTGTGATTTTTCAATTTTTACATAATCATTATAAACATCAACCACATTAGAGCATGTCTCTTCATTAATTCTTAACTTTTTTACAGTCGTCATAACTTTATTTAAGTCGTCATTACACAGCGAAGTGTTGTGATCGTTGATAAAAAGGCACTTTTGCCAGATATAAGAATCATATCCACTCACTACCTTTTTCGGTGCATGGAGTTCCGGGAAGTTTTGCTCTGGATACACATAAACTGTACGAGTACAACCACCGAAAACAACCACCATAACAATTGAAATTACAAACATTATTAACTTTTTCATAGTCCCGTCGACACCTTTTCTATTGTTGACTGTTCCATAATCTTTGAAACATCCATTTCTGCTTTACCTTTTTTAGACTCAGCTCCCAGAATAACATTTTCAATCTCTTTTTCAGCGACTCTTGCCACTTTTGCCCTTCGTTGAGTTTCAACCGCTACTTTGATATGTGCTTCTGCATCTTTAAGTTTTTCTTGAAGACCAGCGATTTTCATACCTCGCATTTTGAATACAACTAAGAACCCAGCGATAATCACACCAAGTGCGATAAGTCCATAAAGTTTGAAGTTTCCAGTGATAACACTAAACATCGTCAGCACCAGTAGATGGCTTGCTAAATAATGAAGCCCCGTTTACACCAGCTAATGAGGTGAAGAATGCTCCAGCGATTAAACCTAGATCAGCCACTGGCTTCCCAACGAACACAAGTCCTAAAATTCCAAACATTACAGCAACGATTGCGAATAATGCAACCCACATCATTTTTCTACGAGTTTCTTCTTTTTGTTTCTTAGTAGCCATTATTGACCTCCCCATCTTGATTTGCCGAATAAACGGCACATTTTATAAAAAATAGTAGATCTAAAGTCAGAGACCCCAAATACTCTCATCCCATCACGATAAATTTGGTCACTTTCTTTCCTGGTGAATCTTGTCTCACCATCATAAAGGAAATCATGTAGAATTGCCGCCTTATTGAATAACTCAATATCTTTGGCGAACATTCTTAGGACATTTGGAACTGAAGCAAAGTCAGTTACATATCCTCTCGGAACAGTTATGATTTCATGAGGATTTCCCTCAAGGTAAAAATTAAATGCTTCATGAAGCTTCCAATCTTTCCCATCAATATATTCAACAATAAGAGGTTTTGTAAACCTACTCAAATTAAGCTCCTTTTAAGCTACATTACGGTATAATATAGTATATTGACTTATTTAACGGTATCTTGCCCATAAACTCTCTTTTCAAGAAAGTCGATGTGTAGATCAGTCCGCTTTAAGTCCCTTTTAAGACGAGCCAGTGCTCTCTTTTCTTCTTGTGTAAGTTCCCGTCTCTTTTGTATCTGCTCATAACGAGTGATCATAGAGTCAATGCGGAATGCCTTATTATAAGAACTCTCAACATCCAACTTTTCTATCTTCTCGTATGCCTGTGCTCTAGTTATAAACACAGATGATACAATTCCCCAAGTGCCCACTAACAATGCAGAAAACACCATAATAGTGCTTGCAAGTAGCTTCCCGCTTTCCAGTGACTTCGTAAAGAAGCTTTTTTTCGGTTCGACTTTTGGCATTAGTTCACCCCTTGCGGAAGAATCTTCAGCTTAAATTGAGCAACCTCTTCACTGTACGGCATAGTATCGTTTTTGATCTGGATCGTTACGATGTATTTCTTACCGCTTGTAAGAAGCTGTGATTCGTTTGGGATAATCTGGTGCACGAATGCACTATTTGCTGGAACCCCATCCATCTCTTCATTAAGCGGAAGAACCCTCTCAATAATTACTGGTGTGTCAAATTTCTCACGGATTGTGTATCTCGCTTCCCATCCAACACTTAAATCTTCAGCCATGTCTGTATTAAACAAAGTTATGTCAGAAGAACTCCCTTGAACCAATTCACCATCTGATATCAATGATTTATATGTGTATCCCATAAGTTCCTCCTAAGAACATTGTTTTGTAAATCTCTGTGTAAGAGTTTTTTCTTTAAAAGTCGATGTATATAATAGATAATTAAATTTTTTATAAACACTTAGAGATTTAAACGATAGTTGACTTCTTAAATTACTCTTAAAGATCAACTTCTTAGTTCCGACTCCAAACTTTCTCTTATGTACCCTTGTCGACCAAACGACCTGAATCGTGACTCGTATAGAACCATCACAATAAGGAACACTGATAATGTAAGGAGAACCAAAGACTTCGATGTACCCAAGAACTGTGTCAAGTGGGCCTCTGTGATACCAACCATCCTGGAGTTCATCAAGTTCACCGCTATTCATTAGTGTACCAAATTCATCATATCTCGTGTATGGAATTTCCATACCCTCGTCAGCCCAGAATATAAATTCAATATCAGGGTCTCCGACTCTTAAAACAACTGGACTCCCACAGAACAGAACCAGCAAGTAACAGTCCTCCGACGGACATGTTAATTCAGTGCTAAAATAGCCCGTGTTCAGATCACTCACGGCATAAACTGGAGTTATGTTAGTGATAACACCACCACGAAGTTTTAACACGGAGAGAGTCTTCTCTACGGTTGCTGGATTCTTATGAGCGAATAACTTTACAGATTCACCCAGTCTCCTAAGTTGACTGTGTTGCATTACAAGAATGCCTTATATTTATAATTCACGGATAAATCTGCTATTATATTCAACTTGTCGGATAGTTCAGTTTGCATGATAATTAATCTATCATTAAGACTGTCTTTCTCTGAAGTGATTTTAGCTATAACCTCATCTTTAGAAGAGTTGATCGCACTTAGAACATCATTTTTACCTGAAAGAATAGCTTGTAAAGTATCTGTCTTTCCAGAAGCTATTTCATCAAGGATGACATCGGATGCTAAAATTATATCAGAACTAATTTCCATAAGAGCATCATGCTCCTCTGGTGTGAGTGATCCAGTCCCATCAACTAAGATTGAAGGAGCATCAGATACCTTGTTCAGTGTTTCCGCACCATTTTGTAAGATGAAAGGGCTTTCGCCATCATCTGAATACAAGTTAGTTGCAAATTGAACATATTGCCCATCAACCACTACATGCCAATTATTCACAAGGAAGAAATACCTCGGAGCAGTTTGACCGCCAACCGTTGCATCACCACCGAATGTTCTCAAGGCTTGAGGGTACATAGAATTTGAACCCTCGCGGATCCATCTTTTCCACTCAGAATATATGTCTATTTGAACATTGATGACACTTTCACCTTGATTAACGATAATTGTGCGACTTGCACCATCAAAAGTTACTTTAGACATATATTCTCCTATTGGTTACGACCTTGTGCATTTTTTCTTGCATAAGAGCCTTTTTTCATGTGTTTAAGTGATCCCTCTGCGAAATTCCAATCATTGAGGAATGTCAGTTGAGAAAATCTTTCAGTGTAATCAAGTGGTAGTGGTTCTCGCATAAGAGAACCACCAACTTTCCACTCAGCCTCAACTGCTCTGTATAACTCCTCATATGTACAGTCAACACTTACAGCAATTTCTTTTGTACCAAAAAAGATCTCAAATGTTTCGTTCACTTTCAAAGTAGGTTTTTCATCTACCTTGGGTGGTGTCACATCCATAATTGTTATAACTCTGTCTTTGTTTCCAAGAACAAGTATTTTTCCATTTTGTTGAAGTGTGTAGTCTTCGCCTAGAAACTTCAACTCTCTGTCAATCGTAGTGTCATCGATCACATAATCAATCTCAATTCCTTCAAACTGATTACTCGTGTCACTCATTACTTTGTATTTCATCCAATTCTCCTATTGTTTAACATTATTTAATTAATTTATTCTGGATTGAGATAAGTTCTGTCCACAATCTGTTTTATAGGGATTGAAGAGTCACTATCAGTCAATGTGTACTCAAATCTCTGATTAATGAAGCCGAGGGAAACGATCGTAATAACTACATCCACATCTGATGTGTAGTTAAAAGTTTGTGAAAATCCATTTGTCGTACTCTCTTCCCCCATAATTTCAGTCATATCTGACTTTTTATAAACCCTAACTTCAGAACCGTCTTCTAGACCAGGAATAGAAAGAGTATGAGTCTTCACAAAAACCACATCTCCTCCGGCACTACTGAATGACGATGCATTCGAAGTTCCGAACAAGTTCACAGTTAAAGTGCCTGAAGTTCCACCCCAATAAACATCATCACCGGAACCATCAAAGACTAGATCTAGAAAGTCTACAGATCCAGTTATACTTGCATCTATAAAAACAGCTTCTTTTCCATCATATGAACTGAATGTTAAAGAAGAACATTTTGAAAAGTCAGAAGGATTTAAAGTTGTATTAATAAATTCTGTTGACGAAATTGTTGAACCGTCAGAATTTATCGGGTCACACCCAACAAATTTACATCCATTAAAACTCATATTAGAAGACAAATTATTATCTCCAATGTTAGCTAGAGTTGAACTCGTAATTTGTATATCGCCCGAAAGAGTTTCCCCAATAAAGAAAAACTTAAGTTCGCCAGAGATTACAAAGTTGTGAATATTAACAACTGATGTATCAGTCATATCAAATCTAATTCCCATTACATTATCTCTACAGTGAAAGTTCAAGTTTCTTGTATCCAAATCATATGGTTTCGGGAATGAAATGGAAATATCTTTATCGTCAAAATGTATATATTTACCGCCACCAAAATCAAGCGGAATATGAGAAAGAATGTTTTTACCTTGTTTTAGGAAAACATTCATTATAGCCCCAGTTTGAAATTTTAAAAGATCATCTATCTTAGACGGGATATTAACAGACCCACCATAAAAAACAGAAGATGTAATAAGGTACATTCTAGAAACATCAAAGTATGAAGCATTGATACTTCTAGTGTTTTGACCGAACCCGACTTTCTCTATATTTAAAAGATCGAGAGTTCCGGAAGAGTCCATGTATGTAGTGCTCTGAAGATCTAGTACAAAACTTCTATCTTGAGATATAATTTTGACCGCAGCATCCGCAGCATCTATATTCCATACTTTATAATTACCAGATGTATCCATTAGATACACGAAAACACCCATATCACCGTTACCAATAGGAGGCTTATATTTCGGTCTATCAGTATAAACATTGAATAAGAAAAGTGGGTTATCTGTTTGAAAATCTTGGACTTCATTAAAAGTCAGCTCTACACCAGAAAAGAAATTTCCCTTTGTAACTTTAACATACACAGCCTTTTGAATGTAGCTGACACCCTTATCTGTATATCCATCCTGAATAACAGTATCTGTGTTATCAACAGTTATACCATTTATAGTATTAATTGAAATATCGCCAGTAGTTGAGTTTAGTGGACCATCTATACAATTTTCAATCATATTAATTGAATTTGTCACACTTCCGCCTTGGAACCCATCACCATCGTCCAATAACTCGAATTGGAAAAATCCATATGATCTACTAGCCGAGTGTTGAAAGTGTATATCAGGTGTATCTGATAAATCGTTTATTGGAAATGCATTAATGGTCATTGCGGCACTCGTACTTTCTTCGTTTATGAGGTTGAATCCAAAAGGCGAAATAGTCCCACCCCCAGTTGAACTCCACGACGCAAAAACGATCGAAACCCCACCAATCGAAGAATCCGAGTCCTGGTTGAAACTATGAACAGTTTCCGGGATTCCATCAGAATCCTTGACACTAAAAATAGTTCCTACACCACTACAAGCTTTCGCAGAAATTAATGTGGACTGGAATGCATCCGTATCTGAGCTCGAAGTACTGGGAGCAGTTTCGTCGTCTTCAGCAACTTTGTAGCATATTAATATCTCATTTTGCATAGAGTCAGCATATCCTTGTGTCCAACCATCTGGCACCGTTAAATGCGTACCTGTCGCACTATCTTTATGCACAATCCAAACTAGCATATCTCCAACATCATATTTGGGTAAAACTCCGGTGTGTGATGAAACATCATCGTCATCAGACGCATAAGCCTTGTCGTAAATATATGCCATTTCATATTCTCCTATATTATCTACTTCAACATTATCACCTATTTGGAATGTAATTCCTATTCCAACATCACTATAATATGTAAATAACAATCCTTTATTTTTATTGACTTTATAGACCTCACCTAAGTGAGGACTAAAAATTAATCTAAACTGATATAGATAACACTCCAGCATTATTCCATAATGTACCAGATACTCCAGGATCTTCTGTAGGTAAACTACTTCCAAAGTCCGAACTAAACAAATACTCTTTATTTATAGTTAATTTACCACTTCCTACTTTAATATCTCCAGATGTTATAGGGGTACTAACACCTTTAATATTAGTATCAAAAACTAAAGATCCTTTAGTATCTACTTCATTTAATATATTATATGAACCAGTAATATTACTAATATCTCCTTCTATACTTGTTGCATCAATTACTGCACCACCAGTAGCTTTAAAACAGTTTCCTGATCCTATATTTTGGAAAATAAATTTTCCACCAGCTGTATAATCCATATGTGAATTTTCTGCAAGTAGTACACAATTAGGTATATTACTATCTGTAGAACTTCCTCCAATAGTAATATCACCTAAAACATTAATATAACTTCCGTTCCATAAAGATATAACTCCATCATCTACACTATCTCCATTAGATAGTAATGAATTTGTACCATATAGTAATAAATAACTTCCATTATAAACTGCTACAGAAGTTCTATCAAAATTTGAATACTCTATCTTTAAAAAACTATTTTCTGATGCTATAATTCCAAATAAACTATTAACATTATCGTCCGTAGTATCATCTTGAGTAGAGTTTATGATCCTAGTAGAGGAGTTGTTAAAGGATATTAATGAAATATTTTTCGTATTAGCACTTCCGTCAGTATTAAGTCTAGTAAATTTAATTCTATTAAATTTTAAATTACAGTTCCAACTATAAATAGTAGATCCCCGATCTTTATCTGATAAGAATTCTATAGTTGCTTTATCTGCTGAATTAGACCTAAACTCTAATATTAGATTAGAAAGGGTAATATCTTTTATTGATAAATTTAAAGTATGTACTACATCAGACGATAGAATAAATTTAATATTATCTCCATTTTTTAGACTTTCGTTAAAATATGTATCTAAATCAGTTGAAGTATTGCAATACACATATGTTGGTCCTTCTATATTTTTAGATATAGATAACTCCATTTGTGCTGCTGTGAATTTACTTTGAAATAAATTGCTCATTTTCTTTCCTTATTAAAAATATTTAAGAGCCTCTAAAGGCTCTTATGAGTGAATCGCAGTGCTAATCCTCTTTGGCAGTCCATATCAAGCCATCACTTGATACGAATAATTTACCATCTACTGATTTTACACCGTCACTAAATGGGATTCGAGTAATTTCTTTCTAGTGATGCAACTAAAGACACAGAGTTTGAACTAGAACGACCGATAGTCGAAGTAGCCTTAACATATTGTGCTTTATCAAGCCCAATTGCAACAACTGTGATAGCAGCATCAGTAGCAGCAGTTCTACCACCTTGTGTGTTACCATCGTAATCAAAAGTAAATTGAACTTGAGATCCAGTAACATCACCAGCAATATCAACTAAGTTGTTATCTTGAACGATAAGAGCATCATCATCTCCAAAGTTAGAACCATTTGCATCTGTGAAGAACATACGATAAACAGCACCAGAATCAGATACAAGGTTATCATTAAAGTTAATAGATCCTGCCGCAACGAATGGAAAAGTTCTTTTTACACCAGTGACATCATAGAATTCAATTCTATTGATGTCAGTTGAACTAAAGTCATCAATAAATACACCAGTTTCAGTAACAAGTGTTTCACCAACAAATTTCAGTAATGAGCTTGCAGTTTTACCTATAACAGTTCCATCACCAGCATCAATATCCGAATTTTGTCTCAACGACCATTCTACGAATTCATAGATTTGTTCAGCAGTTGGTAATTCACCGTCACCAGCAACATCAGCATCGATAATAACATCAAAGTCATAATCACTAGCACCAATTGTTCTTTGTACCGGAGTAGCGAAGTATGTGATATTCATATCAGAATATGGAGCAACATCAGCTACACCATCACCGTCACTATCAATTCCAGAATCAGCAACAGTGACTTTAAGATCATCAGCATTTGCTAGTGGAAAACGATAAGCTTGGTATGTGAAAGTCGTAACACCGATATCACTTAATTGTGATTGAGCATATAATTTTGCTTGCTCACGAACGAAAATCTTAAAGTATGAACGATAATCTAATGCTGACGCATTATCAATACCATGCCCTCCACCATCACCGTAAACTTTTACACACTGATTAACAGCACCTGTTAAAACAACATCAGCTGAAGCACCGTCTAAAACTTGTTGGAAGTAAACTTGATCGTCAGTACCAATAGTTCCTAGTGTGATTGCTCCAACGAACTCTTCCGCTGATGAACCATCAGCATTCTTAATTGCGAAACCACCATCTCTAAAAAGATTTACCGTATTGATGTCAGCTGGTTGCCATGCATCAACGAACTCAAATTGCTCTGGTGTAATAGCAACCATCGGGAAAGGGTATTTGATTAATGCAGCATCTGTTTTCCATTCTTCTTTTAAGTACGAATATACTGCTTGTATAGTCGCACCATCAGTAGTAAGTGAACCATATGAAGCCATAGAAATAGTTCCAGTAGCCGTTTCGATCCATATATTACCATCTTCACCCAATTTGTCACTTGAAGAGGATCTTTCTAAAAGATCCGGGTCAATAATTTTTGCCATAGATATCTCCTATGTATTTGACTATTTTCATTGAACTGTATAAGTATAAAGTTCCATTTTATATATTTAAGGGACCAAAGTCCCTTATTTTACATCAGCTACCAAAGATAGAACAATTACTGATGATGAAATAGCCTTATATTCAATCACATCAACAGCATCAGCAGTTGTAGTAAGTGTGATTGCATTACCACCTTGTGTAACATACCCAGTACCAAGAGTCATTAATCTTGACCCAGATGCATCTTGAGTTATAGTTATGAATCCCGTTTGTCCGGCAACTACATTACTAGCAAACTCAAGAGTGAAGTCTTGGTCAGCAACGAACTCAAATGTTTGTGCTAAAGATAAATCAATAGCTATATTTGCGGCAGAGGTAACAGTGCTTTGGTTATCAAGACGAGTTAATTTAGCGAGTTCAGCATCAGAAAGAACTCTTTTATCAACACCCTCTAAAGCTGTAAGTTTGTCAAGTTCTGTATCTAATAGAACTCTTTTATCAACACCCTCTAAAGCTGTAAGTTTGTCAAGTTCTGTATCTAATAGATAATTGTGGTCAGTAGTCCCGATCAATTGTACATTAATCAGTTCAGTATCATTTAAGTATCTTTTGTCAGTAGAGTCAGAAACATCAGTAGTCGTAAGAGAAACTACTCCAGTATAACCATTAACTGAAATAACATCAGAAGTTTCTTGGAAATCAATCCACGCACTTTGAATATCAGACCAGATATATGTTTGTGGGCTACCAGAACCATCAGAATCAACCACTTTAGCAACATCTCCGGATTGAACCGTTAATGCATCCCTTTCGGCGATATCAGCCACCACATACACATCGGAAATAGCCAAAGCTGGGAGGAATTGAGTTGGAATTAAAGTATTCGCATCAAGTGTACAGACACCGTTTGCAACACCCATTTCATATCGTCTCACTGCTCCTGAAAGTAGTGTCGTGTAATCAAGTTGAGAAACAAACTGATTACCAGCTTGTTGTACCAGAAATATGTCTGTCTCAGCTATTACATTTCCTGTACTGTTATTGAGATCAGCTGGAAGTAAGTTTGCCATATTTTATCCTTATGTTTTATTATTTATATTTAAGGTGACTTCTGGTTCTAAACCAGAAGTAAATCACCAGTCGTATTGATAGCTAGATCATCAAGACCAAACTCATCAGCTTGAAGTGGTAAATGTTCTCTGTATTCGGAGACTTTAGACACTAAAATATTGTCTTCGTTCATCACTTTATACTCAAATGTCGTTACCATGTTACGACCCAAATTTGGTTGTAATATCAATCCATCTTGAAAGTGAAATGGCGAAGCCCATTTAGTAATCACATTTCCAAAGTTTTGGTCATCTTGTCTAAAAGTTATAAATCCATTACGACCAGCATCAACATTTATAGGAAGTGAAACTTCCATGTCAGCAGTCATCATAGTATCATAATTTTGCTCAAGAAGAAGATCCATATATACATTTCCGACCTTAGTGTTGGAAAGTTCTTTATTATGTACATATTCGCGAGTAGTTAGTGACTTGTCATTAGATAAGTCTTTTATTTGCGCAAATGTTTGCATAGGCGACTTAATTCTCCCGTCAAAGAAAATCTCAAAACCATTTCGAGCCTCAATAAGTGAATCTGATGGAACATCACCCAGCCCATATATAAATGCAGCATCATCGTTTCTGAGATTATATACACCCATGACTTTTTGGTCTTTCACATAAGCATCAACATTTCGACCACTCACGAATGAATAATCAGCCTTTGCATGTGAATTAAAACCATGTGCGAAACCCAAATATGTGTCTGCTGAAGTACCGTACCCATGTGTCCAAGACCCAATTCCCGATGCTTCAGCATAACTTCTAGAATTAGTAGTTCCATCAGAATCATAGTTCGCACCATATGCATAAGAACCGTGAGCATTACTAGAACTGTTATACCCAGCTGAATGTGAATCATCTCCATTAGCAGTCGTATAGCGACCTTGTGAGTGTGACGCAGCACCACTAGCAGTAGTTTTATATCCCTCAGCATGAGACCTTGATCCACTAGCAGTAGTTTTATATCCCTCCGCATGTGAAATATACCCACTAGCAGTAGTATCATATCCCTCAGCATGTGTAGAAAACTCATCAGAAAGTGTTCTAACACCCTCAGCATGAGAAAACGAACCTCTGGCGATTGATCTAGATCCTTCTGCATGAGAAGCAAAATTCAATGCTTGTGTTTGGTCGCCTTCTGCATGAGAGTTAGGTCCTGATGCGATGGTCTTATAACCCTCAGCATGAGAGTTAGATCCGTATGCTATGGTTCCATAGCCCTCTGCATGTGAGTTAGTACCATATGCACCAGTCTTATTAATAGTAGCCATTACTCGCCTCCTAAAGCTTCAAATGTGAATGTACCAGTGATTGATTCGCCCTCTGCATGACTATTTAAACCGTCCGCAAGTGTGTATCTACCCTCAGCATGTGAGTTAGTTCCATATGCTCTTGAGCTATATCCTTCAGCATGGGAATGTGACCCAGTCGTTATAGTCCCATAACCCTCGGCATGAGATCCATCACCGGAAGCAGTTGAATACTCTCCTTCTGCATGTGAATAGTCAGCACCAGCATTAGAACCATATCCTTCGGCATGCGCAAATCTACCACCGTAATAATAATACCCATTTGAATTATAAACCCCAGTCGATGTGTCGCCACCCTCAGCATGAGATCCTTCTCCACCAGCATGGTTAAGATAATAGTATGGAGAACTTTCGGAACCGTTAGATCCCCCACCTTCAGCATGAGAATAGTTTCCTTCAGCTACATTTTTGCGACCCTCAGCATGAGATCCTTCACCGGAAGCAATTGTAGTTTCACCCTCAGCATGGGCATTCTTAGCAGAAGCATTAGTTCCATGTCCTTCGGCATGAGAATTATCTCCTTCTGCTATGGAAAGATGACCTTCTGCATGTGAACCACAACCAGAAGCAATAGTGTCGGCTCCTTCAGCATGTGAAACTTTTGCCCCTCTAGCAATAGTTCTGAGCCCTTCTGCATGAGATGCCTTTCCTTCGGCATATGTACTGATCCCTTCAGCATGAGAATAAGATCCATAAGTTCTAGTTCTGAGCCCTTCTGCATGAGATGCATATCCTTCTGCATGAGATGCATTTCCTTCAGCATGAGAATAATTACCAGTCGTTATAGTCCCATAACCCTCGGCATGAGATCCATCTCCTTCGACATATGTCCCATATCCCTCTGCATGAGATGCAAATCCTGAGGCATATGAAACATACCCCTCTGTATGAGATGCCTCTCCTGAGGCATATGTTTCAACACCCTCTGCATGAGATGCCTTTCCTTCGGCATATGTTTCAACACCCTCAACATGAGATGATTGACCGTAAGCTACAGTCTTGAATCCTTCAGCATGGGCATAAGCACCCTCATTTTCGTCTCCTTCCCAAATATCATCAAATACTGGAGTTTCTTCAGAGTCAAACCCTCCGGTTCTTGTACCAGCACCCTCAGCATGCGAAGCACGACCACCAGCCTTTGTTGGAAAAGCAATCGAAGCAGTACTGAAAGCCATAGGGGTTTCAGCCTCTGTATGTCTTAAAGGAAGCATAGGAGACATACTTATATTCCCACCCTCAGCATGCGAAGCAGTACCGAAAGCCATAGAGTTTTCACCCTCTGTATGACTTAAGTGTCCATAAGATATAGATCCAGCTCCTTCAGCACTCGAAGCATCTCCATGGGCTACAGTTTTAAACCCCTTAGCAGTCGAATCTTTTCCACTGGCTAGTGTTTCTTCGCCGGAAGCAGAAGAGTTACTAGCCAGTGCTGATGTGTTCTTTCCCGTCGCCTCGGAGTTTTCGCCATGTGCTCCGACATTAGGAGTGATTGATGTTGCCTGAGGCAATTCAACATATTCTGTAGTAATCATAAATTATCTCCAATTATACTAAGAAACTTATTGTTTCTAGAGTTTTTGTTCTTGAACCACGAGCAACGGCATTTTCACCGGAAGCAGTAACTCCACTTCCAATTGAAATTGAATTTTTTCCTGAAGCAGTAGTTGAAATTTCAACTCCTTCTTCTACTTCCCAAGTGTATCCACCCCATCCACCATAAATGCTAAGAAGTAAGTTGTCGCCATCAAGTAACCATCCATCCTGAACCCAAGCAGACTCATATGAATTTGGTTCCTCAACATCCAAGTGGTCTTGAGGAATTAATCCTAACCAATCGTCAGGTAAAAAACCTAGCGAAAAATCTGATCTTACATATGCTCCTGTAATTACACCATAACCTCCGCTTGAATACCATTTAGAGTATTTTCCAATAAATGAAACACCATCGTATAGAATATTATTTCTATTCTCGAAACCGTCCCCAACAATTGTATACCCATCTGGATCTATATTTTCAACGGTTCCAACAGTTGCAAACCCATTTGCTGGGTCTAAAATTCGAACTCCATTATCACCAACAGCACCAGAATTATACATTACATATTTATCTTCAAAGTTGTGTGACATAATAGATGCATTTTTATATGTACTAACACCTCTAGGATACGGAACAATTTCCTCGGTCAAATTTTCCAAATCAACTATTCTAATATTGTCAAGGTCATTTCTCTTTATATAATATAGTATTCCGCCAATATTAGTTCCTAAGTTATTAAATGATGCACCTGGAACCTCGCCAAGATATTCCCAAGTCAGTGTTTCTAATGTAAATTTATAAACCTTTGTATTGTCATCAAGTACAGTTAGATACCCAATCCCATCTTTCGTAGAAGCAGTCGCTGAGTTATAGGTCCAATTTGACATCGTAGATGAGATAGTGATTGGTAAAGGATATTCAACTATTGTTGGTGCAAATCTACCATTTGGTGATACTATTTGAAAAGTCGTTGGATCATCTAAGTCAAGTCTTACAAGAATACCAGTACCGAAATTAAAAAATACTACATTGCTACCATTTCTGATACCAAAATCAGATGTATATACAGCTCTAGTTCCAGTACAAAAATCAGTTAATGGAGTCTCTGCTGTATATACAATTCCTGGTAAATAACTTTTATTTCCATTAGCAAAAGAGTTTTCACCACTTGCAATCGTTCCATCTCCATATGCTTGTGAGTTTTTTCCAGAAGATAATGTATTTACACCACTCGCAATTGAGTTTTCACCACTAGCAATTGAGTTTTCGCCTGAAGCTTGGGAGTTTTTCCCAGAAGATAATGTACTCAATCCCTTTGCTATTGAGTTTTCACCAGTAGCTTTTGTTAAATTTCCAATTGCGAATGAATGAATTCCAGATGCAGTAGTAGCTTGGCCGAAAGTTACAGCAGTATGCCCTAGAGCACCTACACCAAGAGGGTCGCCATCATTAGCAAATGAAAAGTCAAGTGCTTTGTAACCAATTTTTCCTTTTTTGAGAAATTCATCATATTCTCGCATTTCGTGTCCAGCATCGCGATGAAGCATTTGGCTGACAATTCTAAAATCACCCTTAAGCTTCAAACCATATCGCTGGAGATCTTCGATCTGAACAAGCTCTCTGTCAGATGGAAGTAAATCAGTTAAATTTAAAAATGTGTCTCTTCTTTGTAAAACTCCAGACATTAAGTTCTCCTATGCACACGGTGGATTTTCATTACCGTCTGCTAATATTTCGTTTCCATCTACGAGTACTATGTTACCATCATACGAACTTAATCCGATACATGCCATACATCTCAAGAGGATTTTCTTTATAGTATTATTTACTGCTTCGAGATAAGTGATAGTGTGATAAAAATCATACTTCATCTCTTTAGCGAATGATACCGTAGGTGCTGGAAGATTCATTCTACTCAACTCAGTCACCATTGAAGATTCTGTACTGATAATTTCAATCATCTCTTTACTTAGAACTACACCATGAAATTCACTATATGATGGGCTAGATTGAGTAGAAATTGTCCCCATGAATGTTAAAAATCTTAGGAACAAATCACTGTTACACTTTCCAGCATTTTCTAAATCAGTTGGAGGATATGACATTATGTCAAGATCACCGACACTATAATAAGTTCTTCCGGCTTCTAACTTAATAGAACCCACTTTCTTACCACCTATCTTGAGTGTCACGGACTCTTCTCCGTTTGTGTAATAGAATCTACCAGTTTGCTCTAAAGTTCCGTTAAGGTACTCTCCAGCAAACTCAAAGTTCCATCTTGGAACAAAGTAGCCAAATTTCACTTCGTGTCCAATAGCCTTATTTTCAGAAACCCAAATCGTTCTACCGATATCATTTTTGATACAGTAGAAGCTTTCGCCTGATGTATTATTGATCCAGTTATACCCTTTTGGCATACCCCAGTCATCACCAGTCGGATCTCTATCAATATTAAGAGGAAGTGAGTTGATATCATACTTGAATCGCCATCCTGGCTTTCCAGATTCATCTACAAATCTTCTATACTCATAAATTCCTCCAGTGTCTAAACGAACACCAAAATCACCATATTTCATGCCTTTTTGAGCAGTGAGCTCGTTTTCGGTAATCCATATAAATTCTATTCCGGTTCCAACCATAAAGTTGAAAGCACTTGTGAATTCTCTGTCTAATTGGTTAAAAAATAATTGAAATGTGTCCCAGCTTGAGTCAAAAGTTTCTGACTTGGCTGGATAAGGGTATTTTCTCCCTTTTGTGTGTAAAGGCATTATTTACTCCTATGCAAAGTCAGCTGAGAAAGTACAAAGTACATTTGTTCCAGATACTACATAATTAATTGTATCAATCGCATTTGCATCAGTAGTGAAAACTGGAGCAGTACCGCCCTCGAATTTGAATTCTGTTGGAAGAGTCGGAATTCTAGACCCAGTGTTATCTTGTGCGAACACTAAAGTTCCTCTTTGAGCCTCAACTAAATTAGAAGCAGTGAATGTAATATCAGCATCCATAATAATAGTCTGAACTTCAGCTATTGAAAAATCAATATCGACAGATGCAGCAGATGTAATTACATTATTCGAGTTGATACTCACAACATCAGTGATCCCATAACCAGTAAGAGTAGTTGGTGTGTTAGTAAAGTTACTATAATCCAAGTAATATGAAGCTATTTGCCCAAGTAGTAACTCAGCATCTAAACCAGATCCATCACCATCAACATTTTTTAGCTTCGCGAGAACTGCATTATCTGTGTAGTCAGTTAAAGGAACATATGAAGATAAGTCACTAGAAACCCCGTCAACGAGACTTAAAATTTTACTCGCTGAAAGAACATGAGAAACATCAGTTGCAGTGTCATCCAACATAGAGTTCAACATATATGAACCGAAGTCAGTTATATCAGCTTCCACAAAAGTTCCAATTCCTACGACAAGACCCTTAGCATTTACAGTCACCTTAGTAGCAACACCTGGATTTAATAATACATCATTAAGAATTAATTCAGTAGTTCCTCTCACATCACCAGTCGTATACGACCCATAAATGTCCAAATTTTGGTCATAAAGAGTAATTGCATCGCTTATATTATCATCAGTCTCTAGTCGAGTATAAACATCAATAGCATTTGCTTTATCATTAAAGAGGTTTTGGATATCTAAATCTATTGCAAATAGATTATTTTTAAAGAAGACATTAGAAGCTTGTAAATCCTCATCTTTTTCCGGATGAGTATAATTTCTATTTGGTGTAATTGAAGTTGACATATTTTATCCTTTTGTCAGCCCAGAAGAATTATATCTTCTGAACATTGAATCTTAGATTTGAAACTACTGGACGATCTTTGTCGTTAGAAGTTTGAAGTACAAGACGAACTCTTGTCTTTCTGTTTTCCGGAGCTGTTAAGCCCTCTAGTCTGAAGTGAGACTCAATCCAGTCATAACCAAGAGGCTTAGAACTAGAAATTGGAATCTCTACCCAAGTAAGAGGTCCGCCAGTCGTCGCTTGATGTTGATAATAGGCAGTAATATTTGTATTTGCTGGCTTATAATTATCAAGGTACACATCAACGATTGTCGCATCACCATCAAAATCAAACGATCTAGACACATAGTCAGAAAGTTGTGTAGTCGTACCAACAGAAATTTGCATTTCTGGGTCAAGAACTGGAGAAACGATACCATTAATTGACTCAAATAGTGCTGTGACTTGTACACGACCACTATACTTAGTGTCTAATGGAAACTGTGAGTAACTATTTACAAAGTATTCGTTGTCATCAGCACGGTCAAGTAATTGAACTTTGTACTGAATTGTCGTTCCTTCTTCAACCTTCGCATTCGCAAGAACCATAAGGTCAGTTGCGTCTACAACAGAAGCTTCAGGGAACTGGAATTCGTACTGTGGCACGAAGTTACAAGAAACGATTTGGAACTTCATATCTTCCTCTTGTAGAGGAGTCCATGCTGAACCATTTGATGAATTGAATAAAACACCAATTGAATAAGCTTGAGAGGTGATCCACTTTCCAGCTTCGTCATCTCTCTCACCTAAACGAGCAACTTTAACAGTTCCAACCGCATCTTTACAGATAACAATGAATGCATATTCTTTACCTTTCGTTAATGCGATTTTATTCGGCATTGAAAAGAAAGTAGCTCCAGTGTTGTTTAAGAACTGAGGTTCAAGAGTCGCAGAAACAAGTGCCTTTGTCTTATCTGGAAGTCCCGCAGTAGTTTCACAAATTACACAAGAAGTCGCAGTTGTTGGAAGTACATCGAAATATACATTGATACCATCAATAGCAACCGTGTCGTCAAGGATAAATGATTGGGCAACTGGATCAGCCTCTCTCCAAATTATACCTTGACGACGAACAACCCATCTCCACCAGTTCGTAACAGTTGTTTGTACTCGACGACTTAAAGGTGTTGCTTGGAAAATTGTTTTTCCTTCAGTCTTAGAATCACGACCAGTACAACGAACTTCTTTTGTCCCAGAATATTGATTAGCTGGAATTTGGAATACTTCGTTTATAATACGACCAGACCCATTAGCTGTAACTGTCTTAACAAGCTTGTCTGCAAAAAAGATATCTACAGTTTCATTGTTATTGAAGTCATTGTCATCAGAATAAACACGAATGTTAATTCTCGGGATGATTGCTGGAGTTCTTGAAGTTGAAATACTTGAAGAACGACCAACTGAACGACCTAGAATTTGACGAGATACAGATGTAGAAACAGTTGTCGATATATGTGAATGCCATCTATGTGTACCAAAAACATGGTAACGAGTTGTCCAACTATTAATACCACGAGTTGCAGTTTGAACTGAACGAACAAATGTACTATACGAAGTTCTAGAAACCCAACGATAGACTTTTGGATAAATGTTAATCTTTGCCGATGGCGGAGATTTAAACAGATACTCATTAATTTGACGAGTCTTAGTCCAATGTGGTTGATTTAAAACAATTCCCGCTTGAGTCGATGGCATTTCAATAGTCATCTGCTCTGCTGGTAATTCAGCTGAAGCTTCGATTGTTTCCCAATCAATGTCAAGAATCAAGTTTCCACCGATTGTTAATGCATTTTGATTCAGACCACTATAACCATCATCTCTCATGTCATCGTCAGCGAAATCATCAACAAATTGTCCTAAGAACAATGAAGTTGGTTGACTTTCTCTCATATTAGAAGCAAGTGCCAATCTAGTAATATTGTACTCATTTTGCTTAATATTATCAAGTAATAGTTGAATATCAGACATCTTAAACACACGAAGTGAAGCTTGTTGAACCTGAGGATCAAAATCTGCACCAAGTAACACTTCCGCTACTTTCAGTGTGTAATCTTTGTCAAGACTTGGAACACGAGGATCGTTCTCATCTGGAACACCCTTTGTAGAACTTAGTTGACCATTAGCATCAAGGAAGATAGCATCGTATCTTTGAAGTGTAAAGTCATAATCTACAGAGACTGAAGTCCCTGGAGCGAAACCTAGAAGTTCAATCTTCTTTTTGTCAGCAGAAATAGAACCACCAACAGTTGGGAATGTTCCGTCATCAACATCAGCAGTTTCAGTGTAGTTGTATCTATATGAAACATAGTATGTACTAGATGGATCCGGCTCAACACCGCCCAACCATGCAATTGAATCACCACTTAGTTGATAATCAGTTCCTTCAACGAAAGTTTTTCCGTCTTGACGAACATCAATAAGTGAGATAACGGGTTGTAATGCTAATTCATCAGATGCACCAGCGAAACCACCATGAGTTACTTCTTCATAATCATTAGTAGAATTATCAGAGAAAGTAGTACCAATTTGTTTTTGTCCGGATATACGGAACACTTTACGAACTGGAAAGTGTCTTACAGGATACTCATTAGCAAGAATTCCCGCAGCACCGTACTCATTTGGCTCTGATTGCTTTAATTCAAAATCTATCAGCGGAGCAATTTCTAACTCTTGAGAGATTTCCGTTTCATAGTTGAAACCGTAAACATTGGCATTTCCTTCCGCGATTGAAAGGTCAAATGGCCCAAGGTCTGTAAGTTTTTCAAGATATGAAACCTCGTATCCATCAATAACATAGTTTCCGTTTGCATTTCTATCATACTTAGCAATTAAGTTGATAACAGATCTTTCAAAACCACTATATCCAGTAAGAGACACAAGTTCACCGTTGATAACTCGGTATAATGGGATAAATTCTTCACCAACAACTTCTACGAAGTCAGCTTCAAATATCCACTCACCAGTAATTTTTAGACGGCCAGCTCCAGGTTGTGCATAGTTTCTAGTTTCAACTGCAGGATCTTTTAAAGAAGGATCTAGTCCCTCTGTAACTTCAGTATAGGTGATTTTAACACCGATATTGTCGTCCTGTGTTGGTAAATATTTACCAGCAAGTTGAAGATCTGATTCTTTAACACTTACATAGTATGTGTTTAGGAACATTACAGAATCTTCAACATTTACATCTAGATTATACAACTCATCGCCAGCTGGATTTGTCCCAGCAGAAGTTCTTTCAATCTCAACTTTACCACCTGAAACAATTGCACCATTAACAAGAAAGTTTCTTGCGAGGTGAGAGTTTTCGTTGTGAAGAGTTTGTTGAAGTTCATTTAGTTCTGCAGATTGCAGAGCATCACCAGCACGGAATAATAGAACTTTATAGTCCGAAAATTGTGGCTGGTCTTTGAATCTGTTGTAATATCTGTTTAAATTTATATCGTATGCCATTTTTTACCTCTTAGTAAGTGATTACAAACTCGAACACTTCTCGTGTTGCGGAGTTTCTGTAAACAACTGCTTGATTTTCTATAAGTACAACTTTCCCTTCATCGTCCATGTCACCTGGAAGAAGATAAGTTTCCTCTTCCTTTCCTGCAACTGGAACCACATCACTAAAAAGTCCCAGCTGATAAATAGCCGACTCTGGATTCATAGTTTGTTCAAATTGAAATTTTAAATATACATATTTTGAAGGAGTAGCTGAAACAGCCCATTTAATCCCGTCTACATTGATAACCCCAGCATCATCTGGAACAACATATTCCTTTGCTTGGAATTTTATACGACCAACTTCTTCTATCAGCTTGTCCGCAAGAATATCTTCTGTGGGTGGCACACGATTCCATTCAGAACCAAGTGGTAAATCACCCCATGCTAGAAAATAGTCTTTCGGAAACATTGCTTCAGCTAAAGTCGTGTGTCCAACTTCTGTTAATACCATGTTTTCTCCTTTGGCTTTTCATCTTATTGAGTTTATTTAATGTACAGAGAGATGTTTTTACACATCTTCTCTGATATGTGTCTTAAACACATATTTATCATTTGTTCCGTCAAGGCTCATATACCCAAGAACAAAGTCTGGATCCCAATAGTTCACAATCCCGCCTCTCGCAATTAATATGTCCGCATCAGGGTCAAATGTCGATATATTCTTATAGCGAATAAGTGGTTTGTAAAGAGAATTCCCATCACTTGGACCAAATCCAGGGATAAAGTTTCTATTTTCTATACAAGAATCACCATTACAAGGTTTGTTGTAACTGTACGATGTTTCATCATAATCACCAAGCCATGTGGCATTTCGTTCCCATGTCTGAGGTGCATTCGTCACAGGATTGATATAGTTCCAATCCATCTCTGTAAGTTGCAATCTAGTATAAACGAGATTCGTTACACTAATTCCATCCCATGTATTATGGTCTTCCCATGTAACACCATGGTCCCAAGTATTGGATTTCTGTTTCATGTAAGCCGGAAGCATCTGAACGAAAGATCCTGGTAATAATTTCGTATGTGTACGGAAAATTCTGTTGAAGTTTCTCACATCTAAAAATAAATTATCACTTAGATGAATTTCATTCCAATAGTTCAACTGCTGATTTCTGTATTTTGTTCTAAGGTACTTCACATCAATCATATTGTACATTTCAACCAGCTCTTGGTCAAATCGTTGGAAACAAATATAAGCACCATAGAACTTATCACCGTAAATATCCGAAACGAAATCGGCATCTAAAAAACCGTGTGAAAGTACAAGCCCATGTGGACAGTTTTCATCTTTGACTGATGTAAGGTAACTTTCTGCATTTTTAAGTGCTTTTGAAGCTAAAATAAGAGTCTTAGTCCGTTCCCAACCTGGAAATTCATCAAAAACAAAACTATATGTATTGACAGGAGTCCCATCATCATACCAGTCTACAACTGTTCCATGTAATCTTAAAGATTCCAAAAGAGTTCTCTGTATCAGGTTTGTCCCAACATAAGGATCAATAATATGATTCCAGAAGTTGAACCCCTCTTTTGAGAATTCTTCGTTGTTTACTTTTGAGAATTCACCCCATAATACATCATTACCAACATTAGCAACTGTTTGTCGAGGTTTGAAGTTCAGTGAACCACCTGACTCATATGCATCAGTCCATGTGTACCGAACAGCTTCTTCCCAAGATAGTTGACTAAACCAGTCTAAATCGTGGTATTCCGAGTGTAGGCCAGCTCTTGTAAGTCCAGAAGACTCCTCAAGATAAAGTCGTATTTCTTCATCAGTTGAAACATCGTCTCCCATACAAATCAATTTGTTGACAAGTTGGAAAAGTTCGTTTGACTTCAATCTATGAGGTAAAAAGTTTTCGAAACAATTCGGCTTGATGACTTCCTGGTCGATCTTGACATATGTCATAATCCCACCAGATTCTATCTCACCGGAAGTATCATATTTGATTATCATATTATTCCCTCACAAAGTTAATTTTAAGTTCGCGAATAAATTTTAAGTTCGGGAGAACGAATTTTTGGTCGAGGTCACAGTAGAATTTTCCTTGTGGAAGTTCTCGTGTAAGTTCCACCGCGATATCCGCACCAACTACAAATATGTCTCCGTTTGCAAGTCGTCGCTCATTCTTCGTCGTGTAATCTTCTATGATTTGTCTTATAACCTCTTCAGAATCGATGCCAAAATATGTCATATTGAAAGTAAGGTCAATATAATTTTCTGGTGAATCTGGGTCAATTACAGTTTGTTTAACTTGAACCGCATTCCCTCGCTTGTCTTCTATCATAGTATTGATCTCTTCAAGTAAACCAGGAGTCAAAAACCCACTTTTTGGTAAAAATGTGATAAATTCAATAGGATAACTGTCTTCAACGATAACATCTGAAAGAAATTCTCCGAATTCCCTCATAAGACCATTTTCGAAGTCAATAGTTTGAACCCATCTTCCGTCTACTGTTGAGCGGATAGCAACCCTTCTTAAGATTTCCTTATCAAGATACCCAGTTGCTCTACGAATAACTTCAAACGAGTCGATATGGAACATGTCTGCATCGTTCATGTTCAATTTAGAATGATCATATTTCTTAATCATATCTTTACCATAAGTAAGGTCACGAAGTTTGATAACATCACCAATATTCGTCTTCTTTCCAATTACACCATCACCGAAAACGATTTTATTTTCGAAGCTTGATACGAGAGTCAATGCAGAGTTCGCTAAATCGTTGTTGTAAAGATTCAGTTGTATGGAACTTAAAATTACTTGTTGCCCGTTATGTGTAAGTAGTTGAAAGTGATCTGCTACAAAAAGGTTGTCATAAGAATAAGGTATAAAGTGGAAAGTTTCGTCCGTTACGATTTCTGTTGTATGCTCAACTATGTGACCAAATGTTATGTCCAGCTCATTATCACCGACAACGATACTTTTGTGTTCTAGAGAATATGCATTATAGTCCTTATAAGATCCAATTAATTCTCCAATGCCAATTTCACCGCTTAAAAGTGACTTAAATTTAAGTCTTACGATAAATGCTTTTGCAGTTGGTCTATAAACCCCTTTGTCAATGGCAAGTTGTGTAATAGATGAATCCATTTTTGCATGGATTAGAGAACTTTCTCTAACTCGCATCATATTGTAGTGATTTTTTATTGCTTGAGACCCAGCTACCAATTCAACAATAGTCTGACCAGCACCGCCCTCAAAATAATCTTGCCAACCAGCAAAATCATCAAGTTCCGCAATAGATTTGTGCATATCCTTTGCGATAAGTGATGGGGTTAAAAGAGATTTATTAAATTGCATAGTATTGTCCTTGTTGATTTCTTGATAAGTTAGTTTGGAACACATATTTTGTCTCGCCAAGACCTTTTATTTTAATGACTAAAAACAGTTCCACTTCATGTGAATCTGGTATGCTTTTAACATATGATTCTCTTCTTATAATTTGTACACGAGGTTCCCAAGTTGAAATCGCACTAGCAACTTCATACATGATTCTCGCCTCGTTCGTAGGTGTCAGAGGAGCAAATAAAAATTGCATTAGACTTGTACCAAATTCAGGTAAAAACATCCTCTCGCCCTTTTCCGTGCCTAAGACATTGTCCAAAGACTGGTAAATAGTTTCGATGTCGAACAGGAAACCATCATTACGAGGATCCTGTTGGTTGATATCAGAGTAAAATGCCATTTCCTATCCTTTTTTACGGTTTTGATGGACTCGTCGGAGCTCCCAAGTTACCAGTATGTTTATGTTTTTGTGTAGAAATGATACCAGCTATTTGGTCACCAGTTGATTCAATCTTCCCAGTAACTTCAATATCACAGTTTACGACCAGTTTCGATGCATTGATAGTAGTCTTACCACCAGATGTCAAATCTGTTTTCCCTGATACATCTAAGCTGCAATCTCCGCCAACCGTTATATTCCAGTTTCCGTCGATCTTTAATGTAGAGTCACCAGTGATTTTTTCGTCTCTGTTTCCCTTGATCACTATATTAGTGTCATTTTCTATATTTATATTTAAGTCCTTAACACCATCCAATGTCATAGTTCCCTCATCGTCAATATGAAGATGCGTTCCAGTGTGGTGGTGAAAGTCCATAGTTTTCTTTTTCATATTGATCCAGTATTTATTGAAGATCTTATCAATAAATCCATAAGTTTCTGGATAATCTTCCGTCAACTCTTCAAGCTTATGGTCTTTGTAAATTAATTCACCAATATAAAAAGATGTATAGATGTCCTTTTCTGGGAAAATTACACAAACTTGAGTACCAATCGCTGGAACCTTAAAAGAAGGAATACCACCAAGTGTTCCAGTACCGACTGGAAAAAGTTGATGCGACCAAGGGATTATATCTTTAGCAATACCCTCAGTCATAGAAGGGATTTCAATTTTAACACGACCTTGCTTCATTGGATCTACATTGTCGATAACCTTACCAACGATCATACTTTGAAACATGTCCTCTTTGGTAAATAGGTCAAGTGTGTTTTTTAAACTCATTTTAAGCTTCCTTTAATGTTATTCATCGCATCTTTAGATAATGTGATCGAAGTTCTAAACCGTCCGCCAGAATAAAAACGACTAATTCGTGTTATAATGAATAGCCCAGCCAATAATTCCGTATCCTTTGAAGATTGTGAATCAAGTTCAAAGTTTTCAAACTTTGCTAAGTCGAATAATTCGTATTCCTTGTACTCGGAGTCAGTTAGAATTTCAATTTCCGTGATACCATGTAATGCAATCTTAGAAATATTGTTATAATAAGCCTTATGATAATTGCTATGTATCGCTTCGTGCTTAGAACGAACTTTTCCGTAATTCTTAGGATCTTTAGTGTGAACATTCAATTTTGAACCACTGGCTAGAATAGGCTTCTTTGATGGTGTAGTGACCTTTTCGTCTTTCCCGCCCTTTTCTATGTCGAAGACTCTTCTTTCCCTTTCGTACACAGCTATGTTATTGATAAGACCATGATTAGAACTTATCGTATAGTTTGGATCCATCGCGATCTTATTTCCCTTAGATTCATCACTACAAAACACCCACTTTTCTGTCCCAGCGGTAACATTTTCGTAATCATCAATTAAGAATTCACTATTTCTGTTAATTGCATACACCAAGAAGTTCGTGTCACTAATAAAACTGTGCTCCCAAACTTCTTGGATAAAACGATTAGATGAAATATTGTAACGGATCCAATTCTGAGAGTCGGACGGTGTCGTTGCCTTAGATTTAACTTTATAGTCAATCCCAGCAACATCTTTGATAACATCCAATGATGTCTTACCTTGCCAACCCTTAATTTCACATTTCTGTAAGTGAGTGGTTGTTCCGATGAATCCCTTTAAGACTATCTTAAGGTATTGACTGTCAACAAGGTTGTATGCGAATTTCTGTACCATTAGCTGTATCGTGTCAGTGTCATCAGGTGATTTCCCATAAGTACAACTTATAGAACTTCCCTCATTTACATGCTTCAGAATATCAAAGTCCGATGTAGTAAATATAAACTCAAATTGTGGTAAAGACCCGCCTGTCCATTCTTCCATAATGAAAGAGATGATACCACCCCCTCCGTCTGCAAATGTACTATTCCCACCTATCTCAAAAAAGAAATAGAAGTTACCTTTCAATTCTACTGTGGCCATTATTGCTCCTTGTCACCCTTTTTGTGTTGTTCTTTCTGGATGAAGTGGTACTTAGACTCGAGGTCACTTAAATCAAAGAACTTAATGATCTGACCCCTTTTAATACTGAATTGATCTGCTATGTCATTGAACTCTAGTAACATCCACCAAAATTGAGTCGTACCGTATATGTTATATGAAATCAAATCTATTCTAGCTGAATCCATAGTAATCTTATACTCTCCAAATTGTTTTAACTCTTTAATTAAAAATAAAAATTTACTATTATATACATCGAAAAAGTTAAAATCTTCTTCAATGAATTTTTCCATAACAAATCTTTGATCGCTTTCAATGTCGAAGTTAAAAAAGAACGAATTTTTGGTTCTATTTAATTCCCACTTGTGGTCACTTCTGATCTCGTCTAATCTTTTAAGCTCTTGTAAATCGTCAAAAAGTTTTTTCTGTACCTGAAATTCAGTATCCAGTTCTTTTTGTTCTGCAATGAGCCCAGCCTCTATAACCTCGGAGTCTTTGATTAATTGCTTCGCCTTTTCAATCTGGTCCATGATTTTCAGTAACTCAGATTTCGTGTAAAGTAATTGCTCATTTTTTTCGTTTCTATCTTTGATGAGAGAGTCAAGGTGTGCTTTTATTGAAAGTTGGCTATCGATCTGAGCCTTGAGAGGGATATAGAAATTTTGGTCCTCTGGAATTTCATTGATGCTATAAGCATTGAAAATTGGGGGCTTCCAAAGAGGATTTATAACTAAGGCATCTTCCGCAGTTTTTTTAACCGCTTGTGCAAAATTTTCCGTGGAAATTTCCACACTCTTTGTAAGAGCTTTGAGTTCATCTTCTTGTATTTCTACACGAGCCAATGCATCCTTTTTAAGATGCTTGCTAAAAACTAAGAATGCTTCCGCAGTTTCCTTAGTTTGAATACTCGCTTGTTGTGATTTTAGTAGTTCTGATTGAGTCATTAGACTTCCTCCTATATTATACCGTACATTAGCTTAAAACAAGCTTAATTTTTTAAATGTTATGTAAACCAAGATGCTACAACATCTGATGTAAATATTTGAAGTGGTTTTAAAGCAATATCCAATTTCACATAAAGTGGCATAGTTCCCGCTGCATCGATCTTCTCCCGTGATACCGTTAAAAGTGCAGATTCCATTACAAACCCCTCAGCGAAAAACCAATTCCCGATTTTTACCTCGAGGAAGTTCTTTGGCTTGGACTTTTGGTTTGGCATATAATCCATAGGAGCAATGAAAGAATTAATTCCACCAGTGGTTGGGAGTACCATGTCCCAAACTGGAGCAATTTCTTCCATCACATTAGACCCGTCATACGATAAGAAATATAGGCTGAACGAGAGACCATTAACAGCTGAACTTTCCCAACCAACACGAGTGTTAATGGGACGAGCAGTTCTTGCTATATCTGTCCCAACGACAGAGTTGAATTGTTGTGTCGCCTTATCAATTGTTTCGTTGCCATCATTTCCTGTAAGGGGAGAATAGGATGCCGTCGCACCGAACATTTGTTCAGCCTCGATATATCCTATGAGAGCACCATTTGCACCAGTGATGGTAACTCTGTTTATGTCATTACTGACAAGTTTTTGTATGTATGTCATTTTTAGTCCTTTTATTTATTTAAGAATACACCACTTAATAGTAATAGATCACTGTCCATTACACTAGATTTAGATGGGCCAGTTGAACCTTTCTTTGGAAAGGAAGGAGCGGAAGCTGGTTTTGAACTTTCAATTGGCATTGAACCGCCATCCATCACTGGAGGTTGACTCGAAGAAGTTACATTTGCCTTAGCAAGTAACTTCTTTTGATTCCTAGACTTTGCAAGAGTTTCCATCTTAATCTTTTCTTTCATCGTAGTTACATCAGATGTACTACCCTTGATTTTGGAAACAACTTTTGGTAACAATCTTTCGGGATCAACCCTTGAAGCGATATTCGATTCGATAGAACTTCTTATATTTCCATTAGTGTTCATATTTTTACGAGCTTTATATCGAGCAAGAGCTTCAGTGGATCGTTTCATCCGTTCTTCTCTTCCCTCTTTTGACCCAGCCTTTGTTCCCCATGTAACACCAACAGCTTTTTGCCATATAGTTGCATCTTTCTTGGTCTCAACTAAAGGAGTTTTCTTTTTACCCATCAACCCTTCTCTAAGAGTTTTTGAACCTCCCTCATATTGCTTCATTCTATCAGCAGTACGATCTACACGACCCTCCCAAGTTTTTCCATATTTCTTGTAAGTTTTAAGACCTCTATAATCTTGCTTTCTTGCCTCTTGTAAACCGCCTGATGAATAATCACCACCAGCTTTCTTAAGCATTCTTTCAGCACCACCAAGGCCAGCATTTACCGAGTGATCTATAAGTTGTGCAATTGCACCCTTGTCCGTGATACCGTATTTTTTAGCAAGCTTGATTGCTGGGTCTCTGTACTTTCTATTGTACATGTCTTCTTGAGTCTTCTTTCCCTCTTTAGAATTACCAGAACTCTTGAGGTATTTTATAAGATCTGTTTTGTCACCTTGGAATCGTTTATTTTTTCCGAAGCCCTTGAGTATATCTTGTGCTTTAGAATCTCCACCCTTTGCCATTTTCTGTACATACTCTTTAACACCACCTGATTTTTCAGTTAGTTGGTGAGCACCGAAAGAAATACCAGCTCCGTCGCCAATATCCTTTGCTGCATTAAAAGTACCACCAGCATGACCAGTTTCTTCTTTCATAATTGATGCATTGATGTCATCGTAGAAGTCACCAGAGTTCTTAAACTTTTTATCTGACTTTTTAGAGAATCCCATGCCAGATTTAACAGAATCTACTGCACTACCAGCTTTTCCTTTGACCCAATTCCATGCACTACCAGCTGATTCAGAAATTCCTTTGAATTTGTCACTGAACCAATCACCGACACCACTGAACATATCTAGCATATCATCCATAGATGATTTGAGGTTTTCACCCATTTCATCCGTACTTGTACCAAACACACCTAAAATACTGTCATTCGCAGATTTCATAGTGTCACCGAACCAACCGCTGGCATCACCAAGTATTGTTCCGAATCCGTTTAGAATTCCATCATCAAATGTAGCACCAAGATAGTCAGCACCTTTGGTCATTGCACCGCTATATGCATTGGCCCCGAGTCCCAGCTTTTCACCAAGCCAATCAGCACCATCGAGGTATTGTTTACCCATGGCAGTAACACCGCCCATGAGTTTATCACCAGCCCAACTTGCTGCATCGCTAACAGCATCTGCAGCACCTTGAATTCCTTTTGCCATAGTTCCCGTTGATACTAAGCCTAAAGACAGTCCAGAAACTATACCGCCGATTGTAGATGAAATCTTGTTCCCAATAGTAGCATCTTTACCGAAGATGTTTTCAGCTTCCATAAAACCGCCTAGTCCATTAGCAGCAACACCAAGTGCGGCACCAACTGGACCTAGAAATTTTAATCCCTTAGTAAGCATGCCTCCCATTTTACCGAGACCACCCATAAGTTTCCCACCGACACCGCCTTTGAGCATGGTTCCGAGTTTACTTAGAAACCCGTTCTTTCCAGTGAATAACCCACTTAATTTTCCAGTGAGACCATTAAACATACCGCCCATTTTACTGACCATACCACCGAATTTCCCAGTGAAGCCTTTTAAAACTCCGCCCATCTTCCCAGTAGCAGAAGATAGAATTGATCCTATTTCCCCACCAATAGATTTCAGTGGACCAAGGAACTTTTTCCCTAGAAGCTCGAAGAGCTTGCTAAAAATATCTTTCTTCTTTTCTTTCTTTTCTGGTGTGATATAAGAAGAAGACGATTCTTCCTTATCTGCAATTTCTTCAAGATAGTCTCTCATGTCTTCAAATACAATACGATCTTTATCTGCTTGTATTGCTTGTTCGACCTTAACATCTTTATCAATAGATTTCGCTGGTTTGTTAAGAGCCTGAGTAATCGCTGTTGTAGAATCTTTGATTGCACTCTTAACCTCTTCACCACTGTCGTCTTTTTCATCTTTCCCAGCTAATTTATCAACACCGCTATCAAATGCAGAACCAAGTTTTTCAGATACTCCCGTGAAATCAGCAATTTTACTTGCAAGCATTCCCATAGGAGTAGAATTCAATAAACTCTTCGCAGCACCTTTTGAACCTTTCAGTCCATTTTCTGCTACTCCAGCAGTTCCCTTTTTTACAGAGTCAAACGACTTCTTAATAAGGCTAGATTTCTTGACAGCTGCATCTCTTTTCGCATCAGCCTCGAGTGAATCTCTAGTAGTTTCAGTTAGATTTTTTATCCCAGATGAAATATCTTCTAAAGTTCCCTCGACACCATCTGTAGAAGCGAGTGACCCAGATTCTCTTATTGGCTTTGGTTTGTTGTTTTCTAATGGTTGCATTTATAACTCCGTTAATTATCAGGTTGTTCTTTTTCTATGAAGTCAGCGAGTTGTTGTTCCACAAATATTACTTCACCATATTCCATTTGATTTAGGTCAATTGGACTTATGTGCATCTTGTAAGCCAAAATGGATTCTATTTCTAATAGACTCTTTGCATCCATCTGTGGTAATAGTGAATTCGGAGAGTGACTGAAAGGGGATATTATGGACTTTGCCACAAACCTCCTTGCGAGTGATTTCTACACCCTCGACATCGTATTTTCCAGTATTTATAATTTCTTCGTGTGAGCACTTGACTGGAATGTCTTGTACACCATGGTAAAAAGAGGCATCGATCATTTCAAGTATTGAAGCGGACACCCCTTTGAACTCTTTCTTCATTGTTTCTAATTGAGCAAGGTGTGTTTCTTCGCCTTGAATACAATAGGACATATATTCGTCCCAGTCATCTTCAACCTTGCGATTGACAAGATGTAAGTAACTTCCAACTGTCAGAGGCTTGAATTCGTAAGATTTACCAGAATCACCCTCAGCTGTGACTGGGAATGGGACTCGTAATTCTTCAAATATAACATCCGCAGAAGAGAAGCTGCCAGTATTTTCATTCCCGCATTCTGAACACTCAAATACAATATTGTATTCACCAATTCCAAATGTAGCTAGTTTTATTAGAACTGTGATGTAGAAGAAGTCAAAGTATGTCAAATCCTTTACATCGATATTAGTTGTGATCTTACTAAGAAAGAATTCGATACTTTCTTTGTCTTGGATCGAAGATCCACTTAGAAACTTCATTTCACCAAAGGTCAGCGGTGCAAAATATACAGTAAAATCTTCAGGGTATAAAATTCCGTGTGATGGGAGAGTATCAACTTCGATACCAGTCATTGATGTTTCGAGTTTAGGTAATAGTGCCTTTTCCTCGTCAATGAGTTTCCTATCTAGATCTTCTGCAAATTTCTTAGCTTGAAGAGTTTCTGCATATGTGACAGGTCTTTTTCGTTTTTCCATTTTCATTCCTTGCATTCTATTACAAGTATTTAATGGATGATAAAGTGAGTTGGGGAAGTATAGAGGGAAGCCCTCTATATTTTTGAGTGTAGATCACTGTAAACGACAGTGAATTGGATCGAATAGATAGGACTTGAACCGTCAGAGTCACCATGATAAGTGATTTGACCAGTTGGATAAGCCCATATTGCTGAATCGTCTTCGGAGAATCTTAAAGAACCTTGCTTTGAAAAAATAATAGCTTTCATCGCTTGTTCTATCGGTTGAACAACCAGGCCATCTTCGGATACTATTTCAGCCATCCATTTTCGAAGACCCTTTGTAAATTTAAGGTCTTGATCATCTATATATGACATTGTCAAAATAGGGAAAGTGGCAGTTTGAGCGAACTCAAGACTTGTACCACTTAGTGTACCATTTTGAATACCATGATAACCAATTTCTATATCATTGATTGGGAAGAGACCGCCTCTTAAAGTGGCGACCCCTTGTATGAGTACACTCCAAAGGTTTGATTTGTCCCATTGAGGTGCACGAACTTGTTCAATTGTTAGTGCCATGGGGACTCCTCAATTATAGTTCGATGAAATAATCGTAACTAAATGTAACAGTTGGTTGAACAATGTCACCAGCATCAGAAAGTTCACCAAGATCGTAGTCTTCTAAGAATGCACCACGAATGATGAAACCATGAGTCAGAGAACCTTGTCTGTTCAATCTTTTGATTGTAATTACAGATTCGACTGCTGCTTTTGGCAGTTGTGAATTTGTAAGAGTTGTCACTGTAAGTTCACGAAGAGCAGTAATTGCTTTGTGTACCTCAGCATTGTCACCCTCGGCAAGTGTTATAGTGATTGAACCACTATAATCATAATCTCCAGGTTGTTTGATCTTCTGACCACGAATGTTTACCTCAAGAGAGTTACCAGTTCGTTTCGGAAGTTCACATGAAACTGCACGGAAGTTAAGTCCCGCAACTTCGAATACTGATCCAGCACCGATTATGTTAATGTCCCATAGGTTTGACACCATGAAGTCTCCAAGACTTCTGATGTTTTCGATAGTAGGTCTACCCATATTCTATACCCTCCTTAAAGTGCAGCTTGCGCAAGCTTGAAATCAACACCAGTTGGAGTCAGAACAGTAGTGAAATACACATACTCAATTGATTGAACAGGTTTGATGAATAAGTCAACATTTAATCTATGATTGTCAATGTCAACACCAGTGTTATTAGTTTCGTCACATATAGTATAGAAGTCATAAACACCATTTCTAGCTTTAATATTTTCCATATAGTTGTCGATACCAACTTTTACAAGAGTACGAATTCCGTCTGTGTTTAGATCGAATAAGTAGTCTTCTAGGAACTCAGCAATCGCTGGTTCAATAACCATTAACAATAGACGAACATTCATTCTGTCAAGGCTTGATGGTCTAGCACTTAGAGTTTTTTGACCCCAAATTGAAATACCTTTTCCAGGATAGAAACGAATTGGATTAATTCCTTCGTCATATAGATAATCCATATCACCGTCTTTGAAACGACGAAGTGTATCATTAACTTTTAACAACCCTCTTTTGAATCCAGCTGGTGGATACCAAATTTCGTAGTTTGATGCACTAAAGTTTACTGCGGCAGCAGCATAGCCATCAGGAGCAACATAGATCGTACGATCATTGAACTTATCAGTGATTTCAACATGACATGTAAATAGTGCACCGTGTGAACTGTTTGCATTTAACACATTTTTACGATAATCAACGATTTCATTTAAGTAATCATTTGAAAACTCGTTACCAATAGGTACAGATAAGATTGCCATTGAATCTTTTCTAGTTTCACAGATTTCGATTAGTTTCTTTTGGAAACCAACAGTCGCCCATCCACCATCTAAGAATAAAGACATTGGGTATGAATTTTTATTAGCAAACAAGTCTGCCGCAAAAATCATATCAGAGTCAGAAACTGGCATACCATCATCACCACTTACAAATTTAATAAGTGCATTTTTGCTTGGTGTAGCAGCAGGAAGAACGAGTTCGTCAACAGCTGGATTAGAAATACCACTAATGTAGTTTGAACTTTCTAAGATCTCATCTAAAAAGATGTTACGACCGTATCCGTCTTTTTTACCATTGATTCTAGAACAAGTGAAAGTCTCAACTGGGACAACAACATTTTGTTTGAAGTAAACATTTACAATAAATGAATCAGCTTCTTTGACAACAGTAGGATCAGTTACAATCTCAACTCTTAAGTCTTTCGACCATTCACCTTGATCAGATGCAAAGATCGCCATTGCTTCGTCAGCAAAGATATATGCAGTTGGATCAATAATACCTGGAGCCTGAGCTTCAACGAATGGAGCAACAGCAGCAGATGTGTCATCTAAAGATGCATTATTGATAGTACCGTTCACATTGATAGTTGAACCAGTAACTGTGTCAACAAGAATTGTTTCAGATTGAACTTGACCGTTTGTTAAGTTTAGAACAACATCTACACCAGATCCATCTAAAGATGAAGCACTAATATATGCCGGAGCAAAGTTAGTGAAAGTCAGAGTTGAAGCACCGTCAATTACATCAAGAAGATCTAAAGTCACCTCAGGAGAACCAACATAACCGATACCATCATCAGCAGTAGCAGCAGAAACAGCAGAATCTAAAGTCAAAGTTGTTCCACTTACACTTGTAACCGTTTTCGCTTCAGCAACACCATCGATGACAAATGTCACAACTTTCCCAGAAAGGTCAGAAGGAATACCAACAGATAAGTTACTTACATCAACAGTATCGTCACCATCTTGAAGCGTAGAACACTCAAAACTTACGAAATCAGCAGAAGCAGCAACTGTACCAGTACCAGTACCAACGAAAGAAACACCAGAAGTAACAACTCTATCAAGAGTTAATTCAGCAACATTTACAGCAGATACCGTATATTCACCAATTGTATCGATATTGATAATACGACCAACTAGATCGTCAACCATTCCACCGTTAAGGTTTGCAACAGTTACTTTATCAGAACCGTCAGTGATTGAATTTACAGTAAATGTAATTTCAGCCTTTTCCGGAGCAGTTTCGTCCATTTGTGTAAATGCTTTGGCAGACCCAGCAACATTAATTACAGCAGCACCATATTCAGCATTGTTTGCAACACGAGTAACCCAAAGTCTATGTGTTTTTTGTAAAACAGCAAGAGCAGAGTAATAAGCAAAATCGTAACCGATTTTTACAGTTTTTTCTGGTGTGAAATAGTTCAATAGAGCAGTTTCATCAGAAATTAGAATTGGTTTGTTAATTGGACCTTTTTTAGCTCTAATTAAGATTGAGTTATAAACTCCGTCAAAACCAGGAACTCTTACAGAGAGGTCTCTCTCCTTTATAAATACATTTGCAGCACCCATATATCAGACTCCTATTTGTTGATTAATGTAAGACCAGCTGGCAATTTACCAGGAAGTTTATTCACATCAATTTTTTTGATTGTTTCACGAGGCGAAACAACGATCTCTTCGCCATCATATTTAACAGTTACTGGAAATTTCACTGTAGAAATTAATTTTGCCATATTAGACTCCATTGTAGTTTAGTTTATTTAAGGTCAGTCGACCGCTAAATCATCTTTCTCGCCGAATTTGTTCCCAGAAGGATTAAATGTCGCTGGAATATTCGCGATATTCGCGAATTCCTCTTGATGAATTAACACGGGATAAGTCAGAGAAATGTCCATAGATACAGCAACAACTGTTCCATTTCCATCTAAGTCCTCAGCCTCAAAGTTTGTTGAGGCTTGGGCCTCCGCAGCACATTGGATTTTACCCAACACACCACCATAATCGACAACGAAGTCGATTCGTTCACCGCCATGGACAAACATATGCTCTTCCATCGTTTCCGACATTTCAATACTATTGGAAACAATTTTACATGTGATATCAACCTGTGCTAGACGATGGTTGAACTCTCCGTGTAAAACATCGTTCATCGTATTTGAATACGGAACTTGATGTGGTCTAATAACTTGCGACGGTGTAACTATTGGCGACCTTGTCCATATGAACAAAGCCCACTCGCTTGGTGTCTCACCCTCTAGTGTCTGGAAAACTCCTTCTCTAGCAAGATATTGAACCGCTCTTTCTCTGAAATCTAGACTGTCGTCAAAAACGAATGTGGGGATGATCGTGAATTCCCTTAATATCGTATCTTTGACATGTTCTAGTAATCCCTCTATTACCATTGATGTTTGCATATATTTATCCTTTCATTAGTTTTATTTAACTAAGAAAATGGTACAATATCTAGAACCCCATAAACTGGCTTCCCATTGACACCGTTCACTATTTTAAGATCTTGAGTTCTAAAAACTTTGATCCCAGCTTCGAATAACACTTCGACCTTAGAATTACGAGGGATTGTAACATCTTCACCAATTACATACATCTTTCCATCACCGTCATTGAACGAGGAATAGCCCTCTAATTCAAATCCTGTCATTTCTTGAGTACCATAAATTCCAGTGAAGAGGAATCTTCCGTCGTCATCAGGTGAAGTCGAATACTCATATGCTTGAGATGAGTCATTATACAAAGACGGTTTGGCAACAGGAAAATAGATATTTGCTTTCAACCCATTCAGTCGTTGCAGTTGCTTAACCGCTATCCCTGAAATATTTGTTGCTAACTTAAATGATCTTTCTATAAGTGCCATTATTCAACCTCTTTGTAAATTTTGCTCCACCAATCGTGAAAATCTTTTAAAGTGTTCTTTCTGACTTTAAGACTAAAGAAAGTCTTTGTTTCAGTGAACATTAATTTGAACTCTACAATAGTTCCCATATCGCGAACTTGTATGCTTGATCTAAATGTTTTAAAAAGGACTTCTACAAGCCCCTCATTAATTTCAGTTGTGTTTTCCATTTTATATCCATTAGTTAATTGATAAATACCAATTGTCATTTACTTCACCGAGCTCTTGAATTGTTGTCTCGTAAAGTTCTTTTCCATCGTTATAAATATCTTGTCCATCATTTTCGAAAGGAAGTTCACCTAAAGTGAACCCCTTGCGAGATTGCCCTACATACATCATATACAAACCTTGTGTCATATCAAGGAACTCGGTTTGATCGTAGTCGATATCATCTAGAATAGGCATTACTAGAGCCTCTACATGGTATGATCCACCAGCTTGCATTCTTAGAACTTTAGATTCACGAGACCATTGCCAGTCAAATGGAACATCTGCGTTTCTGTCTAAGATTTTATCTATATATGAAATTGATTGAATGTTTGTGATTTTTCTTCCGTCAAGTGTACTCATCTTGTGTGAGTAGGCGGAAATGTATTCTCTGGACTCGAGGAGAATAGGTCGATAATTGCCATAGACATTTAACGATCTTTTTACGAGACCAGATAATATTTCCTCAGTGACTTCTATGTCATCACCGACAAAATATTGTAGGGAGTTAATGTGGAGATATTCATTTAATTCTGTGATAGTCATAAATATCTCCTTCGACTACATTAGTTTTTCTAGAAGTGAACCTTTTCTTGATGACTCGTTTACTGTAGCATCAGTAGAACCCATTAAAGATTCTAAGTAACTTTCTTTCTTTTCGTCTTTGTCGTCATCAGACTTGTCATCAGACTTGTCATCTTTGTCATCAGACTTGTCATCTTTGTCATCTTTGTCATCTTTGTCATCTTTGTCATCAGACTTGTCATCTTTGTCATCAGACTTGTCATCTTTGTCATCAGACTCTTTCTTTTCGTCTTTGTCGTCATCAGCTTTGTCATCAGACTTGTCGTCCATTTCAATTTTCTTTGCTTCAGCGACACGGTCAGCGATGATTGTTTCTAACTCTTCATCGATTTTGTCCATCATTTCTTCCGAAAGAACAGTCATGCCATCTTCTTTAAGTTCTGCAAGAACTTTCGCTTTTGTATCAGCATCTACATCAGCAGACGACTCAACAACAGAATGCCCAGCACTCTCAACTAATGCGATTGCATCTTCTAGAGGAACTTCAATGTCACCCTCAACGATTGTCATACCAGCTTCTTCAAGAAGTGCCTTTGCTGCTGCAATAGCAGTCGCCTTTTCGTCTAATTTTCTTAGGTCTTTAATTGCCATTATTTTTCTCCATCCATTACAGTAAGGTATTCATCCATAAGTTGGATGTCAAGGTTTGGATTCAGTGAATCAATCTTCTCAGCTACAGCCATAAGGTCTGATGCTACGATTTTAAGTCCATCTTCGTGGAGCTCAATCTCAATGCCATCCGCATCAATCGCTTCCGCGATTTCATCGATAGTCATAACAGCTTCTGGTTCCTTAACACTTTCGTTTGCGCCTTTTTTAGTTGCAGAGATCGTATATTCACCAGTAACTTCAAAGTTGTACTCAGCAGCAAAAACACTCATAAGTAATTTCATGAAGTTATTAGCAGACATTCGTTCAACAGTGATATTGTACCCCGAACCACTAGCAGTGATTTCAGTTTGTTCATAAACACCAACGAAAGAAGAAAGATCAGAAGGGATAATGTTTTTCTCGTTAAGTCCCTTTTCAGTAACGATTAACCCACTTTCAGTCATTTTAACTTCAAGCTTGTCGCTACTTTTTAAGAATTCAGCAAGTGATTCTAAGTTTACCATAGTATCTCCTTATTTATCTTCAGTTTCAATTTTTACATCTTTAGCTTTTGAAGCTCTTGAAGCTTTCGCCTCTTTTGCTTTACGAGCCTTAGATTGTGAAGCAGTCTCTTTCTTTTCCGTTACTTTTGGTTCAGATTCAGACTTCTTTGCTTCAGCCTCAAGTGCTTCTTTAGCTTTTTCAGCCTCA